AAGTTGGGTCGTCTATCAACTGCTTCCACAATTCAATGTGCGACATGGAGCAACCGATGACCCCCTTACGATATTGGAAATTATTGCCTTTGAACAATTCATATATGTATTCGGTGGCAACGAGTTCCTTTCCATCTACAGCATCCATGAATTCATAATCTGTAAATTTTTGACGGTTTAACTGGACTTCCATTTTCGCTTTGCGGTCAGGCCGCCGTTTCAAATTGATTATCACCGTTTTGAAGTACAATTTATTTTTATTGGATGACTTCAATGCCAATTCACTTTCCCACTGCTGTGCCCGGGTCGCCCAGCCGCAGCTCTCGGCATACGTGCGCCCCTGTTTGCGCAGCGCCTCTTTTGCTGCTTCGTCTGACGCCAGTTTGCGCAACGTCTCCACCTCGGATCCAGGCGCAATCTGGATGCCGCACCCGTTCATCGTATGGGTCAGTCCCGCCACTGGATAATACAAGCATATGACTTCGGACATTAGCATTTCCATCGCGGTAATACAGGACGTCTCGGGCCAGTCCGTGGGATACAACCAGTACTCCGCTGTGCTCATTTCATCGCACAGTTGCGTCGGATTCAGTTTGCCCAAATGCCGAATACGGTTGTCAGGAAACTCTTGGTTGAGAGATTCAATCCGGGCCTGAATGCGCAGTTCATCGTCGTTGCACGGAAACACCTCATACGTTGAGATGGCGAGGGTGGCATCCGGAAGCGCCGCAACGATTTGAGTCCACAGTTCTAAAATGCGTGACAACCCGCGTTCCGTCCGCGAAGTGTATATGAATTTGTTGGGCTGCTTTTGGTTGCATGAATGATCCTGTGATTGTGGCTGCGAGTGTTGTTGTGGCTGAGAAAACAATTCTAGATCAATTCCATTATTTATGATGGATATTTTAGATTTTAACATCGGATATGTTCGGGCATATTCATCAGCATGCCACTGTGTTTGACACACGCACCTATCAATGTGATTTGACCATTTTGTCAGAATGGTGGTGTCTCTCAAATCGCACCCATATGCCAACAATCGGGTGTCATGTGCCCATATATAGAACTGGTAAAACGAGCATGCATTGCCATATATCTCCAAAAATGAAATGTAGCGCGAACATATAACCGTATGAAATTCGGTTTTGCTCAACAGGGCGGGCAATTCGGCCAATCCGACATATTTCAAATTGTATTCGGGCAACTCTTCGGACTGCACACTGCCCGAAACGTAGATTGTGTATGGACCGCCTTCTTCGGTTCCTAATAGCATGCCTAATTCTTTGGACAAATAGGCAACCGCCTTTTCGGAGCCGCCCAAAGCGCCGCGTTTCATGTGGCTATAATTCCAATTCAAATTACCGTATCCTGTGTAAAACAAGATGTTCCGACTATTCTTGCATTTTGTTTGCATTGAATGATCCAATTTAGGTTTGGATTGAGGGTTCAATAATTTTATCAAATCATCAAATGTGTTGGATGGCACGCCATTATTAATAACAAAATCTATGTAGGAATTGGCCAGCGCCACAAATGCATTCAATGCCTCGGGTTTCACGTGCTTTATAAAAAAATTCAGGTTGAATGCCAGATTTCGCAAGTGCCACACGCTGAATGTGCGATGCTTTTGTGTAAATATAAATTCATACATGCGAATGCCGCATTCGCGATCTCTCAACCGATCCGCAACAATGATCATGTAGTACGGAACAAAAAAACCGGCCTTGTCTGTCTCCACAAACAGTTTGCCGTCATTGTTTATTGGCCACATTCGCACCATGCGATAATAATTGTACGCCAAATCGTTCATGCCCTCGCAACAGTAATGCACCAGCAGTGGATAAAAGCACTCCACTCGTTCCGCATCGTATGAAAACGCTTTGACTAAATAATAAAATCCGTGCTCTTTTTGTTTCAGTGCTTCATAACATTGGTAGATGTAAAGGCACGATACATATTTTTCCTGTGCCCAGTTGTTCTGTGCCAGCGTGATTTTATACCACCGAATTGCATCTTCGTGCTTGCCGCAGTCGCGATAACTGTTGGCGCAATAAAATGAATAGCGCTTGTGCAAATCATCCCCCTTAGCCAACGCTTCTGCATGCGCCGAAGCCAAAATTTTCGCATCCTTCAAATACTTATCAGGGTCCAAATTTCGCGACCCGCTGCGCCCAGAAATCACATAGTAATCGCCTTCTAGTATGCATGTGCGATTCTTCTCATTCTGCGACGGTTCCTGACAACTGATGTACTCGTGCAACACTGAAAAATATTTGAACCGCTTATGATTATTTATGAGGAGGGTTCGTGAGTAATTCATGCCTGATTTGGGCATTCCGAATTTGAGTTGGTGCTCGTCGTATGACACGATTTCGGGAATGCAGATGGTGCCATGGAGTTCGTCATCTGCGTCAAACACGAGCAGAAAATCGGTTTTATTGAATGCGTATTCCAGTGCGAGAGTGCGATTGTGTGCAAAGTTGACCCATTCATCACAGTGCAGTTCGCCTTTGATGTGTTTCTCCGAAAAGAATTCGCAGATTATCTCTCGGGTGGTGTCCGTGGACCCCGTGTCGCAAATCACCCAGTAGTCAAATCGTATCTTGGAACACAGCATTTCCAAAGTGCCACGAATGATGTGCGCCTCATTCTTGACAATCATGTTCAAACATAATGTTTTGGAAGATGACATTGAATCAATTTCGGATGATTAATAGGTTTAATTGATAATGTATATGCATATTTTCAAACATGCATTTAAGTATTTTTTCCATAAAATATATAATCCATATAAATTTATATGCATTATGTTGGGTATTTTATGACTAAATTATCCGTGGTTGGATCCAATGACAATGACAATGTCTCTCTAAATGCTGCCTCCACGGTTGAAATACTCTTTGCGGAATTCAATCATGTGAGCATCGGGGATGCGGTCGCCCCGCATGAACTCCTCGGGTGTTCGCGTGCCTTCAATCAAATTCACGATCATGAACAGCGCATACATGCCGCACTCTGTGTCACGCTTTTGGTGCTGCTTCCGATTTTCATAATATTTGAATCGGATGCCCAGGGCGCGCCCCTGCTGCGTCACCGTTTTAATGAACTCGCGAATCTCTTTTTGCGGTCGGTCGCCGGTGCTGTCAAAAAAGAAGATGTAGTTATTATTAGCATTCGCATTCGCATCAATATTGATGAACAGCGACACCCAGTGCGATCCGTCTTCCGTGTGCGGGTCCGTGTTGAAAATGACGCCGATTTTGTGCGTGCCGGCATCCACGTATTTCTTCAAACTAAAATTGCAGAGCTCCTCCCACACGCACACGCCCGCCACCTTGGGTGCGCTGTAATCGCTCGGCGACGGTCCCAGAAACTCAAACGCGGGAAACTTGTCCTCGTACTGCTTCATCACGTTCTCAATCTCTTCGCTGCTCAACCACTCGTCCGGATCGCGGATCCACGACTTCGGGGCTTCCGGGGCAAACGTGTCTTCCGTGACCAATGCGGACAATGAACCCAGCGCTGAATCGGAGCCCATGAGCTGCTTCATCCAGCACGCCTCGTTGCGACACATGCCACCGAAGCGCTGTTTCAGCGCGGTCCAAACCTCTTTCGGGTCGTTCGTTTCAATGCGCGCATCGGCGTGGCGCGCATTCCAGCCGTCTCTTAATTTGTGCAGCGTCTCGTTGTCGTAGCATGTGAAATAGTTCTCCTGAACGGGTCCGCACTTCAGCCGTTCAAACTCCTTTGCAACATGACTTGCCCTTTTTTTGCGACTTTTGTTTTTTCCACCCTTGTGATTTTGTGCACCGCGTCTAGATTTATTGGTTTTATTATTTTTATGTTTGAATTTCATTTCACAATTGAATAACTTAATTACATTATGTAAATAATTTATTTCATTCAATCATTTGATCGTTTTTGGATTTGGATTTGGACGGTTTTGGCTTAATGTCCTTGGTTTTAAATTTTGGGTCATCCAGGTTGACTTCTTTCAGTTGAGGAATGGGAACATGATTGTTGCTCGTTGATGCGGCGGGCGTCGTCTTGATGACATACGTGTCCAGAGTGGGCACGCCAACTTTGTGCTTGTCAAACGACATCATTATCTCCAGCTTTCGTTTTGATGAATCCGCCAACTGCGCATCTTGGACAAAGTCGCCTTCGTCATCAGCATCGTCCAAATTAACCGAGTCTTCCACGATGGGCGGCAGATACCCCACGGCAACGCACTCGGCCATGTGCTCCTCCTGCAGCGTATCATTTTTATCCTTGTTCCTAAAATACGTGATGCACGACTTCGCATACGCCTCGAATGACTGAATCACGAAAATGTCGTTCACCGTTTCGCCCTTCAGTAAGTCACGCATCATTTCCATAATCCGTTTTTTGTAGAAGCGTTTGGCTTTTTCGTATTTACCGCTCATGTCGGCCTCTTTGTTTCGTAGGTACCTCTCATACTGCGGCTGATTCACCATCAGGTCCAGCGTCACGTGGTCCACCTGGTCCAGATTCATGTTCATTTAATTTTATTTTTATTTTTGTTTTTATTTTTATTTTGTACAATGATTTGCATATTATGTGTGAATATGCAAATGTTAGCAATTTTAGCGCATTCAACCGCGGAGAACTTTAGTTATTATCTTTGGTTCTCGGCCGCGTACACGTCCTTCAATAAACGCGCTGAGGGATCCAATACCCCTTCACAAAACGGGTGTCTCCAAAAATACGGAATGGTTTCCACGCGTCCTTTTCCAGGAAAATGACGCTCAAACACGCTCCTGTAATAATAACTCTCCTTGTCATACGGCGCATTGTGCTTACACTTACCTAAATCGTTTGCGATGCTGAACTCAACATCGCTCACGCGCGTGTCCACGTATTCCTTGATGATTTGCACCCAGGTGCGATCGTGTCCGCTCACGCCGTCGCTGAACGCCTCCTTGCGCCGCCACATCACGTCGTCCGGCAGAAGCCCTTCAAACGCCTTGCGAAACAGGTGTTTCTCTACTGCGTAATTCGCGCCATCGCCAAATCGCTTCATCCACGGCGGCAGGCTCATCACGAACTCCAGAAATGCCTTATCGGCAAAGGGCACGCGCGCCTCCAATCCCGCCCCGCTGATGCTCTTGTCCGACCGCAGCAGGTCAAAGAAGCGCACGTCGCGCACCATGCGCACATTCTCGCCACCAAACGCGTGATCGCTGGGCGCCTTCGTGAATCCGCGATACGACCCGAAAATCTCGTCGCTCATGTCGCCGCAAAAAATCACCACATTGTCCGTGTTGTCGTAAATGTATTTGCTGACCAGGTAATTGCCCACCGATGCGCGCACGGTGGTCGTGTCGTAGCTCTCAATCTGATAAATGGTGGCGTCAATTGCATCCAAAAACTGCTGCTCCGTCAGGCACACCTCGTGGTGCCGCGTGCCCAGATGCTCCGCCACCCGGCGCGCCCACTTCAGATCCACCGAACCCTCCAACCCAACCGCATACGTGTCCACTAGAGCCATGTGCTTCACCACTAAAGCAGTTGTTACCGAGCTGTCCAGACCGCCGGATAGCAGGCAGCCCACGGGCCGTTCGCTCATCAGCCGCTTGCAAACCGCCACTTCAAACAGGTTGCGCATCTGCGCGCACGCGCTGAATTCCAGATCCGCATTCGCATTCGCATTGTCCGGCGCATATGTGCCAAAGTTGTACACGTACGGCACATCTCGCGTCTCGTCCAACCAAAGACCCGAGTAATACGATTGCAGCTTGGTTTCAAACTTTGGTTCGTTGCTGGATCCAACTTTAGACGCCGTCATGAAGCACCCACCCGGAAACTGTTCCACATGAGCGCAGTGCTGCAGCGCCTTCATTTCGCTCGCAACCGAGATGTCGCGCTCGTAGTCGCTGGAAGTCCCTATGTATAGAGACCGCACGCCAAACGGGTCGCGCGCAATGTGCACGATGTCGTTCACTCGGTCAATGAGCACCAGCGAAAACACGCCGTCCAACTCGCGCAGAGTGGCCTGCATGTCCCCATTGAACATGCGGTACAGGTGGATGATCACTTCACAATCGGACCCGCTGACGCAGGAGTCCGATAATCCGTGCTTTTGAACAAGTTGCAGGTGGTTGTAAATCTCGCCGTTGCAAATCAGCTCGCAGCCCATCAAAAAAAAGGGCTGGTCGCCCGTGGATTCCAGTCCGTTGATGGCCAGGCGATGAAACCCGATGCAACGCTGGCCATTCACGATAAACCGGCTGTTGTCCGGACCGCGATGAGAGATTTTAGCAAAATTGGTTTGCAGCACATTAAGCATGTGCACGGGAATGCGATTTTGGGGGGAGCCAATTGCCTCATAATAGAAGATGCCGCACATAACAATATGACCAAACAGAGGATGAATAATGTGATAAATTATATCTCACACTCTTTAAATGATGTTCAAAAATATATAAATATTATATTTGCACAATACAATACACTCCCAATATATAAATAATAGCATAATGTCCATGCCATTCCAGGAACCATTTTACGGCGTGCCCAACGGGGTGGCGTATTGCCAGCAGGAGCGCACCGAAGAGCTGAGTCGTCGCATGCGTGATCGCAACATTCCGTCGGCGCCACTGCAGCCGCAACTGGGCGCGCGCCCGGTGCTTTCCAAATACACGATCATGCCCATTCTGGACCAGCGCAAACCTGCGACCGTGCCCCTCTCCAACTACCCGGTGTATAACCCGGCGCAGGTGTTCAACCCGGGGAGCGCGGTTGCCCCGTGGTCGGGCTATGCCACGGCGGTCAATGTGGAATCCACGCTGCGCAACCAATTTTTTGCGCTGCAAAAGTGCGAGCAATCCGAATACGTGCCGTCATCCAAGAGCGACTTATATAACGTGCGCATTGACTCTCGCCAGATTCAGCAAACGCATCCGCTGCTGTTCAAAACAGAGAAGTTTGCGCCCATGAATCCCGACTGCTTTCATTTAGCAAACCGCACATTCAATAATTCCACGCGCACTGAAATTAAAAATGTTGAATAACATTAATGAAATGTATCATTTAAAAAATAATATGATGTTACCATATACAACTGCAATATCATATTATGTCGTCGGTTACTAAAGGCAAAGGGTTTACTACGAGGGGCAAACCCGTGATGGGAACTAGAAAAAAAACATCACGACCGGTCACAGTTGCAGAAGCCATGCCATTTGGATCCGAAGGTGCAGCAGCCATGCCATTTGGATCCGATAGTGCAGAAGCCATGCCATTTGGATCCGATGGTGCAGCAGCCATGCCAGTTGGATCCGATGGTGCAGCAGCCATGCCATTTGGATCCGATGGTGCAGCAGCCGCGCCAGTTGTATCCGAAGGTGCAGCAGCCGCGCCAGTTGTATCCGAAGGTGCAGCAGCCGCGCCAGCATCGCCAATGAATGAATCCCCTGGTGTTGCACCATTGTCACCCGTCGCAGACGTAGTGCCAAATTATGATTTTCCAGTAGTGTATTATTTAATAACTCACGCAGACATTCAACGATCACCAACGTTGAATACATACATCAACATGCAAACAAATGCATGCACCCAACATTCAACCCCCGGTGGTTTCGTAAATCCGCCGAATGAGGCTGCTTCAGGGCATCCATTTTTGTTATCAGCCAACGAAATTTGTCTCTTATTCATGGCATGGGATGCCGCTCACCACGCATCACTCAATCATAGTGCATTTGATGACCTCAGATTTTTAAACGATCATGTTTTAGGTCATGCGAAAATCAAACATCACCCGCCTAATTTGGCAATATACAACTTTTGCAAGCACACAATAATTCCGACTCAAGGCTCTTCTAGGTTAAGAAATGCAGATGAAGATTTTGGATCAATTGGAATTTCAATGTTTAATGCATTGTTGACTGCCACATCATTTTTGCCCATTGAGTTTAATCAGAATGTAACAACTCTATGGTTGGGAATAGATGTGGACAATGTAAACTTTTCAAAAGTTGCAAGAATATACACTGTTGAGGGATTTTCAAATCCAATCATCACTAACAAAGACGTGGATGGAACTGACACGCCGATTGTATTTTTGCAATTGACTAGGCCGATGCACAATTATGTGAACAATCAAATTGTGTCCATGAATAATTTTAATGAAGTAATGAATTTAATGCACCAATGGAATGCAAAACATAGGACTACTCCCGTGTTGGAGTACACATTCAGGTTTGATCGGTCATGCATTTTATCATTGCATTTATTTCCATTCATTGTTTTCAATGAACAAAGTGCTCCAATTGGAGTGGGCTATCATGAAGGTCAGCGTGAAACATCTGGCACATTTGTGGTCATTAATTCAGTGTACAATCCTCAGAATCATCGTGGTTGTGATGTATTGTCCCTAAAAACAATTGAGAACTCCCCTAATGTAAGACGCATTGAATTCAATGTAGGACAACAGAGTTCGGTGACAGCCACCGTTGACGAAACCACATTTCACACTCATCCATTTGTAATGTATAAAAGAACCAAAACCATGATTGGACCACCTTCCAGTCCCGATTTGTTTTCATTTATCAGTACGTTTATAATATTGCATTCATCAGGAAACACCTCGTTTAAGTTTTCGTTGGTTTCAACCATGGAAGGAGTGCACATTGTGTCATTTAAACCGAATGGCATTCGCATGATACTGCATCATCTTGCGACTGCAACGTCTAGATCATTGGTAGGGGACGCCGCAATTGACTATGTGCTCAATGAAATGAGTGACATCGTCAACAGTTATGAATATCCTGCACACGAAAGAAGGTATAATTGGGAACAACAGTACTCAATCAACAAGCTGAAAAGCAATGAGGCATTGATGGAACCACTTGAGGTTTACCAAATATTTTTTACTACGGTTAATGAAGAGCATGGTGATTTATTTGATTGGCATTGGGTGGATTGGGATAATTTGACCACGACTCATGAAATAAAAGTGGAGTATTTGGACAACCGAATCAAAGTTTAGAATGATTTGTTTTGTCATTTCACAAAATGACAAAAAAAGAAGGGGTGGGGTGTGTGGTGCGCGATTAAAGCGAGCCGAGCATTCCACTCACGTATCCCGATGTGTAATAATACACCAGAGCGAAGACGACGGCGTGCACAAGTGCAACCACGTGCTTGGAGCCGTTGGGAGGGATGCGCAAAAGCACATTGGGAGTAAGCACGTAGAACAGAAAGACGAGATAGATGATGCTGGAAAAGTTGAACATTGTTGATAGGGGTTATAATATATACTAATAAAAAAATAAATTGGTGCTAAATAAATAAACAATTGCGCCTTTAATTGATTATGTTGGATTCCGTTTCAATGTTCTTGTTTTTGAAATATGATTATTGTGTTTTATTTTCAATGTATTCGGATTCGTTTGCATTTTAGGCAAAACATGTTTTGTCGTTTTTGTGCCCTTAAAAAACTCATTCAGATGTTCCATGATTTTTTTGCTGATAATTCGGTCAATTTCTTGTTCCATCGGGTCTTTTGGAACGTGCGCAGCCTGAAACCGCTGCATAAATTTCGCAATGCCCTGCCGAAAATCGCCCACAGTTCCCATGCTTATGGTGGAACGCAACACGGGCGACTGTATGAACCGATTTATTAAGGTTTGCACGCTCAGCTGATGCACGTATGGTTTCACGTTGATGTAATACACCTGGCCGTGCTCCATTTGCGAGTGCATTTGGTCGTCCAAGAAGCACACCTCCACGTTGGACGGCAACTTAGTGCACCGCAGCAAATCTTCATACGTTTTGTCGTGTGTGGTGCGGCCCATTTCTATTATTTTCCCGTTTATTTTGAACGCCGCCACGATTTGATCAAACAGCCGCGCACCCAGTTTGGATTCCATATATCCAATGATGTGTTCCACCCACGCGCGAGGGCCGCTGTTGTTAGTGTAAACCATCACCCCGCAGCACTCATTGGAATCTTTTTTCAATTTCAAAAATCGCAACAGGTCCAGAATGTTCGGTCGCAGGAATTCGGGGAATGCATCCATCAAATGGTTGAAGTGCGCGTATTGAGCCGTTGCGTCATTGTTCCACGCCGTTGTGGTGAGAGCATCGCAAAAAATGCCCAGTTCCACAAAGTATCCGATGGTTTCATCCACGTCAATCACCACTATTTTTTTGGGGACGACGATGGAAGTAGAAGTGGATAAAGCAGGCGACGATGACCCCGATGCCATTTAAGTGCACTAAATGTGTTAAATTACTAAATGCAAAATTAAGCTATAATAATTCAATATTTAAAATTGCATGTTTATTTGTGTGAAAAATCTTTTTTTATAATCATTTAATAGGACTCCCGGGTTTAAAGTTTAGGGTTATAAGCAATACGGCAATACTTCAATAATTCAATAATTCACCCAATTAAAATATGAACGCACCCCCTCACGGCATGGCCATGACAAAATCGGATTACGAGAAAATTCTCTCGTATTACAAGATACCATTTGGGAATTTAGGCAACATTGAGCTAAAACGAAAAGCGGAAGACATTTTGGCAACCAAGTTGTGCAAATGCATCAAGGCGGTTGAGAGAAAAGTGGGTCCACAAAATGCGATTGCGCTTTGTACTGCCAGCGTGTTTGGCAAAAAAGGGCTGAAATACTTTGACGTGTCGTGCAAGGGTCATGCACAGTTGCACCCTCGCAAAGGAGCCACTGGACGAAGACGACAAATGCAACTGCTCAACAAAACTCGCAAAAATATTATATTTGCCAAATAATATGACCCTGTGATACAACCATGGTGCTTTTCTTCATTGCAGATCTGGCACTTACTTTAGCATTTAAGCTCAGCACATGGTGTTTGGGAAAAACGTATAACGGCATTGTTTATCTTGTGACATATAAATCCCAAACACCAAAACCAAATGCACACGAGGTCATGAGTGATGGCGGTGATTGTACTGATGATTGCACTGATGATTTCGTCACCATGACCCGTCATGAATATGACGCACTAAAACATTCACATGATTTGCATCATCATCGTCATCATGCATCGTCCGAAGATGAACTGGTGTCCAAAGACTCGTCGTCATCCGAATGCGCATCTTCTAAATAATCCATCGCGGCGAGAATCACGCGCTCTTGCTGGCTCATGCGCTGAAACACGACGACCTCGTCCATGACGACATGAAACATGGCGGGATTGGGGTGCGTTTTGCACAGCAGCTGCACCCCCTTTTGCCCGATTTTAATGTCGCAAATGATGGCCCCTCGTGCAAGGCACAAGCGTTCCGGATTTTTCAAATCAATCCAGCGGATATACGCACCGTGCGTGAGCCCGTTTAAATCATCCACATGCCGGTAATCTCTCAATTTGTAAATGTAGTCAGCAGTCACCGATTGGTTGAGTCCCAGTTGCATCAGCTGGCGCATTTTTTCTGCGCCGATTTTGCGCGTGTTTAGATTTGCAACAACTGTATTATTTTCGTTATCCAGCGCCTTTTCAAGCGCCTGCATGTTCAGTTTATTCATGCCAATATCGTGATTTCATGCACTGTGTTTATATTTTTTATACAAAATATAAACAATATAAACCTAAATCAATTATTATAATACTACCACAGTGCATGCATGTTCGGATTTGCGCAGACATTTATTAAACAAACAATGAATACTCTGACTTCTGCCATTTATGCAAACGCAAACACTGATTTGATAATAGATTCAGAACCAATGATAAAAATAATAGACATGGATTCCATAAATGACAATGTCACGACCGTTGATCCAATTCCGGTGGAGGTTCAAGTTCCTGTGCCCGTTCCTGTGCCAATTGCCGCACATGTGGCCAAATTTGAATATGAAAATGAAATTGACGTCATTAACAAATGGAAGGTTGCGGCGAAGGACGACATTGTGCCGCTGATAGCAATGATTCGGCAGCTCTATTTTTTCTCGGACTGCAGAAAAATCACGCTTAGAACATATTCATTGTGCAAGGAAGAAATCCCGAACTACATTGGTAAAATAAAACGCCGCCCCGAACTTAAAATTGATGTGTCGGACGTGGACATTCATGATCATCCGCAAATGTTCAGCATGTATCGGCGACTACGTCCCATGATCGGCATGTTCCGTGTCAATGATTTCATGGTGCGCGTGGAACACGCATTTGACAATTCACAAATAACCTCAGAACATTTTGTGGTGTCTCAAATCATAAAACATGTGAACGATCCAACCGGGGGAATTGATCCCGTGCACCACATAGTTCTGCCGACGTGCGTGCAATTGAACAACCTTTGCAATGTACCGCCCATATACCGGACCATGTTTCATCACATTTCATACAGCATTCAGCCCATCGTGTTTCATTCTCAAACCATGGACGCATGGTTCAAGTCGGCAATTGTTCCTCCCACAAATGAGCAAATCATGCGGTTGTGCATTCAAATGGCTGAAGCGCTGGCTCATTTGCACGCATTGGGCATTGTGCACGGAGATGTCAAACCAGGAAACACTCTGATTCAAACGATTTATGAATACGCAGATTCTGGTAGTTCTTCCAGTTCCAGTTCTTCTGATTCGGAGTCGGAGTCGGAACTACTGCAGTCACAAGCGCAATCACCGTCGCTGTCGCTTTATTTGATTGATTTCGGAATGTCGGGAAGTCCGGGGCACAGCGACGGAACTGGAGGAACCAAGCCATTTTGCGCCCCTGAAACTGGCAACGGGTTCGCCCTTAAAATGGACATGGACACTTACACCTGGACAAAAACCCAAAAACATCACGACATGTGGTCGTTTGCGCTAATGTTTTTCACATTTATCGTGTTGCGCAAGTCAACCGCATATCCAAAAGACTACCCGTCCGATTTTTTTGATGTTGGCAGAAGCGGACACATCAATGTGGCATATTTTGATAAAATTCAGGATGAACCGATGCGCAACTTGTTTCGGCGTGCCCTGTGCCCTGCAGAAGATCGCATTACTGCTGCCGAGTTTTTAGCTGCTGCCAACAATGTTGTTAGCGCCAATGTTGTTAGCGTCAATGTTGTTAGCGACAATTGAATCATTTGGTTCGGTTATAGTGGGCGCTGAAGTTGCTGTTATTTTTTTTTCAATGATGTCGCGCTTCACATTTTGTTGCTGCAGCAACCACATGCAAAGTTTATCCAATATGCTGATCGTATTCATGTATGTGCGATACTTGAAACAGCAGATGGTGGTTAAAATCGTTGAATTTTCAGGAAACTGCATGCTGCACCACCAATACGCTGGGATGTAAATGATTTGGCCTGCGCGCAGTTCCACGTCCATCGTCTTAATTTTGTCAAAATCAGCGCGGTACTCGGCCTGTATTCGCCACGGATTTACCGGCGACCGAAACTCAAAATTGTCATAGTCGGTCACGGGATACAGGTATTTACTGGCGTGCGGGGCAATGAGGCGAATTTTGATGGTGCCCTGCGTCACCAAATAATAGTTGCGATAATTCAGCTCGTATCGTAACGGCGTTTCTGTTCCGGGAGATGCACACACAACGTCATACATGCATTTGGACACCATGGGCGGCCGCAAAAATGCGTCGTTGTATTTGAATGTTTTGATCAGACCCGTTTCTTCCAGGAAGTCGCCGTTGTTTTCGCTAATGTAACGCGATTCTTTGTCACTGCGAAACGACTCTGCCACGGCGTGAAGCGTGAGTGGAACGTACGATTCGGTTGCATCGGTTTCATCTGCCGTGTCTTTCACGTTGCGCAGGCGCACATCAAATGCACCGTATGCGCTTCTGATTGCGGGCAACGTGCATGATTCCATCAGTCGCTCGTTCGCGTAATCAAAGAGCACAGGCTGCCGCAAATCACACACCTCTTCCAATTTGTCTTTGGACGGCTGATCTATTTCATACACCTCCAGGTCATTGCTGGTTTTCATGTGGAAATAAATGTGCAGGTATAAGAACAAAATTACGCAAAAAATTAGCACAGCAAACACGGATTGCATTTTGAATTATTGGGTTGTGTTTTATTTATCAAATTTCTTACTAACAATTAATACAGTTTATTTTTTAAATACTTATGCTTATTTATATGCTACAATAATTTCACATAAATAATACGAGACGCGATTGCGCGATTGTACACTTTTTAAATCGCATGGCACATTTATGACAAACAATATTCTGGTTTCATTCAAATAAATTTATTGTTAAGAACATTACTCCTTGCCCTGGAACAATGTACATCAATCTTGCTATATTACCTCTCCAAAATCCGGTTAATCCATATGTGTTGTAAATCGTTTTTGAAAGTTGGATCATGCTGCTTTTTTGTTTAACGGTTTCTTCTTGCATTTGGGTTTTTAAGACATCCATTGGAGAAGAGATGATTCCTGAAAAAACACCAGCTCCGACTCCTCCACAAAATGAATGCATGTTTGTAAATGTTTCTTTTTTGGACACATGCTCCTTGTATTTGTTGTAAAAATAAAAACGACTCACGTTGTTTAAAGATTGACGACAAAGAGTTGGAAAATATCCTAAATAAAGACCACGCATTCCATGTTCTTTAACAACACTCAATGCAGTCACATGTGGAAACCGTATCATTTTGGTTTTGATTGTTTCAATTGGAACGGTGATCAGTGTCGACTCAACAAAACCGGAAAACAATCCAGAAAGTATTAATGCTGAATTTTTGTGAAATGATTTATCTTTCAAATACACTGAAGAAATGTCATAAGAATAAAAACGGGTCAATACTTTTGGAACATTAAATAAAAGAATTGGTGCAATGCCCCTGTAAAATCCAGTTAAACCACTATGTTTATAAATTTCAAATGAAGTGTGTTTTATATTGAGATTATTCCCTTTGAATTGCATTGTTGTTTTTATGTTTTCAAATGGCCGCACAACTATTGCTTCTGCAATTCCAGCCAAACTCACAGAAACAATGTTTATGCGAGAATCATTGTTTTGCATCACGCCGATCAATGATATATGTTGATAAAATATTTATTTAATCCACGATTTGCATATTGGAAGATTCCAATACCTCCAACTGAATGGGGTCATTGTCATCATTGTTTCCCTCCTGCGCGACAGCAGCATTCACCTCGGTCACTGGCTCGGTCACTGGCTCGGTCACTGGCTCGGTCACTGGCTCGGTCACTGGCTCGTTCACTGGCTCGGTCACTGGCTCGGTCACTGGCTCGTTCACTGGCTCGGTCACTGGCTCGGTCACTGGCTCGTGTGCAGGTGCAGGTGCAGGTGCAGGTGCAGGTGCAGGTGCAGGTGCAGGTGCAGGTGCAGGTGCAGGTGCAGGTGCAGGTGCAGGTGCAGGTGCAGGTGCAGGTGCAGGTGCAGGTGCAGGTGCAGGGACGGCAGATTGATTCATGCTTTGGCTAAACAGTTTCAGCAACATAAGGTTCATTTCGTTGATGGTCTTTTGTTGGGCATGAAGCAGTTCGCGCAGTTCCCGGTTTTCGGTTTGCACAATGTCAATCTGTTCAATGATTTCAGACAGGTTGGAATTGGTCATAATGTTGTCCACAATGCCAGACACAAAATCAGTATCAGCCATGAGAGCGGGCTTAATTTGTTCTAAATTCAATTCTGATTCTGATTCAGACAATCCGGTAAATTCGGAAAATCCGGATCCGGAGCCGGATTCAATGCAATTCAATCGGTTCTTAATTTCATCCATGGTTTGACTCTGCTGAAACAACATGGTGTCCATCTGCTTCATGAGATAAATGGGCGGCACAGGCCACGTTAATCCTGGGTTTTGATTTCCAGGCACTTGTTGTTTTCGGTTCCCTTGTGGTTGTTGCGGTTGCTTTTGCTGTTGCGGTTGCTTTTGCTGTTGCGGTTGCGGTTGCTGTTGCTGTTGCTGCATTTGCGGTTGCCTTTGCGGTTGCATCTGCGGTTGCATCTGCGGTTGCATCTGCGGTTGCATCTGCGGTTGCATCTGCGGTTGCCTTTGCGGTTGCTGTTGTGGTTGCTGTTGCTGCATTTGGGAACGTTGTTGCTGCAACAACAATTGTTGGCGTTGCGCAGGTGTCAAACTTGCTAAAGAAGGGGCTGTCATGGGTCTTTGTTGTTGCTGTTGTTGTTGCGACGTCATGGGTGGCTGCACCTGGTTGGCGCGCCGTTTCTTCGCCGCAGATATGGAAGCAGCACTGCTCATGGTTGTTGTTTGTTTAGTTCGTTTAATTATTCAATTATAAATGCATCTGACACTATAATTTTATATTATTTGCGCATTAATGTTAAAAATTGAAATCAATTAAACACTAAATACAATCCAAACACATATTGAACTTACACAATGGTAGAGGTAGAACCACATTCATTTCGTCTATTTGATTTCCAGGTGCGCAATCAAGCGCCTGGAACCCAGGCCAAACTGAGTAGCAGCAGCAGTGGTAGCAGCAGTGAATACGGCGGCAAGAAACACAACAAGGACAAAAACCAATTCGTAATTCAAATGTTCGGCATCAATGAGCGGGGCGAGACCTGCTGCATCATTGTTCGCAATTACGAACCCTTCTTCTATGTCAAAGTTCCGGAGTCATGGGGGTTTGATGCCAAGGCGCGCTTCATATCGGAATTGAAAAAGAAGGTCGGAAAATTCAGCGAGAATTCCATTTTGGCCGATGAGTGCAAACTCCTTCGCCGCAAGAAGCTCTACGGGTTTGACGGTGGCAAAGACCACAAATTCCTCATGCTCAAGTTCAAAAACATGACCACGATGAACCGCGTGAAAAACATGTGGTATGAGTGGATTGTTAAGAAACCCCAAACAGACGATGGCTCAGAGGTGGAAGAACGAACACAAGGTAAATTGAATCCGCGCGGATACGTGTTTCAGAATGAGGCAACCTACATTTACGAAGCCAACATTCCTCCCCTGTTGCGCTACTTCCACATCAAGGACATCAGTCCGTCGGGCTGGGTCAAAATCAAAGGCGAACCCCCCATTGAAACACAGAAACAAACCACATCCCATTATGAATACTGCGTCAGTCACAAGGACGTCGTTCCGCAACCCGAAAAAGAAACCATCGTGCCCTATAAAATCATGAGTTTTGACATTGAGGCCGGCAGCAGTCACGGCGATTTCCCCGTTCCAATCAAAACATACAAAAAACTCGCCGCCAACATCGTGGACGTGTGCCTAAAAGATCCCACCGCAGCAACCACTTCAGAAGTGCATCGCATGATTCGCACGGCATTCCACGACCCCAAATCCCAATCAGCCCCTGCGTTCACGCTGCACGACGATATTGAGCGCATTTACACCAAGACGGTGCCCACTCCGGCGCAACTGGATGCCATGTTTGAGCGCATGTGGTGTAATCCCATGCAAACGCTGATACAAGAGGCCGACCCGGAAGCATTAAATGTGAATACAATTGAGCGCATGTTTGAAAAACAACGAGCGGAAGCGGATGCAGAGTTTGCCGACAATGATGACAATGACGAATATGATGCCGACGACACCAAAAGCGTCTTCACCACGGCAACGGCATGGACAAAACCAAAAACAAATGCAAATGCAAATGCAAATCCAAGCTTATCAACCGATGCATCCATAGCAGACATGTTGCATTCATCCTCATTGGATCGCGAAACCAAAATCAACCACATGAACGACGCGCTGCTGCTTGCCAAGTTTCCGCCAGTGGAGGGCGACAAGGTCACCTTCATCGGTTCCACGTTCATGCGATACGGTGAAACCCGTCCCTATTTGAATCACTGCCTCGCGCTGGGCACCTGCGACCGCGTTCCCGGCGCAGAAATTGTGAGCTGCAAGACCGAGCGCAAACTTCTTCAGGCATGGACCGAGCTCGTGCAGCGCGAGGATCCCGATATCATCATCGGCTACAACATCTTCGGATTTGACTACCAGTTCATGTTCCATCGTGCGCTGGAAAATAACGTGGAAGATGATTTCCTGAAGCTGTCCCGTAACGTCGACGAGTTTTGCGGAAAGCGCGATTCCAACACAGGGCGCGTCAGCATTGAAGAGACCAGCATCGCCCTCGCCAGTGGGCAGTACGATCTGCACTACATTGCCATGCCCGGGCGTCTGCAAATTGACATGTACAACTACTTCCGCCGCGACTACAACCTCACGTCATACAAGCTGGACTACGTCGGTTCCTACTTCATCGGTGACGACATCATTGGCGTGGAGCACCGCATAGAAGCGGACGCCGATGAAGTAATACCCGATGGAAAAGTAACCCGCATTGTTAGCAAGAATCTCACCGGCCTGGAGGTCGGCAACTACGTTGCGCTGGAGGAGACGGGCCACTCCACCGATCCTTACAAGGATGGCCAAAAATTCCGGGTTGTCGCAATCAACCGCTCAGCCGGCTATTTTGAAATCGTCGGTCACGAGACGCCCGACATGAAGAAGCACGTGCGCTGGGGCGTGTCCAAGGACGATGTGACGCCGCAGGACATTTTCCGCATGACGAATGAGGGTCCCGGCCCGCGCGCCGTCATTGCCAAGTACTGCATTCAGGATTGCAACCTCGTGCACCATCTGATGACCAAGGTGGACGTTATCACGGGCTACAACGAAATGGCGAAGATTTGCAGCGTGCCCATCAGTTTCTTGGTGATTCGCGGCCAGGGCATCAAGTTGACGAGCTACATGGCCAAAAAGTGTCGCGAAAAAAACACGCTCATGCCCGTCATAGACAAGGGGCCGTCGGGTGAGGGATACGAGGGCGCCATTGTGCTGCCTCCCAAGCGCGGCCTCTATCTGGACAATCCCGTGGCCTGCAACGATTATTCGTCGCTGTATCCGTCGTCCATGATCAGCGAAAATTTGTCACACGACAGCAAGGTGTGGACCAAAGAGTACGATCTGGAGGGTAACATGGTGTGCGAGACTGGCGAAAAGGATCCGAAAACCCGGCAGCACATTTACGACAACCTGCCCGACTATGACTACGTGGACGTGGAATACGACACGTATCGCTGGAAGCCCAATAATCGCGGCAAGATGGAGAAGCACCTGAGCGGGAAAAAGATATGCCGGTTTGCGCAGTTCAAGGACGGGGCCAAAGCCATTCTGCCGTCCATTCTGGAGGAGCTGCTGGCAGCGCGCAAGGCCACGCGCAAGCTGGCAGAGAAGCAGTCGGATCCCTTCATGGCCAACGTGCTGGACAAGCGGCAGCTGGCATACAAGGTCACTGCAAACTCACTGTACGGTCAGTGCGGCGCCAAGACCAGCTCGTTTTACGAAGTGGATGTGGCGGCTTCCACGACCGCAACAGGGCGCAAGCTGCTGACGTATGCCAAGCGCATGGTGGAGGAGGTGTACGGGGATGCCGAATGCCAAACGAGCAAATACGGCATCGTGCACACGCGGGCCGAGTACGTATACGGAGATAGTGTGGCGGCATACACTCCAGTGTATGTTCGTTTTGGCGGCGTCATTGATGTTTGTCCCATTGAAGCACTTGCAGAAAAATACGGAGCTAATCCGGATAACTGGGCACAATGCAAAGAAGAGGGAAAACAAACCAAAGAGGTTTGCGAAATGGTGTGCGGTGTGGAAACGTGGTCAGAAAAAGGATGGACTCGTCTTCATCGCGTAATTCGTCACGCACTTGCCCCTCACAAAAAAATGATGAGAATTGTTACTCACACGGGAATTGTTGATGTCACCGACGACCACTCTTTGATTCTGGCAAATGGTGAAGAAATTTCACCAAAAAATGTGGAGATTGGAACCAAATTGCTGCATTCCGCGTTGCCGTTGCCACAGCCCGCAACTGATGAAGTGCCATTGATCACAGTTGAACAAGCAAGAGTCATGGGGTTCTTCTTTGGAGATGGAAGTTGTGGAGACTACCATTGTGAGTCTGGCAACAAATGTTCATGGGCATTGAACAATGCATCCATGGAATTTGTCCAAAAATATCTTGAGCTTTGCAAAATTGCTTATCCGGATTTGGAATGGGTCTACAATGATACTCTGAAAAGCTCGGGCGTGTACAAAATTACTCCAAAGTCAAAAAAATATGGAAGTGTCGCGGAATTTGTAAGATCCTACCGGTCCATGATGTATTACAAAAAATGCAAAATCATACCAACAAGCATCATCAACAACACGAGCGAAGTTCGAGAAAGTTTCTGGAATGGAATGTACGACGCGGACGGAGACAAAGATGCAACTGGATGCATTCGTATTGACCAAAAAAATCAAATCAGCGCGGCTTGCATATGTTTGTTGGCCCAAAGTCTTGGATGGAAAACATCATTGAACACGCGTTCAGACAAGATGGACATTTACAGAGCGACAATGACAACCCGTGTTCAGAGAAAATGTCCCGATTCAATCAAGAAAATTGTGACATTGCCATTCCCGGCCGAAGAAAACGCGTACGTATACGATTTAACCACCGACAATCATCATTTTGCGGCTGGAATTGGAAACATGATTGTGCATAACACGGATTCTGTATTCTACACGTTCAACCTGACTCACACGGACGGAACCCCGATCCGCGGAAAGCAGGCACTGGAAATCACCATTGAGCTCGCGCGCCAGGTGGGCGACATGGCCTCCGCGTTCCTGAAGGCACCGCATGGATGGGTGTATGAAAAGACGCTCATGCCGTTCGGTCTGCTGCAAAAGAAGCGCTACTTCGGCATCCTGTACGAGACGGATCCGAACAAGGGCAAACCAAAGAGCATGGGAATTGTGCTGCGCCGCCGCGACAACGCGCCCATTGTGAAGGACGTGTATGGTGGACTCATTGACATCCTGACGAAGCAGCAAGACCTGGAGGCGGCGATTAAGTTCGTGCGCGAGTCACTGCAATCGCTGGTGGACGAACGCGTGCCCATGGACAAGCTCATCATCACAAAGTCACTGCGATCCACCTACAAGAACCCGCAGCAAATTGCGCACAAGGTGCTGGCAGACCGCATGGGCAAACGCGACCCGGGCAACAAGCCGAGCTCGGGTGACCGCATCCCCTTCGTCTACATCCACAATGCCGACAAGAAGGCGCTGCAGGGCGAGCGCATTGAGACGCCGGACTACATTCGGGCCAAGCGTCTGAAACCGAACTACTCGTTTTACATCACGAACCAGATCATGAAACCCGTGGCGCAGCTCTTTGGGCTGGTGCTGGAACAAATGACGGCGTTTCGGCGCAAGAAGGCGCGCTTTTTGGAAGAACTGGAATCCGTGCGGAGCAACTGGACCGACAGTGACGACAAACTGCAGAAAAAACTGGACGACCTGCGGTTTCGCGAAGTGAAAGAGCTCATATTTGACGACTACCTGCGCCAGGCGGACAACATGGCGAAATCAAATAAGAGCATAACGGAATTCTTTAATGCCAAGAAAAAATGAACCATGTACGCACAAAACAAACATGCAACACATGCACACATATAAATTAATTTTTTATCTGGAACAAGGTTAATCAACATCGTCAACGCGACCTGGACCGGAACCGGAACCGGAACCTCTGGATCCAGTTGCTCCTCTCAATAAATCAAATGAAAACACAACAGAATCATCATTCACTGAATTCAATTCAAATCCGGGAATGTTTCTGCTGTTTCTTAACAGTTCATTGTAAAATGTGTTGATGTTGATTTCAGATTCAAGCGGAATTTGAATGCTTCGCTCATTTGTGGCATTGGCATTTGTGGCATTGGCATTTGTGGCATTGGCATTTGTGGCATTGGCATTTGTGGCATTTGTGGTTTGTCTAGAAACGGGATGATCGGTCAATAAATTATGCCTGCACGTGGGACACGTGTTGTTCAGACGCAACCAATGTGCCAAGCTGTCAGAATTGAATATGTGTCCGCAATGCCTGATGCGCGACACCTGCTGCGCTGATTCAAACACATCATGTGTGATTGAACACAAGGTGTTGATTGGATTGACAATGTTTCCAAACACAACCGTTTCAATGCGTTCGGCCAATTGCGCCGGTGTCAGCCTGCGTTCTTCCGGCTGATTTATCATTCCAAACAATGCATTTATGATGTTATTTTCAAACGAAGCCGAAGGTTGGGGTTGTGGTTGTGGTCGTGGATATGGACGCGGTTGTGGATGGTGCTGTTGTGGCTGGTGCTGTTGTGGCTGGTGCTGTTGTGGCTGGTGCTGTTGTGGCTGGTGCTGTTGTGGCTGGTGCTGTTGTGGATGGTGCTGTTGTGGCTGGTGCTGTTGTGGCTGGTGCTGTTGTGGATGAGGGATGAGCAACCACGGATACGGGTTTGAATTGATGGAATTCCGATTGCCGTGCAGCACTTGTTCTAATACATGGTACATGTGATTCGCATGATACGTGAAATGTGTGTAACTTTGAATTAAACTTTCATACATTGAAAACAGTCGCGCATTATAAAATGGGATGCTATTTGCGTCATCCTGTGCCGGAAATGGTTGACCATGACCACCTGCTTGGTTCTGGGTTTGATTCTGGTTATTAGAAGAGTTCTGGTTCTGAGTCCTGGAATTTCGTCGATTAAAGCGCGGCATTTGTGTATAATTGTTGATTATACTATAACATTAACATATTTTTAAGCATTATCCCATTAAATAATTAAAAACAAAAAGGATACCTGCAACGGGCTTCGATCCTGTGTCTCCGAGGTTAGATAACCATCCTTTCGTTCGGACTATCTCCGCATTGAAGCGGACATGGTCATTTTGAGTTGAAATAGACGATGTTGGGGTCCCGGCGTTCTTCCGCTGAACTATGCAGGTTTAAATTACTCCATTCATTAGGAGGCTCTGGTGCACTAAATGCACCTGTGCGAGATTGTTGTAAGCATACCACCTGCCGGTATCGATCCAGCACCGTACTTTTAATGAGAAAGAGATAACCATCAGTTGTTCGGACCCACGTGAAGCAGGTCTAGGTGGTAACCGACGATGTTGACGTCCGCCATGGAGGTGGTTTGAAAGGTCGCTGTTTTACGTCGCTTAAGCTATGACGATAGGGTACTGTTAGATTTAATGTCTCCAACTAGACAGTGGTTAACTCCGTGAAGGGGTGTGGCTGCTTCTGCAAAGCGGACGAAGGTGAGGGACTGGCTTCGCTCCAGTGATCTCGGAGTTGATTTGGTTGCTGTTTTACGTCGCTTAAGCTATGACGATAGGGTACTGTTAGATTTAATGTCTCCAACTAGACAGTAGTTGATTTGGTTTCTGTTTTTATGGCGCACTTCCTCTGTGCTATGCGGGTGTATGTCTTGAATTGTGGCTCTAGTTGTAGTCTCAGTAGCCTTTGACTCCCTTTTGGAGGGTTTCTTGAATGTAATGCCCCCGACAGGTTTCGATCCTGTGACCTTCCGCTTATGAGGCGATAACCATCAGTCGTTCGGACTTGACTAAAGTCTAATTGAGTGACCGACGATGTTGTAGACGCTCTGCCGCTGAGCTACAGGGGCTTTTATTCGTGTGTTGGATTAATTTTTGGATGCACCCCTAGGAATTTGGTGATGTGGCGCACTACCGTTTGGGTTTTTTTTGCAGTTTCAGGCTCGGAGTTGAACTTGGGACCTTCGTGTTGGAAATCAGGCTTCCAACCACTAGACCACACCGTTCATTGCGAACTGCTTGAAACAACATGCACCGAATCAATACACTAACATGACAACATTCCGAAATTTTTCTGAATGATCCTATACATGTGTTCATTTATGTTTATCAAGTTGGATGTTCTTGATGAACCCCTTTATGATTTTTTTGTGTGCGTGGTCGTCGTTTTCAATGTTTTTGTAAAGCTCCTTGCACAGTGTCAAATATTCAGTCTGCAATTTCTCTTTCGTTTCCCACCCGGGATGCACATCTATCCAGTCTTGAATGCGCTTGATTTGATAACAGGAAGTCAGATATATGAATTTCTTGATGTTTGCACAGTCGTCATCCTTTTCCCATTCGTCGTTCTTCACGTACATGGTTTCGCGTTTTGCGTCCGTGCAGTGAATCGGGCGCTTGTGCACGTCCATGCCCCGGAGGTTATTCACGATGATTGAGCTGACACCCTCAATGATGCCATTGTTCTTCGTAAATTCCAGATCTTCCAACGTTATGTTGAGAGATTTCACAAAATCGCTGAGTTTAATGGCGTCCTTGCACTCCGTATTCAAAAATACCTGCAAATTAAATTGTTGATTATTAGTGGTGTTATTCGTTGTGTTTATTACCGTATTTCTCTCTTTGCTCAATTCTATGAGCTGGGTTTGCAGCGTTTTGTTCTGCTCCATCAGCTGTTCCACCATATTCATCATGAAGTCGTTTGTAGTGGTTGTTGATGCAGATGATACATCGGATGATACGGCGGATAATGCAGTTGAATTATTCAATTTTTTAATACTTTTGATGGGAGTGGATTCCATCTCCATATCCATTTCAGACATAACAGTAATGCTGGTTGCATTTATTTTTTTCGCATTGTCTGCGCACTTCTGTTCATGATACCACAAACTGTTGCGAGCATCATAACCCTTTCCACAATTCGGACATTCAAATGCTTTTTTTGACCATTCAGCAATTAATGGCTTGTGTGTGCATTTTTTTTCATGATACCATTTACCATTGCGTGTGCCATAATTTTTATGACAATAATCACATTTGTATTTTTCAGATTTTTCCGAGTCATCTTCAGATATGCACGTTAGCACAAGCTTCAATTCATTTGTTAGAATTTCTCTCAACACGTCTTTTGAAATCCTGAAAAATTTTCGGTTGGGTTCTATGCGATATTGCATTAGATGATTGTGAATTTGTGTTTCAAGTTCATGTCCTTCATGCGTAATTATCAACGACTCAACCACAAAAGACGTTGGGACGCCGGTTGCTTGCATCGATCTTTTAATATGGTGTTTCCTCGTCCAACCAATTTTCAACACATCATTATCATAAGATGGGTTTGACATAATGTAAACATAATGGTCTTTCGGGTCGTTCATTGCATTCATAGTTATTATTAACTAATGTGTATATTATTTAAATTGGTTTACACGTTCTAAATATTCAAAACGACAGATCAGGATGCTAAATAAAACAGTCTGAATGCCAAAAAATACATTCTTAATGCTCAAAATTCGTTCTAAAAAGTCAAAAATACATAGAACGTTTTTTTCAACGCCTGGTGCCTTTTTTTAAGCTTTTTTTGGGACCCAAAAATGCACTTTTTTCGCCCAAAAATTTATGAGACCTGTATGCTCTCCTTTTTCTATTATTATTACATGAATTGATTTTGTTATTTTTTATTTTACTTTGTTCAAGACTCGAAAAAATTTTCAGGAAATGGACAAAAAAAATGTCCAAAAATCGATATGTCAAAACCTTTTTGCGCAAAAACGCGCGGCGCTAGGTGATTTGCGGAACTTTTTCGGGCGAAATAAACACACATCATTATGATGCGAACAAATGATAAAAATTGACTTTTGCAAATTGCACCTAGAGAGATAATATACGAAAATGATAAATAACATGGATGTGCGTTTGCAACGGTACTTATTTTTGCTATACCTTTATTAAAAAGGCATGGCATATGTGTTCACTTCGTACGGCGAAATTATAGATAAATTCACGATTTTAGAAATTAAACTGGACCACATAACGGACCCAAACAAACGAATGCACATTCTGCAGGATCTGGATGCTTTGACGCCGACCGTCAATGAACTGAAAGAGAAGGAGAAAGCGAGGGGAATTTTGGAATTGATTCAAGCCCTGAAAACCGTGAACGAAGCGCTGTGGTGCATTGAAGACTTCGTTCGGCTGAAAGAACGGTTGACACAGTTTGACGAGGAGTTCATTGCGTTGGCTCGCAATGTTTACACTCAAAACGATGAACGGGCTCGCATCAAACACACTCTCAATGTGTTGACAAACAGCCCTTTGGTTGAAGAAAAATCATACATCAATGGCAATTGCGCATAAGGCCGTTGACAATTCTGCAATGACGTTGTCCCACGAAGAAACCGCATTTTGCCGGAACGGTTTAACATGGGGATACCACAAGTGGTCGGCAGGTTTCCAGCGCCAGTCACACCCAATGGTCAACATGCACCAACACGGCACCTTCATTGTCCCGGCCAGATGGACCAAGGACGTGTCTGTGGTGATTACCAAATCCACTGCCTGTAATAAGGTGACAGTGTCCTTAAATGCATTGCCCGTATTGTCCAGCAATGGACCATAATTCTTTACATTGTGTGCATTCATAATTGCGGCTTCCTCTGGTAACACAGATTTTTGAACCGACATGAATTCAATTGTGTCTGCATGGCGCTGAAATAAGGGTATTAATGACGCCAGCGGAATGGACCGGTTAAACCGTTCCATTGCATTCATTTTATTCCCGCACCAGTTGATGATGACATTTTTCTTACATGGTTTGATGTAGTTTTCAATCAATAACGTGTTCCCTTTCACGTGCTCTAAATAATAATCATTGTGCACCATGTCATAGTTCAACTTCAAATGCACGAATAGCATGTTTATATTGGTGTGGTAGTCGTATTTTTTGGGTGACATTTTAAATGCGGAAAATTGTATGACCTGCAAGTTGGGCACACCTAAGAACGCTTCATGCAACATCCAATGCAGTTCATCGTTGACTAAATACATGATGTTGTTTTCCAATTGGGCTTCACATACCCGTCTTATGAATCGGCTATACATGATTATGTCCCCGATGCCCCCGGAATTGTAGATGAGCAAAGTTTTATTCCGGTCCGCTGCTTTAAAATAGGACATCATCTCCGGAGAAATATTGGGACCCATGACCCGTTGCAAATAAGGCATTAGTGTTTCAACATTCGTGTATTCTTTTCTGCCCAACAATGCAATGCAATGCATCATTTTGGCATGAATGAACAATTCGGGTGAAATAGTGCCGTGTGTGATCGTGAGTTTGTGCACATACGGATTTTCCATCCCCATTGTTTGACATGTGACCTCGTACGCACAATACATCTGCAGCACATCACTTGCATTCATGTGAGTGATTGCAATGTCATTGTGTTTTTCGGCCAGTATTTTCAGCAATTCATGACAGTTTTCAAATTCACCGTCATCAAAATGGTTCATTGCTTTTGCAAACATTTCTCCGTCGTGCATGATTGATAAGTATTAATAATAACATTAATGATTACCGCGATTTTAATACACTTTTACACCATATCATTTGCACCTTTTTCGTTTAAATGCCCATCAAAATGTAATGGATTTCTCTTGTTTGTTAATATCCAAAGATGTAAAAAGGGCAATGCATCCGGTGTGTTGTCCGCCAACGACGGATCGTATATCCATTTTCATGGATGCTGCCAATGAAAGAAGAGAGAAATTCAATAAATATTGCAATCAAACAGAAAGCATTGAAAGACCGAAGGCAACGTGCAATGGAATGAATATGGTTAATCCGTAGTAATGTAGATAGAATGAAACGTTAAAACGTAAATTTCATCCAGACATTTTGATGTCCTTCTAATATTTTCTTAAAATTTTTTTCAATTAATTTATTTTTAATTTTATCATAATTGCATTTTTCGGGATAATCTGCTTCAAATATAATCAATCTCAAATTGTCATAAAAATTTGGATTTTCATCAAAAAATACTTCTAAAAATCCTTCACAATCTGCCACAAGAACATTGAATTTCAAATTGTATTTATTTGTGATTTCATCCAAAGAATAGGATGGTATTTTTGTGTCATTGGATTCTATAAATGTCGCACCATATCCACCATACCAATTGTCTAAATTAGTTAAATCCAATTTTTTATTGCTGATAAATCCTTTAACAATATTAAACTCACAATTGTTGCTATTTCTATTTTGTTCCAACGCATTCCATACTCTATCATCTGGTTCTACCACAACCTGATTGTTTTTGTCATTTAATTTAGAGTTAATTGTGCAAGAAACTGAACCGTAACGAGCACCCAATTCTAAAACAACATCATTTCCTAAAACATATTGATTTGCTAATTCTTGTTCATGTTTCTCCATGTGTTCTGTGTCAACTTTATTTCCGTGCATATCCACAATGTTCATTCTTAATATATAGTTTTGTGAATTATGTAATAAAATTACAAAATAATTAACCTAAAATTACGCATTTGCAATGCACTGATGACGACTGTAATAAAAAAGAAAACACCGAAACAACGAAACAACTAAATTTAAAACATATATTAATTTAAAAATACGTATAAACACAACCCAATGCATTAAAGCATCGTCAAACAACGCAATGACCCAACGTTATGATGTGTACAAAGACAAGGGTCTGAGCGGGTTGGCCAACATGGGCAACACATGTTATGTAAATGCATGCCTGCAAATTCTGTCACACACTTATGAATTAAATGATTTTCTCTCAAAGAATGGTGGTGAATACAAGGCGCGCCTGAACCACAAGGTGGATTCCGTGTTGCTGCACGAGTGGGACAAGCTGCGTATGATGATGTGGACCGATAACTGCATCATTTCACCGGGCGGGTTCGTGTCGGCGATGCAGAAGATTGCGAAATTGAAACACATGGATCTGTTTTCCGGGTTTCAGCAGAACGATGTGGCCGAGTTTCTCATGTTTCTGATGGACTGCTTCCACACGGCGCTGGCTCGCGAGGTGGAGATGAAGGTCCGCGGGGTTGCGCACAATGCCACCGATCGCGCGGCCAAGGAGTGCTACGAAATGATGGCGGGTATGTATAAAAAACAGTATTCGGAAGTTCTGAACATTTTCTACGGGGTGCAGGTGTCCATGATTGAATCACTGGATCGGGGGGCTTCAACCAATGCAAAGGTGTTAAGCACGAAACCGGAGCCTTTCTGCATTTTGAATCTGTCGTTTCCTTGTAGCGGTAATAGTGGTAACAGCGGCAACCTCAATGCATTTAGGGCGGTGTCGCTGTTTGATTGCCTGGACCATCACTGCGCACCCGAGGTGTTGAGCGGGGACAACGCGTGGTTCAACGAAGCCACAGGACAGAAGCAGGACGTGCAAAAACGGTTGTCGTTTTGGAGCCTGCCGAACGTGCTGATCATTGGATTAAAGCGATTTGAAATGAACGCGCGCGGACAGTCGCGAAAAATCCAGGTGCCGATTGACGCGCCGTGCACTCGCGCCGATTTTTCCAAGTACGTGCACGGATACAATCGGGAGAGTTACGTGTATGAACTGTTCGGAGTGTGCAACCATCACGGCGGATCGCCGATGGGGGGGCATTACACCGCCACCATCAAGAACGCGAACGGGAAATGGTACGGTTGCAACGACACCATTGTGAAGGAAGTTCCGCTCGCGGGCGACTCCATTGTGAGCAATTTGCCTTACTGCCTGTTTTATCGCAAAATCAAAGAATAATAATATTTTATAATTTTATACATAACATACATATTTACCATAATACACAAATTAACATTAGGAAATGAATGTTTCATATGATTCTGTAACCGGAATTGGGCAAAACCCATTGGAATACATCAATGCTGCCCAAGGCACGTCAACCAATGGGAAGCTGATCATGCTGGCAGTTTTGTCAGTCACCATATTGTTGTATTACATTATATTTGCCACGGTTCCGGGGGGCACCGGGACCACCGGGCCCTCTCCTGTGACCGGGGGAGCCAAACTGCTGGAAATCATCATGTGGGGCACGTTCATTGTGCTGCTGATGATTAACGGTTACCAGTATTTTTTCAATGTGAACATTGTGACCAGCGTGCAGGACCTGTTCAGCGACAAGCCGAAAGTGGACATAACGGTGCAGCAGCCGGAGGGCGACTCCGAAACCAGCGTGCCTGAACTGCGGTATTTTAAGCAGGTGTTCCACGTGCCGGGGAATGAGTACACGTACGACGACGCGAAAGACGTGTGCAAAGCATTTGACGCGCGGTTGGCATCGTATGATGAAGTGGAGAAGGCTTATAACAACGGCGCGCAATGGTGCAGCTACGGATGGTCGGAAAATCAGATGGCGCTGTTTCCCACGCAGAAAAACACGTGGAAGAAGTTGCAAGGAATTAAGGGGCATGAAAACGATTGCGGGCGTCCGGGCGTCAACGGCGGCTTCATTGCGAACCCGGACGTGCAGTTCGGCATCAACTGCTACGGGTTCAAGCCACAGATCACCGCGGCGGAAGCGGACGATATGAAGAACGCCTCTATTTATCCTAAGACGCTGAAAGACATAGAGAAGCAGCAAAAGGTGGCGTACTGGCAGACGAAGTTGAGTGACATCCTGGTGTCGCCGTTCAACAATGACGTGTGGAGCGCCTAGAATAATAATACATAAAATAATACAATACATTATGCACTTGGTGCATGATGTGTTCAAGGTTAATAGGATTCTTACATGGGCACCATCATACGCGCATCTGCGGCCTTGGGCCGGACGTGGGTGCTGTTGCCGTTGAACCAGTTGTCCAGCAGCTTGGCTGAAGGTTGCTGCGCCGCAGGTTGCACCGGTCTAGAGGTGTGAATGTTGATGGCGTCGTTTCCGGTGAACATGGCCTTTCCGCCGAAATTGGTTGAAGTGCGGTTGTTGTTGAAACTGCCGTCCAGCAGTTTGGGCTCGGGTCCGGATCCAAAAGAGAGAGACATTAGAAATGTTGAGCGGGGTGGGGTTTTCAAAGGGGGTTATGATATGCGTTAAGATTTTATTTTTATATTGAAATAATCACTAAATGATTTCAATAAATCATGCACGCTTATATCTGCGCCGGTTGTATCTTTTCATTGACTTGGTGCGTTTCACGCGCTTGGTCTTGTGACGACTACGAATAAGACGACGACTACGACTTCCTCCTCTCCCTTTCATCATCCTCGTAAATATCTCACGTGATTTTTCATAAATTTTGAACGCTTCGTTGTTTCCGGAACTGGAAGCATTATCATAATTCATGATAAGTTCAACCATATCATCCGGATATTTTTGTTGCAATGCGCCGTTATCAATCATCCCATGCTCATCAATGAGTTTCAACAACGTGAACCCATTTTTGGTTGTCATTTTTAAATCCGCATTGTTTAGTTCTGATTTTACCATTAGATTTACTTTTGGAAGAGACAATTCATATAAGTTACATATGATGCGGTTATCATTTACATGAAAACTCACCATTTGCAATAATGGGGGGGGGACATGCGAATTCATCGTTTCTAAATACAACACAATCGGAATATCTGCATACGTAAAATGAACCGCTGCATTATCCCCCCATGAAACATTGCAATTCACAGTGATACTCATTTCAAAAATTTAGAGAGTGTTTATAAATTGTTATATATTATAATGCAATATAATATGTAATAAACCGTAAAAAATTTAACGGCGGCCACCGAGCGGCAGACCCATGGATGCGGCTTCAGAGCGGGTGAGCGCGCCGGCATTGTTGGCAGCAACCTGGGCGGAATGGGTGGGATTGGCTAAATATCCGCTGTTGTTCATGGTGTATCCGTTGGACACGTAGTTTTTGGCGGAAACAGCGGAAGGCTTGGACGCCGAAGGCGTAAAAGTTAAGGAAGCGGAGAGGTTCAAAGGCATTTTATAAAATACAATAATATTTTATTTTTAAGTTGAAATTTGCTAAATTCATTTTCGCCTTGTTTTTTTCGCATCATGCCCATTAGAACGCCATTTTTTGGTTGCATTATGAGATTTTCGTGAATCACGCGACAACATATTACAAACGAACGCGCATTCGGGAGCCATTCCGTAGTCTTCATTGTCGTCGTCGCAATTGCAAATCGGCCTTGTCTGTTTAGAATTATTTGTGGTTTGGGTTTGGAACACTGGATGAAAGGGGGAAACGAGTTCTTTGAACTCGGAGGTATAGTTGTTTGGGTCAGTGAACATGATGCAATGATGTTGATAATATATTATGAACATGTTATAATTTTAAATGAAATGCACATAAAAACAATTTGTTAATGCAAATAAACACGCTCATAAGATGAATCAACCACATAACAACCATTCGGACATTCGTATTCAGCATCAGAATGACGGTACGATCCAATGGGTGCCTGCACCCCCGGATTTTGCGGCGGCATATCTGCATTACAAATCCAGACCGGCCTACAGTCCCGAAGTCCCAGCAGATTATAACAATCAATTCATCGTGTATCGCGAGAGCAACGACTGCTACATGCCGACCCGCATTCAGCGCACCGATACGTGGGAAGCCTATCCCATCATGGACTGCGCCGACGTGAAAGTTTTTTTGCAGGATGCGGAACCAGTGAACTGGCACCCCGCGCGCAACTATCAGATGTGGGCCTTCCGCGACTTCATTTACGACTCGGCGCGCCCCGTGCGCAAGTTCTACGCGTCCAAATATTCGTCGCATCTGTTTTTCCAGCGAGGGTCATCCGCCCAATCCGTGACCGACATTGACATTGACGGCCTGCCGCCGAACATCATCTTCTCCATCTCGCGGAATGATAACGGGAGCGTGTATTACGAGAGAAATGACCCGCGGGGAACGAGGGTGCGGATCTGCGATCACGAGGGCGCGCGCTCCGGGTTTCGCGGGTTTTACAATCGTATCACTATGGACCCGGGCATCATTGTTGTGTCACCAACACAACATCAAGCACTCACTCAGCCAGTTCTTTCATACACATCATCTTCTGCGGTTCCATTACAGCTGCCGCCTTTAATTAGTGCAACTCCAACCAGCGTGGAAGAGGATCAGTGCATCATGTGTTATGAAAACAGGAAGAACATTACATTTAGCCCGTGCGCACACAATATCACATGCAGTGTGTGCTACATTAAGCTAGTTAAGCCGCGAGAGTGCCCGGTGTGCAAACAGACAATTGAATCATTGGTCGGACACGTGTAGAACCTAAAATGTAATTTCAAATTTGGAAAGAGCAGAGGAGGGTTTACGGGACCCAAGGCACGACACGACTGCACTGACATTAGGTTCCCGTACGTCGTATTTCGGGCACCAGTTTTGCGGCGGCATCGCGTTTGGCGCGAATGTGCTGCATGATGGCCGCGGCCTGCGGTGGTGGGCAGCACTCGGACAGCGCCTCACCCAAGAATGAGAGCGTGATTGCGGGCGGCTGTTTCACGTTGAACGCGAATTTCAGAGTGCCGTCCTTGATTCGGACGGTGGCGTGCGACAAATTATTGTTTGCCACGTGCGTAAGAATGCTGGATTCCACCTCGTTGCGGGACTCGCGCAGCTCGCGCACCTCGTCATTGATCTGCCTAATGTTGTTGTCTAGATGCACCCAGCGCTGAATGCGCTGTTCCAACGTTAGTGCCGATGACGTTGGCGGTTGTGGTCCCGACCCTGGTTGTTGGGGTTGTGCCATTATTATTTTATTTATTAATAAAAAATGTTTATATGTTTATTTTAATATAAAGACAAATCATAATTCAATAATGGGGTGAGAGTCCTAGACACGATTTTTTCTTAATATCAAATATTTATTAAGAAAATCAAATACCTTTTAAAATGATTTATACGTTTACTGACCGCCGCAGCCGATCTCAAGAGGCACGCGCATCAGGTCGGGTGCGATGGTGGTGTTGTTCCAGGGGCCGACGTTGAGCTGGGGGTTGGGGGGCTCGGAGCGAACCTGGAGGTTGGCGTTGCGCAGGGTGTTGCCGATGGTGTCAATGCCGATAAGGGCGCCGGCACTCAGGAGGTTGACTCCCTTAAGGTCACCGGCTCCGGTGGGGTTGAGCTGGGCCCACTGGCTGTTGACGTCCTTTGGCAGGAGCTCCAGGGGGTCCACGGTCTGCTGGGGGGTGCAGCTGGGGGGCAGACCCTGCATGGTGGTGCCGGTTCCATTGGAGGGCGCGTATTGTATGTTCTCTAAACCAGTGGAGGGGAACACGTTGCCGATGTCGGCGGTGTGTTGGCCGGCGGCCTGTTGGTAGTACTGCTTGCGTTTTTGGGCACTCAGGGTGTTGGGATTAACGAGCTCCATGCCTTCGGATGAAGCCTTGTACTGAGACAGCCCCCAATACAACACGATTGCTCCTAAAAGTATCACAACAAAGTGATTTTTAAGCATGTATACTAAATTGTGCATTGTGATTTGTTTGTTATATAAAATTGATGATAAAATATTTTTTTGGTTTGTAACATTAATAATAATAATAATTATGATAACAATGATAATAATGACCCCACTAATTGCAACTGAACACGCTATTGTCGCTGTCGCTGTCGCTGTCTTCCAGCATGTGCGCAGATTTAATTTGTTTGGCCTCTAAATGCGCAGCAATTGCGTTTTTCTTAAGTTCTTTGGCTTTTTGTTTTGCGAGGCGATAGAGGTTGTAATACACTTCGGTTGGTTTTTTCAATTTGAGATGCATGTGTTCCAGTTCTTCTAAAACATCCAGATTCACTTCTTGCATTTGCATTGAATCATTTGCGTTTGGTTCTGTCACTGGTCTTGGCTCTTCTGTAATTGGCTCTTCTGTCACTGGCCTTGGGTCTTCTGTTACTGGCTCTTCTGTTGCTGGCCTTGGCTCTTCTGTCACTGGCTCTTCTGTCACTGTCATTGGCTCTTCTGTCACTGTCATTGGCTCTTCTGTCATTGATGCCATGGGTGAAAGTGCTGGTATTGCAGTGGTTGCGGCGGTTGCCGACGGTTTGCGAATGACGCACGACTGAAAAATGGGCACATTGGAGACGAGAAGCACCTGCTTGAGCGTCACTTCCAGTTGAAAACTGCGCGACGTGAATTTGATGCCCTGAAACTCGAGCACGGTGTACATTTGGTGTTCTGCCTTAATGTGGTCAACCGAAACCGGGCGCTCGTTTTCGTCAAACACGGAACAGGATTGGGTTCCTGCTAAATGCTTGGCGGGCTGAATGTGGGCCCGTATCAGGTAGTGCTTGCCGCCTTTGTAAGGTCGCACGGGGGACGTGAATCCCGCCTCAATGTCCGATTTTTCCAGGTCGGCGCTGATCCACGTGTTGCGTTTTTCGTAGATGAGGCGAATGGCATCTGCTTCCAACGCCTCCAGCCACTCCAAAAATGAGACGTCATGACTGCTAAACTGGAGGTCAATGTATGGACGCTTGCCGGGAACCACGGCCTGGCGAGACGTGCATTTCGGTGTTTGGATGTACAGAGGTGCGTCTTTGTAATACAGCATGGCGAAGTAGGCGCCACCCTGCAGGCCGTTCGGCGGGGCTAAATGCAGCCGTGTATGTTCAAATGCGGCATCTGGCAAATGCACCTGATCGGACATGAGTTTGAATCGCGTTGAACGTATTTATTTTGAGTGGTTGCTGTTGCAGCATTTAGAGAAAATAAACACGCAATAATGACGTATATTTTTTAGCACAGTGATATAAAAAATATAAAGCATAGACCACAATAATAAATCACAAAGTAAAAAACCCACATTCATAAATAATAAACTTCAAAAAAAATGATGCGAGAGAAGATAATAGATCAGTGCCTGCAGGTCATGAAGCGGGACGATGTGAAGCGCGAATTGAAACAGCTGTTCCATCCCGTGATTGATTTAATCATGCAGGAGATTTATCCCTACATATATCTCTCGGTCATTTTCGTGCTCATCAGTTTTTTGCTGACTCTGGGCATCTTCGTGCTGTTGATGCGCACTTCGTTTCTGCACAACCACATCGTCCATGTCGGTGGTCACATCAATCCATTGGTTTGATGGTCGGTCGGTCACATCAATCCATTGGTTTGATGGTCGGTCGGTCACATCAATCCATTGGTTTGATGGTCGGTCGGTCACATCAATCCATTGGTTTGATGGTCGGTCGGTCACATCAATCCATTGGTTTGATGTTGCGCGTGGCATCATCGGTTGGACCCATATTCATTTTCTCAAAATTTTTATAAACTGTGATGGCATGAGGTGTCATGATTAGCAATAGACCCAGCAACCACGTGTTGGAAAAAGCCATTGGATTGTTCGTTATGCTGGAGACATAGGAAGTCATGAATGTCATTAAAATGACAATTTCAGAAAGTATCCAAAATGATGCGGATGCCGGTTTAATGTCGTCCACATTAGTGGTATCAATGAGTTGAATATATTCTGCATTCAAAATGATGGATGACAAATATAACCCGAGTAACAAACAAATGACAAAAATTCCAAATTTAGGCATGTTTGTCATGTTTGGTGAAATCAAAAATCCAAGTATACACACTAAATATAACGTGATGCATGAATCCTGAATGATGGAAGAAATTGCGATCATGCTGTCACTGGTTGCAACATCCATTATCCATTTGATGATAAATCCGGCAAGCGGAAAGTATTTCAATGTTGATAACACTGATGACTGCATTATTGTGGTTCGTGGTTCGAGATTATAAATATGCTATATGATGATTACGATTGTGTGATTATGTGCGATTGTAAACCTATTATATTAATGGTTAGATATTTTTTAAAAATAATACAAACATCAATGGCATAGAATGTATTCGTCAAAAAAGTATTAAATAATCTTAATATATAGTAATATAATTATAATCAAATACAGCATGAGCAAGTATGTGCTAAAAGCCGATCATCCGCTCATTCCGAGAGAGCAAACGTTTGCGATTGATCGCAAATTGATGAGCGTGCATTCTGAAGACCGCGACATCAACAAATGGCCGAACGCGAATCATTTTGAACTGCAGTTGCCGCAAACATACACCAACGTTGAAACGCTTGCGCTGGTTGAATACAATTTCCCCATAAATTATAACACATTTTCAACCCAAAATCAAAACACGATTATTACTGTTTACGTGGATATTTTGGGAACTTGGGGGGCAACTCAGCCTCCGCTGACCATAACAATTGAACCCGGATTTTACAGTCCGACTCAGTTGGCGATCATGATGGAAAACAAACTTAATTTAGCAGTGCGAGCATTGGATCCAACTTTGTCGTATCTCACAAATTACAGCAGTTTTAAGGTGTTTTATGACGAGGTTCGGCAGCGGTTGCTGTTTGGCAACGTGTCGGATCCATTCACATTTATTTACAACGTTCCTGAAAGTTATAACAGCGAACCCTGCTACACGTCGTGTCCCGCACAAACCCAAACGGCGCAACCGAGTGCCACCAGCCGATGGAACCAGTACACGAACTGGGGACTGGGATACAATCTTGGATTCATCAAATACAATTGCGGACAGTGCGGTTCCATTGCAACCACGCAAAGTGCAAACACTGCCACTGCTTTGCCAGTGATTGGCGATCAAAATGCGTATTATCTTCAGTCCACTACAGTAAATAATTTGGGCTACACGTGGCTGCCGGTTGGATCTGGCAATACGGGTTACGTGCTGACTCCGCCGAACCCGCCCAGCCTGAACGGCGATTCGGTGATGTACATGGAACTTGATAAATGCAATTACCAGGATGAAATGCAGCCGTATTCGGAACACACCAACAACAGCCGAAACAACGATTATAACGGTATAGTAAATGCGGCGTTTGCCAAAATTCCGATTTTGACAAAACCAACTAAAATCATTTCATTGTTGGAATATCAGTATGGCAATGAACCACCGGACACGGCGGAAGGCATGTCCTCATTTTTTCCACCTCTAGACAAGTTAAGCAAATTTAAATTCAAATTTCGGTATCATGATGGAACGTTGGTGGATTTTGGCGGACAAAATTTTAGTTTTACAATTGCGCTCTACTGCTATCGCGACGAAATTGCGCGTTCCAAGCATCTGCGCATTCCTTATGTGTCTACAGGACAATGAACATGCATTTTCATTTTTTATTTTTCACAGGGGTGGTGGTGGACCACATTTCCAGTATTCGCAGGTCACACGTTTTCCAGTCTTCTTTGAATCCGCGAAGAGAGACGAACGCAGGGGTCTTCATTTTTGGATTTTTGTAATAAATGTAGGGGCCGTACTGTCCGGTGCGCACACTGGTGCTGGCATTGATTTCGCGCAATATGGACAGATTTGCAGTTGTGGCTGTTGCATTTGTCTTTGTGTCTATGGCAGATGATTCAATGCAGCGCACTGCATCATCATACGAGCACGGCACGTCGTCCACATTCATTGCATTTGCATTCGCATCATTTGTTGTATCATTTGGTTTGGATTTAAGATGCGTGAGAGATTTTTTCTGGTCACCCCATGTCAAATATGGACCATATTTTCCGGTGCGCAGAAACAGATCGTCGCCGTTGTATTTTCCGAGCAGTTTACACAGGTTTTTTGGGGTTTCCTTTTTTGGGGTTTTTAATTCATTGGATCCATTTGATTCGTTTGATTCGTTTGATTCGTTTGATTCGTTTGATTCGTTTGATTTGTTTGATTTGTTTGGCAAATGTTTGGAATTCAAATTGTCAAGTAAGCGGTCCACGCATGACAGGCACTCGCCACACACATCGCCCCACGGTTTTTCGCCGGATGACACCTGATCCAGTTGCTGCTCCATGCGTTTGGTGTAATTGTAATCAAACAGCTCGGTGAAATGGGCGCATAAGAATTCTATCACCGCACGGCCCAGTGGCGTGATGACCAGGCGATTTTTTTCGTTGCCGAATTGGCGTTCTTCCGCGGACTGGGTTAGAACGCCGCCATCCAGTTCATAGTTAATGCAGTTAACGCGGCGGCCGGTGACGTCCTGTTTTGCAACATAGCCGCGCTCCTGTATTTTGTGCACGAGGCTGGAAAACGTGGAGGGGCGCCCGATGCCGCGCTCTTCCAGCATGCTCACGAGTGACGCCTCCGAATAGTGCGACTTCAGTTCGCGAATGTTCATGCGGGACTGCAGTTTATTGTATTTGATGACCGCGTTGTGTGCAATGGCCTGTAAAAAAGACCAATGGGTTGCGTCTTCTGTTTTGGGATTAGAGACAATGCGCCAGCCCGCAAATTCGGTGCGTTCCACTGAATACCGGTAGTCGCGCCCTTCGGGGGCCGAAATGCGCGAAGTCAGCGTCTTTCCAGTGCACGGCGCCATGCACGTTTCGGCCGAGTGCCGCCAAATCATGCGATAAAGGCGCTGTTCTTTGGGGGTCATGGTGTCCGGAACGGCGGCACAGTGCAGCGACGTGACGTGCACCGCTTCGTGGGCTTCCTGCGGCTTCACCGCGTCTGGTTGCGCGGAGTCGTCCATGTCGTCCATGTCGTCCATGTCGTCCATGTCAACCACTGCGACCGGAGTCCTTTTCTTTTTAATCACTATGCGTTTCTTTTCTTCTGGCTTGGCTTTTTTTTCTGGCTTGGCGACCTCATCCCCAATTCCCTTGTTGTATTTATCGCCCCATGTTTCCGTGATGTAAGCGCGGGCGTGCTCCAAAAATGGTTCCGAATACGCACGGCTGTCGGTGCGCGGATACGTGATGTATCCCCCTTCATACAAATGTTGACACGCCATCATGGTGTCGGCCGGTGAAAAGTTCAGTTCATTGCTGGCCTGCTGCTGCAGCGCACATGTGGTGAGCGGCTGCGGTGCCGGTTTAGAAAACGGGCGCACCTCGGGCGCGCGAATGACGTGCTCGTGCGCGGCGGATGCGAGCAGGAATGCGGAGCAGGCTTCGGCGTTATCGTGCCCCTTGCTGAGCTCGTATTTCAAATTCAGTTTTGTGAAATAGCCCACCGTGTCAAAAATGATGGTTCCCTCGGTTACATCAATGGCGCTTTGGTTGTCGTAAATGATGCGCAGGGCCGGGGTCTGGCAGCGCCCGGCCGACAGCGATGAGCTGCCTTGATTAACAGGAATTGGAACATGGGCCCACAGGGTGGGCGTGATTTTGAATCCGACCAGCATGTCCAGCGCCTGACGGGCGATTTGCGCGTGGACGGCATCCATGCTGAGCAGCTGGGGCGACTGTATTGCGCGTTCCAGAGCGGGTTTAGTGATTTCGTTGAACACGACGCGCTTGGTGGTGGCAACGGGGAGGCCGAAGAGGCAGCACGCGTGGTACGCGATGCCGGCGCCTTCGCGGTCGTTGTCCGTCATGAGATACGTTTCTTTGCACTCCCCCACGAGTGCCCGTATTTTTTCAATTTGGTTTGTTTTAGAGTCCACGTTGTGAAAATGGGGCACGGCGGTGAATGTGGTGTCAATGTCCTTCAATGAAGACAGCTCTCTCAAATGCCCGAACGTGGCCACGCAAACGTATTTGTCCGCGCCCAGATGAGAGACGATGGTGCTGCATTTGGCAGGGGATTCCACGATGAGCAGGATCTTATTTTTATTTCGCGATGACATGAACGTATGATAACATATAATGCAATGCATTATATATTTTATATTGATTTTGCATGTATTTAAAACCTCAATTTTATTGAATGTGATTTTGGGCTAAAGTTAGTCCGGATTTGCGCCATTAATGATGACATTGGTTGTGTTGATTGCATTGGCGGCTTCATTAGTTGCATTGGCGGCTTCATTAGTTGCATTGGCGCTGGGTCCGCCGGGTCCATTGGATTTAAATTATTAAAATTCATCGGTTTTATTTTAGGTTTAATATTTATCAAAGGCACACTGAATATGTGACTAGCCCATTGCACAAATCCAGAAATCCAACCATACACGGAATGAGTTTTAATGAACTGGGCATTCGTCAATAGCATGAAATCAAATAAGGTTTCTTTGATTGCAATGTCCGAATTGGGATATGACAAATGAACTGGGGTGGTTGGAATGAGACGATTGATGATTTTTGGATGAAGCCTATTTTTCAAATATTGTTTGAATAGCACCGAATCGGTGAGTATGTGTAAATTAGGAGACGTCATCATGTTTTCATTTATAATGTCAAATAACTCGTTGTAATACATTGAATTTGATCTATGTCGTATGATATCATAATCACCCAATCTAAAATGAATAATTGAATAATATTTGGGGATTTTAAATGCATTGCGCATTTCATTAAAATACTTTTTAAATTCATCATTTGGAAGCAATATGGAACACATAAACTGTTTGCTTTCAACTGATGGGGATTCATTATGATTATCTGAATGGTTGGTGGTTATTAAAATGGGATTGGGATCGCGACTCAGCGCATGATCGCGAAGTTGATTGACAATGAAATCGGCCGGTGGGTTTATTGCATGGATTATTTTGGACTCATTTTGAATGACGTAATTTGAGTGTTCATGTGGGCGTGAAATTAAAAACTGCGACACTGGATGCAGTTGCGTGTCCACAATTAGGTTAAACTTCATTTGTTGCGACAATTTGTGCAAATAAATGGTGCCACGCAACAAATCACCAAATCCTGCATCTAAATTTTTCATCCAAACCATGATGACAACATTGGACATGTTTATTAATTCATATACATACATGAATATTAAAAATGAAACATTACAACTTATCGCCGTCGGGTTGCGCTTCGCATTCGTCTCCGGCTTCGCATTCGTCTCCGGCTTCGCATTCGTCTTCTGGAACTGCGTATTCGGCCGCCATAACTGCTAGATTTGGCTTCAAATGTGTCATTTACAAATTTTGCGTATCCAAGGGTGTCAATGATGGATTGCATAACCGATGTCAACACTTCAACCCTGCAGTCTGCTGCACATATTTGAGACATGTGATCCCTAAAAAACGGTTTTAGTTTTTCATTGATAGAAGAAACAATTGAATCAGTTGGCGCAGCCTTTATAGCAATCCAATTAAAAGATGGAGCACCAAACAACCCAGGTTTAAATCGCACATGCCGACCATCATTGTTTTTAATTTGGGTTATTATTCTTTCCATTGTCTCTCTCTTTAACATCGCATCAATGTTTGGTGGATCGGACTCGCACGCCGTTTTGCATGAGCCAGATTCAACTATGACTTCTGCAATCTGCCTTGATAACAGTTTAATTGCACTCATGTTTCCAAATATATACAGTGCATATATATTTTAATTATTAATTTTTTTACAAATGGGTAATATTGGGTTGTTGTATTCATGTGGAAGGGGGCGCCGCCTTGTACTGCTTCCACGATATTTTTTTAGCAGCGGGCAAAGATGCAGTTCCAGAAGATGAAGACCCCGAATGCAGTTGGTCAAGTTTGTCGGATTTTTTTAGCGCGCTGTCAATGTAAATTTGTTTGAGCAGTTGCCCGACTTCAACCGACGCTTCGTGCTGACCCACTTTGCCGTCTTCAATCATTTTCAGCACGCCCAACAACTGCCCTAAAATTGTCAAATCAATCTCATCCTTTTTGACCTTGTTGTAAATGTCAGTGTAAGTGTTGAATAAAAAGGTGCACCGTTTCACGCACATCATGTCAAATTGTTCAGGATGGGTTCTGGCCAGGCGTGCGTAGTCATGCTTCAAATTGAGCAGGGTGGCGACATCCGCATGGATGAGCATGCTGTGTCGCAGATCGCGTATTTGAGAGGTGTTGTCGGCGGCGTCATTTGCGTGAATCATTTTCTCCAACTGGAGGCGGTCCATGCTGTTCATTATAATTGAATGTTGTAAATTATGATAATATAATAATATTAACAATGCAACGATTTTAAATGCCTTTAAAAAAATATAATTATATTGCATAATAATAATTATAATACAAATATACAAATAACAAATGACTCCAACTCCAACTCCAACTCCAACTCCAACTCCAACTCCAACTCCAAATAGTCGCACGCCATTGCATGCTACGCCAACGATTGTTCCTTCAAATGGTAGAGATGTCATACCTGTAACCGTTTCCACTACGACATCTGAAAGCATAATTGCAGCCGGCCAAAACCGAAGTGCTGCTCACAATGCATTGGTGTTAAGTCAGACGGGCAGGAAAGTGGGGGGTGGCAAGCGAAGCAAGCGAAGCGACTATAAAAAGCGATCCCGTAAGTCTAAGCGAAGCAAGCGATCCAAGCGAAGCAAGCGATCCCGTAAGTCTAAGCGAAGCAAGTCCAAGCGGGGTGGCCAGCCAACCCCAACACCAAGTCCAAGTCCAACGCCCAAACCAACGGTGCTTGTGCCGCAATTTTTGGGAGCACACAATGCTGGTGCAAATGGAAACAGCTTAAGTAGCAATCACGTGGCAATGATAGCGGGTGCGCAGGCGGCGCTTGATAATCCCAATGCTGCACCATCATCATACAGTGTATACTAGTTTGCCATAAATGCACAATGCACAATGCACAATGATATAAATCCAAATGCAAAATAAAATTATATTTGGATTTTATAGTGATATAAATCAAATGCAGGCAGTCGCACCAGTCGCACCAGAAGTACCAGAGAATTTTGGTTCGGATCCGCCATCAAAAATATTAACCTATGCGCAAGCGCTTTTAATAATCCTGTATTTTGTTGGACTTGACGTCGGCGTGTTCATGCTGATTTACATTAAGAGCGTCAAAGACAATTGGCCAAATTTCCGGTGCAGGCCAATTTACATGGCGACTGCATCAATTTTTGACATCAAAACTGAAGAAAATTTTGAACAGTGCATACAAAGCATGCAGACTGGCTATATGAGCATCCTGATGGAACCCATAAATTATTTAATGTCGGCAACCACGAGCACTGTTGGTGGGCTGACATCCAGTTTGAACGACATTCGCGATTTCATGAACAATTTTAGAAACAATTTGACGGGAAGCATTCAAAACATTTTCGGTGTGTTCTTGAACATGCTCACCCAGATTCAAATCATGGTTATCAAAATCAAGGACATGATGTCCAAGAATGTCGGCATTATGACGACCATGATGTACACGTTGGACACCAGCGTGCAAACAATGGAAAACACGTGGGCCGGTCCCATCGGCAAAACGGTGCGCGCATTATAGTTATGGGCTTTAGGCATGTTGGGAAGGGGTGAGTCATTTGTTTTGCACAAACCTGAAAAAACAAATAATGATATTTAATAATAAGGATTTCAATTCCAAACGAAGCAATAACATGGAACCAGCAAATGCAGCAAATGTAGTAAATGCAGCAAATGTAGTAAATGCATCAGAACTGTCATGGTTTAAATTTTTATTTAAGAACAAAACCCAGGATGATTATGTGTATGATGTGGGATGGACCGTTATTATTATTTTCATATTTTGTTGCGCAAATGCATATTTGAAAATACGCGCCAATGCACAGATGATTCGCAGCAATTGGATTACATACCGGTGCAATCCAGCCTACATGCTGTTTGCGGGAACAATTATGAAACCGAATGATTCAACCGGCGACCAGATGCAATACACGAATGAAAATTTTGAATATTGCATACAGAACGATTTGAAATCCATTTCGTCCACGTTCATGGATCCGGTGTATTACACGCAATCGGTTGCGACGAGCATGTTGAGCGGAATTGCAAATGCGCTGAATGATATGCGCACATTGATCAACAACATTCGGGACGCGGTTTCATCCATTATTGCGGACGTGATGAGTCGTATACTGAATGTCATGCAGCCGGTGGTCTTGCTGTCATTGAGCATGCGCGACATGATGGGCAAAATTCAGGGTATCATGACAACTTCACTGTACACCCTGCTTGGAGCGTACGACACCATGCAATCCGGACTGAGATCCATGTTTGAAATCATAGTGATTATTCTAATTGCGATGGGGGCCACAATTATTGCGCTCTGGATTGTGGTGGCCATTGCCGCAGCGTTTGGGCCGTTCGGTATCATACCAATGGGGATTGCAACCGCCGCAGCAGGTGTGATGACTGCCATTTACATCGGAATTGCTATACCAATGGGCATCATTGCGCATTTCTTGGCTGAAACCATGCACATCCAGGGTCTATCGCTGATTCCAGATCCTCCTTCCCGTAATTAAGAGCCCATGGTTGAACGTCAATGATAATAAATATTTTAAACGGATTGATTTTGATTTAATTGATTGCAATAAAATATTTATATTTTTATTATATATAATCGTCATTTCAAAATCAATTAACTTTCAAAAACAAAATGGAATTGAAGGTTCTGGGTTATCATGCGCGCGTTGAACTCATCGTGTTATTCATTGTCATCGGCATTGTTTTAGGAGCCCATTTGTTTTGCAGCTGCACTTCGTTTTCCATCGGCGGCATGCCGTCCAATGTGGGCAGCGTGATTAAGGAGGCTTTTACGCAACAAACCACCATGTTGGGATCCGATGATTACGGCGCTCCCATAAATTACAACATGGACACCGGACTTCCCATTGCCAACTGGGAGAATGCAGCGCGTAATTACGCGAACCTAATGGGCAACCAGGACAACACCAAGAAGGATTATAAGGGCGGTCCCATCCCCCTGCCACCCGGCGAACTCCTCATTTTTGCGGACAATGAAGTGAAGCCCGAGTGCTGCCCGAGCTACTACTCCTCCAGCACCGGCTGCATCTGCACCAGCCAAAAACAATGGAATTATTTGAATGAGCGCGGCGGAAACCGCACCCTCAGCACCGAGTTCTAAATATCGGAATCAGGTCACTCACCACGTGTAAATCAAATACGGAACGCAATAGACGGACACGATAAATGTGACGGTGTTTACGCTGGGACTTTTATTGGTCAAATAATTCGCAATTAGACAGGTGACAATCATCATTGCGCCGTCGGAGATTATGGCTTTGACGCCAACCTCCTTGGCGTACGCCTTGGGTTTGGTTTATACATGTATATACTTTTAAAAAAGTTTTATGATGCAATTAAAATATTTATGAATGTTATAACATTCATAAACATGAACGATAATGTGCCAACTGTCTCATATGGACCGCCCTCTTCGGCCCTGTGCGCTCCGGCGATGACATACATTGTAATTTCTCTTGTGGCACTCCTGGTGACCTGGATGCAAAATCGCCAAAACACAAACGTGTACTGCGTTGGATCAGTGTCGTGCCCAGTGCAAAGCACGACCTATGTTTTCGTTTTGAAAATCTTATGGTTCCTGTTTTGGACGTGGTTGTTGAACGTGCTATGTGCTAAGGGCTATAAAACCGTGGCATGGATACTGGTGGCCATCCCATTGTTAGTGTTTTTCACGCTCATATTTGGAATGGCGAACGCGGTTGCATCTGGGTCCGCAAGAGCGGGTGCCGGCGCTGCTCCATCTCAAACCGTGGGAATTGCAGGAACCACTGCATACAATGGAAAAGCGTCCAAAAAGTTGAACACAAACACCAGTCCGGCCAATCCAAATGAATATGTGTATGGAAATAAGGCCGACAAGGTCGGGTTTTTCCCCAATGACACCAACACGCAATATTCCAGTTATGCAAGCTATGATGCCAATTTGGACAATCGTGCCAAATTCTTAGACCGCGAGTCCAAGGGACAGGTTCAGCCACAACAGCAACAACAGCCGCAGCAACAACCACAGTAATGACAATCAAACAACTACAGTAATGACAATCAAACAACTACAGTAAAAAAACATAAAATAAAAAATGTTATATTTTTATTTTAAATTGCAAATGCATGTCACCTTACCCACACCCCCAATGGCATAAGGGAGGGGTGTGGGGAACCGTGGTTCCCTACTATAAATACATGTTGGCATTGGGGCGTTCTGTATCGCCCTTTTTGATGAGCTTGTCCACCACTTCTCGGCTCACGGTGTAAGGAAACGACACCTCCAACGACATTTCCTTGTCGTCAAACAGCTGCGTGCCGGGGCGCATGAGGCGATACAGGTTCAACTTGGTGTAAACGATTTCTAAGCAGCGCTTCAAATTGCGCACGCCTGCCTCCTTGTGCGTGCAATGTTCCACGATGTATTCCACGACTGAATCAGGAATGATGATGTCGCCCTCTGCGAAAGCAACTTCGTCCCGAATGCGCGGAATCAGGTGGTTCTGTGCAATGAACGTCTTGTCCTTGGCGCTGTATCCAGTTGTCCGAATTTTATACATGCGATCCAGCAGCACGGGATTCACGCGGCTCTCGTCATTGTAACTGAATATGAACAAACACTTGCTCAGGTCAAATCCCACCTCCGAAAAGTACTTGTCATGGAACTGTGAATTCTGCGACGTGTCAGTGAGGTGTGTCAGGATGCCGACGATTTCCTCGCCCTTGGACGTCTCGCTGATCTTGTCCAACTCGTCAAAGTAAATGACGGGATTGCTGGACTTGCACCGGATCAGAATGTCCACAATTTTGCCCCACACACTGCCCTCGTATGTGTAGGAATGCCCTTCCAGAAAGCTGCTGTCGGTGGCACCGCCCAGCGCAATGAAAGCAAAATCACGACCCAGGATCTTGCTGATGCCTTCCTTGACGAGTGACGTCTTTCCTGTGCCGGGTGGTCCGTGAATGGCCACAGCAGTGCCGATGGCGGCGGGGTTTGCAATCCACTGTCCGACCATTTGCATGATCTGCATTTTGGCGTCGTTCAGTCCATACACTGCGGTGTCCAGTCGGGTTTTGGCGGCGGTCATGAACTCGTGGCATCGGTCCACGCCGTCTGCGATAGTGAGAGGGAGATTTTTGTTTTTGTTGAACGGGATCTGCATGAAGGCTTCCACCCAGTTCTTCAGCTTGCAGTATTCGCCGCAGCCGGGCTCCATGTACTGCAACATGCCAACTTTGCGAATTGCGACTGCTTTCATGTCGCGCGGGATGTCAGATTCCAGCAGAGTCAACTTATACGGTTTTTCAATTGCGGTCACCTTGGTGACTTCGTTCAATTCGTCAATGAGCGCACGCTGCTGCTGAATTGTGAGATTCTTTTTGAAGTATTCCAGATCATTTGTGGAATTCTTCTTGCGAAGCAATTTGCGGAACTTCTTGGAATTTGTGCGTTTTTGTTTGTAAGTCAGATCGTCCAACTCCTTCCGGATTTTCTCTTCAGATTGCTGCAGGGTTTTCAGCTGATTTGCTATAACGCGATTTGTCTTGTCCTTGGCCAGCATTTCTTCGTAAGTTGTGCGCAACGACTGCATCATTTTCATTTCATCGGTGTATTTCTGCTGCAGGGCTTCCAGTTCTGCCGTGTTGCAATCGTCTTCATCGCTGTCTGATGACGAAGAATAGTAGCTGTCGTCTTCATCGTATTCATCATCATCATCGTATTCCTCGTCATCATCCTCCCAATCTTCTTCATCGTCGGTGTCTTCAGGAATGTAGTCTTCGTCGTCACTGTCGTCCTCAGCATCGTCTTCACGCGTGTCATGAATGGGTGCATGAATGCATTTTTTCTTGCCGAAATCTAGGCGCCTGGAAACATCATTATCAGGACCTTGTGTCTGGGTTTGGTTTTGGTTTTGGACTTGACCCTGGCCCGGACCTTTCTGTTTTGGTTCAACATGTATGATGATGTTGAAGTTTTGTTTCTCTTTGCTTTTCTTTGCAGGGCCTGCTTTTTTTGGGGCCTTTGGTATAGCTGGCACCACATTGGCTGGTGGCGGCGTGACTGGCGCATCATCAATTGCTGATGCCGAAAATGCATGTTCAATGATTGTTTGCGCAATTGCATCTTCGGGATTTGTTGGAGGAATGGCGTCATCCTTTTTTGCGGACTTTGTGCGGGGTTTGACTGTAGCGGTTGGTGCCTTTGTCTTTTTTGCAGCGGTGGTTTCAAGCTGTTTCACTTTTTCGTTCATGTAGGTTGATGGGAACAAATCAGACAACAACCGATTCACTTCCAATCGGTCATATGATGCATCCTTTTGCGTTTTTTTGCCTTTTAGGGTGTCTTCTCCGACGGCAACAGTGGATCCAGAGCCAGCAGGAGGAGCAGTGGCAGCCCCATGGTCGCCCTCCGCGTCATTGTCGGTTCCATCACTTTCGGGAAATGGTGGTTGCGGTGCATTGGGATCAGGACCCGAAGTGTTGTTCTTATAAACTCGGGCAGCATCTTCTTGCTTCTTTGATTTGGTAACTCTCTTCTTCGGGACGGTTGAAATGTTGATGGGCATTATGTGTAGTTGCGTTGCTTGTTGCTTGTTGTTTAGGTCATGCAATGTGTTTATATTTTATTTTTTGTTTTCAATTTTTTTTAATAATCAAAACACAAATCAAATCCATCAATCCATCAATCCATCAATCCATCCATCAATGCCATGTTTAATACATTTGTCATTGTTTTAGTAAAAATTGATTGCAAAAACAATCTAAATATTATTTAGTAAGTATAAGGAGGATTCTATCATTTTAAGACACACGACAACACACCGAAACAATAACAATGGCATCATCATTATCATCCAAGCCCCGTGTATCAAAAATTGTCGGCATTCAGTTTAGCATGCTGTCTCCCGAAGAAATTCGAAAAGGGTCAGTCACCGAAATCACAAGTCGCGACACGTATGTGGGGAACAAACCCGTCATAGGCGGGTTGTTTTGTCCATACATGGGTGTGTCCGAGCCGGGCATGCTTTGTCCGACAGATGGCCTGGACTACATGAACACGCCCGGTTATTTCGGCCGTATTGAATTGGCCGCGCCAGTGTTTTATTACCAGCATTTGGCCACCGTGCACAAGATTCTGCGATGCGTGTGCATCAAATGCAGCAAATTGCTCATCAGTAAGGATGCGCACAAGCAAGCGTTGAAAATGCTGGCCGATGAGCGCTGGTCTTACGTATTTGGCGTGGCGAGCAAGGTCAAGCGTTGCGGCGATGACAATGAAGATGGGTGCGGCTGTCTCATGCCTAAAAAAATCAGAAAAGAGAATTTGGCCACGTTGATTGCCGAGTGGGACAGTGACGGCATAAAAGGCATGTCCGAAGAAGACGCCAAAAAAATGAACATGTTGCTCACCCCGGACATTGTCCTCAAGATATTTCGCAGGATCAGCGACGACGACGTGTCGTTCATGGGGTTCAGTCCCACATTTTCGCGGCCGGACTGGATGATTTGCCAGGTGCTGGCGGTTCCCCCGCCGGCGGTGCGTCCTTCCATCAAAATGGACGGCCAGCAGCGCAGTGAGGACGACCTCACGCACATCATCGTGAACATCGTCAAGGCGAACAAGACGCTGCAGGAAAAAATACGCGACGGGGCTCAGGCCAATATCATCGCCGACTGGCACACGGTCCTGCAGTATTACTGCGCCACGCTCGTGGACAACAACATTCCGGGCGCGGCACCCGTTGCCCAGCGTTCCGGGCGCCCCCTCAAGTCCATCAAGGAGCGTTTGAACGGCAAGGGTGGTCGCGTGCGCGGCAACCTCATGGGCAAGCGCGTGGACTTTTCGGCGCGTTCCGTCATCACGCCCGACCCCAATCTTTCCATTCGTGAGCTCGGTGTGCCGCTTAAAATTGCGAAGAACATCACGAAACCGGTAGTGGTGAATGACATGAACCGCCGCGTTCTCACCAAACTCGTGCGCAACGGGCCGGAGGAGTACCCCGGTGCGAAGATTCTGGAGCGCAAGGGCGGCGAGAACATTTCGCTGCGATATGCTGACCGCGATAACATTGTGCTTTACAACGGCGATATCGTGCACCGCCACATGATGGACGGCGACGGCGTGCTGTTCAACCGTCAGCCCACGCTGCATCGCATGAGCATGATGTGTCACATTGCGCGCATCATGCACCAGGGCGACACGTTTCGCATGAATGTTGGTGACACTAAACCCTACAATGCCGATTTTGACGGTGATGAAATGAACATGCACATGCCGCAGGACGAGGAGGCCGAGGCGGAGCTGAAGAATCTGGCAGCCGTGCCGTATCAAATCATCAGCCCGGCGAAAAATCAGTCCATTATTGGCATCTTTCAGGACTCGCTGCTGGGGTCATACCGTTTAACCCGCCCGGGTGTGTCGTTCACGCCGCGCGATGCCATGAACCTGCTGATGGCTTATAAAGGTGTAAACGAAGGACTGTTTGCGGGGCATGCGGACCGTATCACCAGTTTCCAGATCCTGTCGCAGATCATGCCGGCATTCACCATGAAATACAAGACCAAGGGCTTCGGCGAAACCGACGACTTTGCAACCTCGCCCGGCGTGCTGGAGATCGTGGACGGAAAGTATTTGCGCGGACAGCTGGACAAGGATGTGCTCGGCGGAGGTAGCAACGGGCTCATCACGCGCACCTGCAACGACTTCGGCAACATGGCGGCATCCGACTTCATTGACAACCTGCAGGACATCGTGACTGAATACATGAAAACCAGCGCTTATAGTGTGGGCATCAGTGACCTCATTGCCAATCGCAGCACGAACGAGCAGATCGCGCAGTCCATCACTTCCAAAAAGAAGGAGGTGAAGAACCTGATTGACCAGACGTACCTCGGCATCTTTGAGAATGCAACGGGCAACACCAACGAGGACGAGTTTGAGTTCCAGGTCACCAACATTTTGAACAAGGCCACGAACGACTCGGGCAAAATCGGGTTGAAGAGCTTGGACAAGGACAACCGTTTCGTGACCATGGTCAAGGCGGGTTCCAAGGGCAGCGATTTGAACATTTCGCAGATGATTGCGTGCCTCGGGCAGCAGCTCATTGACGGCAAGCGCATCCCCTACGGGTTTGAAAACCGCACGCTGCCGCACTTCACGAAATACGACGACTCCCCCGGTGCGCGCGGTTTCGTGGAGAACTCCTTCATTTCGGGGCTCACGCCGGAGGAGCTCTTCTTTCACGCCATGGGCGGTCGTGTGGGTCTCATTGACACCGCGGTCAAGACCTCTTCCACCGGATATATCCAGCGCCGACTCATCAAGGGCATGGAGGATTTGAAGATTGAGTACGACATGACGGTGCGTAACAACAAGGGCCGCGTCATTCAGTTCAGCTACGGCGAGGACGGCATTGACCCCGTGAAAGTGGAGAGCCAGATCATGCCGCTGGTGAACCTGGGTCTGGACGAGATTTACGCGCACTACCACATGCCGAGCAGCGACCCGAAGGACGTGGTGTTCACGGCGGCATTCACCAAGGGCGTCATTTCGCGCATGAAGAAGCAGAAGGCCGAGAACGATGCCAAATGCAAGCAGTGGATTGACTTCATGATTGAGCAGCGCGAAACAGTGATTCAGCGAGTGTTTCGTAATAAGAACAATGATCGCGTGTACCTGCCAGTCGCATTCGCCCACACCATCAACAATGTCAAGGGCCTGCAGCAAATCAACAACAATTCAATTGTGGACATCACGCCATTGGAAGCGTTTGCCATGATTGAGGCGGCATACAAGCGCCTGGAAAGCATGCACTACTGTGCACCCACCGAGCTGTTCAAGGTCATGTACTTTTACTACCTGTCGCCGAAGGACCTGCTCATGGTGAAGCGCTTCAACAAGAAGGCACTCACAGTACTGCTGGAAATGATCGTGCTGAAATACAAGAACTCGCTCATTGCGCCGGGTGAAATGGTGGGCATGATCAGCGCGCAGAGCATTGGTGAGCCCACCACGCAGTTGACGCTCAACAGTGTATCATACGACACGCGCATAATGTTGCGAATTGACGGGCAAATCAAAGTGTTTCAAATCGGAGAATACATTGACCAATACATTGAAACGGCCGAACGTATGGAAGATCATCCAAATGACACAAAACTCGGATACATCAATGCGGATGAAGATGTGTTTATTCCATCGGTTGATGCATTCGGCATTACGAGTTGGAAACGGGTTGAAGCAGTCACACGTCATCCGGTTGTGAATGCGGATGGAACGAACACAGTGTTGCGAGTCACGACTGAAGATGGGAGACAAGTTGTTGCAACAAAGGCAAAATCATTCTTATCCATTGATGCCAAGAACCAATTGGCTGCAACCAATGGTTCAGACCTTAAGGTCGGCGATTACATTCCGATCAACCAACGAGCATTTGAAATGCCAGAAAACGATTCCACGCGTGAATACTTAGTGCAACATGCTGAAAGGTATTCCAATTTGAAAAACCTTTCAGAAGTGAATGATGTCATGCCCACATTTGCTTACAACGAAAAGGTGCACACAAACATGAATCGCAAAAAACTGGCCGCAATCATTGGAACCAATCCATTCCCTGATATTCGCTTTGACAAGATTGTCAGCATTGAAGAAATTCCAAACCCGACCGAATGGATGTATGATTTCACGGTTGAAGAAACACGCACATTCATCATTGAAAATGGAATGGCATTATACGACACATTTCACACAGCGGGCAGCGGTGTTGCCATGAAGGCGAACGTGACGCGTGGTGTGCCCCGCATTGAGGAGCTGCTGTCCATCACTGAGAACCCGAAGAACTCGTCGCTCACCATTTATCTGAAGAAGGACGAGGAGACCGACTGCGAGCGCGCCAAGGAGCTGATTGCGCAGATTGAGCTCACGCAGCTGAGCGAGTTGGTGGAGAGCATCTCCATTTGTTTTGACCCCGACGACCTGAACACGCTGATTCAGGAGGACCGCAGCACAATGTTGCAGTATTACGAGTATCAGCGCTTGTTGCAAGAGTGCGCGGGCATAGACGCCCCTGATGCCGAGGCCGATCCCAATGATTCGGCGCGCTCCAAGTGGATCATCCGCATGGTGATGAGTCGCGAGGCCATGTTGGACAAGCGCATCACCATGGACGACGTGCACTTCGCCATTAAGAATAGCCATGGCGACGACGTGAGCTGCATTTACGCGGACTACAATGCCGAGAAGCTGGTGTTCCGACTGCGCATGAACAACATCAACGGTAAGAAACCGCTGAAGCCGAAGGAGAACCCGCTGGACCAGTCGGACAAGATTTACCTGCTGAAGGCATTCCAGGACCAGCTGCTGAACAACATCGTGCTGCGCGGCCTGAAAAACATCAGCAAGGTGACGCTGCGCAAACTCATGGACACGCTGCACAAGGAGGACGGCGCGTACGTGAAGAAGGAGACGTGGGTTTTAGACACGAAGGGGACCAACTTAATGGACGTGCTGGCACTGGACTACATTGACGTGAATCGCACGATCAGCGACGACATCCAGGAGATTCACAGCGTGCTGGGCATTGAGGCGGCGCGCGAGGCGTTGCTCACCGAGATGACGGGCGTGTTTGAGAATGACGGCACTTACATCAACTACCACCACCTGAGCCTGCTGTGCGACCGCATGACGGCGAGTTCCCACATGGTGTCCATTTTCAGGCATGGAATCAACAATGACAACATCGGCCCCATTGCCAAGGCGTCGTTTGAGGAGACACCGGAGATGTTCCTGAAGGCGGCGCGTCATGCGGAGCTGGACCAAATGCGCGGCATTTCGGCGAACGTCATGTGCGGACAGGAGGGTTATTACGGCACCAGCAGCTTCCAGGTCATGCTGGACTTGCCACAGATGATCGCCAAGATGGAGGATGTGGCGTTCCAGGCGCAGAACGAGCAGGCGGAGATTGCGGAGGCAATGGGTGCTGCCGCCATGGACACGAGCGCGTGCGCGTTTGAGAAGCTGACCATTGAGTCCAATGTGGGCAGCATTCAGAAGGTGGATCTGGGTCATGGCGCAACAGACAATTACAATGTTGGGTTTTAGAAGAATGGATTATGGAACATATGTCATGTTCGTTCATAAATTTTGCAATCATCGCAGCTCTTGTATATCATGTTAAAATAGTTAATTAATTGTGCATCATTGCAATCATTCATTTCATAACATTTCATTTTGTCCAATCCTAATTTGTCCAATTCATTGCACATTACATCAGTGTCAGATGAATTTTTATTATCCAGCACTATAAAATCATTTTTATCGTCTTTGTAAAATTGCAGGATTTCGTCCAGGTTGCAATGCAAAGTTTCTAATCCAATTATGCAGTATTGTTTTTTGTAATTTGCATTGATTATCTTGTTGCAATACTTATAATTATACTCATTGCGTTTCCATATTTGTGAATGATTTTTCATGTAGATTTCATCTTCATGCGCATTTAATTTTTTCATCATTTCTTGAACATTGTATTTTTTATAACAATGATCGGTTAGATGATATCTCAATCGGTTTATTTCACCATTTCTAATATATGAAAAATTATTTCCTCCATCATTCATGTATTGAACATATCCCAATTTGTGAATTTTTGCAATTTTAGTTTTAACTGCTGTTCTAATCAACAACTCATAATCATCGCTCACTGGCAAATATTCAGAGTAGTTCCCAATTTCAAGTAATGTCGTTTTTCTCCATATTCGTGGATGATTTGGCACACTCACAATGTGGCTCAGCGTGATGTTGTTTATGTTGCCATGACTGGACACATGCACCCACATGCCATTGTATTTTTGTCTGTAATATCCAGCATACCCTAATCCAAAAAAATCACCATACCTGAAATTGGTTTTGTTTTCATGTAAATTGATGTAATCCATGTATATAAATCCAATTTCATCATTCTTGTCAAATACATTTTTTGCATCCAGTAACACATCTTGCAATATTTCATCATCATGATCTAATTCTATCACATATTTGCCACGACATAATGAAACAGCTTCATTTTTAACATTGCCAATATTACCACTGTTGTCCGAACGCTTGTATAGTCTCACTCTATGATCATTCTTGAACAATTCTCTTAAAAATATAAAATGATCATATTCGGATGTATCATCCAGTATTACCCATTCCCAATGCTTCAATGTCTGCAGTTTAACACTATCATATGCTCTTTTTATTTTATCATATGATTTATAACATGTTGTAAATATGGAAAATATCGGTCTTACGGATTCAACGGGCATAGTCACAATTGACATGTAACAATAATTTACCATTGAATTGAAATTATCAATGTCTATTTCATTATTTTCATTTACTTTTATGTGTATCCATTGTTTTCTCATAGAATCCCCTATTATGCTATTAACTTCATGGTTCATTTTGGTCTCATCGCCATATGTGACTAATATTTGATAACTACAATTGAATAACTTATTTAATGCTTCCTTGTGGTTAACTATAAAAACTGAGCACAATAATTTGTCTTTATTTTTATCAAAAATTTCATCAATGCGTGAATGCTCATCATATCTAAACAAAATGACAAATGGATATTTCATGTTTATGTAGGGTATGTGTTATAATGTTTGCAATGTTTTGTGTTATAATGTTTGCAATGTTTTGTGTTATAATGTTTGCAATGTTTTGTGTTATAATATTTAAAATGTTTTATGTTTATAATGTTTGTGAAATGCATTAATTAACCCGATGTACAAAAAATTATTATATTTGTAAAATATAATATTGTGTATAATAAAATAAACCAATTTTCAAATTATGCCACGGGTTTTTGTATTCTCGTCTCATGGAAGCATGCAGGTGACAGACGATAAAACTTCATTCGCTCTTCCAGTCATGGGAATGAAAGGTGATCCCAAATTAAAATTAAAAAAAGTTGTCTTAATTGCATCACCCGTTGACACATTCACGGCTGCCAAGTTTGGGGATCCTTTCTGTGCTGATTTAAGGTGTGATGCACCATACGTGGAATTGGTTCGCAATTTGAGTGAGTCGGTTAGAAGTGGAAGTATGAGACCCGATATGTCAAAGAACGACCTCAGACAACTGATTAAACGAACAATGGTTGATGTAAGAGACCACCCTCGCCATGCGGATGCCCGAAAACAGGCTGAAAATAAAATTCGCTGTCACAGATTGGGTCGTCCAATGACAGACCTATTTTTGTTTGATCCAAGTCAAGCAGTGCCGATTATTGAAAGCGTGACGATGGTTGACATGCAAACCGGCAAAATTGAAGATGTTCATCGTGAGTTTGGATTGGCTAAAAAGAGCCATGCCACAAAAAGGAAGGTTTCTACTGATGGTATGGGAGATGCCAAAAAAAGGAAGGTTTCCGCTGATGGTATGGGCATGGGCCATGCAGCACAAAGCACCGACGACGCAGCCATTCTACAGGATGCAAAATCAAGAGCTGAAGCAGAATTGGTAAGACTAAAAACACACAGGTCAGACCCTTTTTACATTGACATGAAAACCGAACACATTAAAAGCATAGACGACACCCTTAAATGCATGCACCCTGGATCCAAATTTGAATACTCTGCAAAAACGAAAAAAGTTTATAAGGACCGCATCAAACTGTCAGACCTGCTGCGAATTGGAATATCCAGTGGATTGGTTGACCCTGAAAATGACTTTGTGGTTGTTTATGCATGCAGAGTGCCAGATGATGGCACATTGGGTGCACAACCAAGCCCACGCGCCGGGAGTGATAGCGAACGAAGCGTGGGTGGTAAAAAATACAAACGATCTAGAAATAAAACATGCAAACAACGGCCGACATGAAATGAGTTTTTAGCATAAATATTTTTTTATGCGTATATATAATAAACTAAAATGGACAAACAAAAACAAAAAAAAGCACATTCCCGAAAAATGGATGCGTTGGTGGTTGGATGCGCACTCGGAACGGGGTGCGACGAAGCCGAGTTGGTGCGCCTATCAATGGAACACGCGCATGAATTTCGTTGTCCGTATGCACTGGCAGACGCTCACCTGCGATCGTTGGAAACACGTGAAGAACGCGAATCCGCCATGCAGATGGAAGCCAAAGTGAATAAAGTCATTGCCAAAACAATCCGACGCGAAGGATCAATGGGTGCAATGGGTGCAATGAGTCGGTGCGCAATGGAGAGATTTTCAATGCAACCGGGTCCAATCCCACGGGCCATAATGCAGTCGTGCAAATGCACGGGGCCAACACAATCCCCCAAATGCCGATTGCAGCCTGCGTTGTGCAAAACCGCTGTGCATACTTTATCAAGAGCGGTTCCGCGCACACCAAAGGCATCATCGCCTAAAACCAAAAAATCTGGAGGCAAACATAAATCCAAATCATGCAAACGGAGATCGTGATTGATTAGTCAATGAAAATATATAAATATAAGCATTTATGTATTTGTATCATACATCATATCCACACTATTACATGAATTCATCTCAACCAACCAAACTATTGAAATCCGAGATATTTGATTATGTGATAAACATATTGCATGGATATCAACATTATGTTAGATTTAATACGAGAAAAACAAAAGACAAATTCATTGCACACGTTTGGAAATGTTACAATGATTTCAATGACAAAACACTTCAAGAACAAATTAAATACGTAGAAGAAGAATTGTATTGGAGGGATGATGAATTCACGCCAACCATGTGTCCCATCCGCCGAATGGAGTTGTGTTTATTTTATGAGACATGGGAACACGTCAATTACGACTCCGTTGCCGGTTGCTGGTGGGCCACTATCCCAGCATGGGCCATTTTTAACGACGACCTTCAATCAAAAAATCACTGGTTAATTCGCGCCGACGATGGCTATAATTTAATGAATAGCGTTCAGCATAAGACATGGGGTATGAAAGAAACAAATTCAACAAAAGGATTTGATTATCTTGTCAAACCAGGAGACATATTATGGTTTATATTGAGTGGAAACAATGGAAAAGTAATAGCGTTTGCTGAATATGTAAGTCACAACGGACGAACCAAAAAGAACGAAGAATTCGGTTGGGAAAAACCGGCAACCAATGGCAATGAAGAATGGAACATAGAAGTAAATTACACGGATTTTACAAATGTTGAAACTGACAATCATTTCACTCACATAAAGGGGCAAAGCGTAAACATACGAATGTATAACCAAGAAAAAGAAAATTGTAAAATAGATTTACCATGCATTTATGATAAATATAAATTTTCATGAAAACCCCACTCGTCTAAAACCAGTTGCCACCCATGCCGTCAATGACAGTTTCCGCCCCGTGAAACACGGTTTCGGCACCGTTCACAATGGCACCGCCATACTGGTGGTGGCGAATATCCTCCACCGTGGTAATGCCGTGGCTGAGCGCTTCAGCGCCGTTGCTGATGGCGCCGCCGCCAGCAAGGTGGCCAACGATGTCAAGCCCGTGCTCAACTTCGGGAGCAGTGATGTGAATGTGAGGAACGTGAATGTGAGGAACGTGAATGTGCATTTTATTGAATTGGGTTATAATACAATTCAATATTTTATTTTTTAAATCCTTTTTATATTCATTCTTCTAATTATTCTCCTTCACCTTCTCCTTCACCTTCGCCTTCTCCTTTGTCGGCCGCCTTCAATCCGACCTGTATTTTTGCAACCGGCACGTATTCCGAAATAAAGTCCGCAACTGAAACGTCAATCATGAGTTGGGTTGTGATTTGTGCAACAAAGTCGCCATTGATGCATTGACTAAGCGAAAATTTAATTTCATTTTCAACGGTTCGGATGATGCTGTATGTGGGAGAAACATCTCGGTTGCGTCCCATCGTCATGACGTAATAAAATGCGGGATTGGGTTCGGCTTTCATTGGTTTGCACAGCACCAGAGCGGACTGTTGATTTTCAACCAATGGGTGATGCGTTTGTCCCGCGAACAGCACGATCGGAATGCGGAAATGCTGGGCCAGTATCCACAAGTCCAAATGCGTCATGTAATGGAACGAATTCATGATGAAGTCCTGCACATTGGTGGCCAGCACGCGGCGATTGGCAGTCAAATGTTTGTAATAGTTCATCATTTGCACTTTGTGCGTGCGCATGAGTTCGGCATATTTGCTCACCAGAATGGTTTTTAGTTCACGCACGAGCATGTCATCATACTCTGCACTTTCCTCTTTCAGAATGGAGATGAATGCATCAAATGTGCACTCCCCCATGGCATTTTCAAACGTGAGCAGTTTCATTGTTTTTGGGAAATAATGCGCTGCGGCTCCTACCAATGGTTTAACTGCAACTGGGGCGCACAAGTTGCTTCTAGAAGCAGCAGGAGGCGATTCTTCTGCGGCACCATTAGAAGGAGCAACAATGTAATTGCTGGACGGAACTTCGCCGGGATTCGGTTCCGGATTTGCAGTGGCAAATGTGTTGTATCGTGCGAATCGGTTGATTGTTCCGGCCCCAGGCTCCAGATGGTCAAAATAATGTTCCAGCTGCGACTGTAGTAAAATGATTTCATCTTCATCATCGCGAAAATCATATGGCATCGGAATGAGTGTGAATGTGGACGAGGCCGACAATAGGAATCGCCGAATGCGAGTGTATCGCAGCAGTTCATCGGCCAATTTGCCGTAATAAAATGTGCGGTTGTCCATTCCATTGATCAGGTTTTTGAGCGGAAAAAGGATGCTGCATTCTCCAACCGGGTTCACGGCCCGCATGCACATTTTTGGCCCGTACTCAATCCGATTGTCGGACGAAATGCACTGCATGAATTTGGTGGACTTAGTTTTAAACTCATGCGATGAAACGTATGCATTTAACGCGGCATCCGACATCGCCGTGAATTGGATTAACGGTTCGCCCATTTCTTGGCATATTCGCATGATTTCGCGAATTTTGTGGTTGTAACTGGGTGTAAGATGTGAGTTTGCATCTTTGACAATGTCTTTGATGATGTCTTCAATCCGTTTCTTTTTTTCCATATTTTTGATTTTGTTGATCATGATGCGCATGGAAGTGCGAAACAGTTCATACATTTTGGTTTCCAATTGGATGTGTCGCACGTATTTCACCCGTTCAGCATCTTCGGCTCCTGATCCGGATTGCACTTCCGCGTCGGCGGCATTGGGATTGGTCGTGTTGTATGCAACCAGTTCCAGCGCTTTCATTCCGGCGGGAGCAGGTGGGATGCTCTGTGCATCAACATATGGAATGTCCGGTTGAATTTCCACAAACTGATTGGTTTCGGTCATGATTCCAATCAGACGGCCGTCATCAACGACGTTGATGCGCGGCAGGCACGGCATGCGAGCTTTCGTTTCTTTGCTCACAAAGGCGAGGAACCGCAGCGTATTTTCGTATGAACTCCAAATGCCAGGATCGTCCATCATGACCAGATCCATTTCTATCTCCACCATCTTCGGGTCCAACGGCGATGCCGCTGTCATGATAATTCCCGAATGTGGTCCATCAGAGTCCCGTTTTTCAACGTCCAGTCCAATGACTTTGGAATCGTAATTCAGCACCAGCCGATTGACAGTAAATTTCTCTTTGGTCAGAATGGACATTGCCTCCGCAGCCGAAATGTTGTATTTGAAAGTGTACGTTTTGATGCCGGGCACATTGACCGGCTTGCACCCCGGGAAAATGTGGTCTTTGATTAGATCTATCATGACTTTCAAATTGGGCATGAGCGCGGACGCAATTATGCTGAATGATTTCTTTATGTCGGATTTCTTTGCGTTATCATTGTCCGTGAATTGAAAAATGGGTTCGTAGTAGTTGTACTGTTTGATTAATATGACCGTCATTTTGTGCACGTCAAAAAAGTTGTTGGAATAGTGGTTGGATGGACACACGATGTTGAGCGCGTCGCTGTTGTCGTCTTTTGGAATCTCCAGGATGATCAGGTTGAACCCCACCTTTTGCGTATTGAATATTTTGGGATTAACCGTAGTGAAAATGTCCCACATGTAGGTGTGGTCAATAACGGTGTCATCGCTTAAAATGAACTGCCTGAAATTGTCGTATGAGTTGATAGCGGCGTTCATTGAGTCCCTTATTCGTTCCTGCGTTTTTGCGCTTTTGCCATTTGCACTCGCTTTCAGTTTCTGCACGTATTTAGTGCTGCTGTATATGGATGCTAACACTTCATTGTCTTGACCGGGTGCGGGTTTGAATGCATCCACCAGTGTGCCATTTTGATACGTTAGAAATGAGTCCAGCGTGATTCCGTCCAAAATGATTTGTTTCATTTCGGGGATGCTTTTAGGGTGAGCGTCCTGCCGCAGAGCTGCCATGCACGCAATGAACGACTGCAGTTCACTCAGCCGCGATGGACGACCATCATGGTCCCACTCCTGCACCCCGTGCCGCAACAAGCATGCAACATTCTTCTTTAGAGATTTGTTTGTCTGGCTCACCTGACACGTGCTGTTATCGTAGTTCAAAAATTGTTGCACAGGTTGCGGCAAATATCCGCGACGACCCAGCGGAATCGGAAATTTATCCGGGCCAACAATGTAATCGTCTAGGGCCCTTTGTTGTGGTTGTGGTTGTGGTTGTGGTTGTGGTTGTGGTTGTGGTTGTGGTTGTGGTTGTGGTTCTATGACTGGTGCGACGGATTGCACAGGTGCGGCGACGGATGCCATTGGTGCGGCGACGGATGCCATTGGTGCGGCGACGGATGCCATTGGTGCGGCGACGGATGCCATTGGTGCGGCGACGGATGCCATTGGTGGGGCGACTGATGCCATTGGTGGGACTGGCTCCTTTTGTCCCTTTGCCACGCGCAGCTTGTCTTCACACACCTTCAAATCGGCAAACTGTTGTTTTTTTTTGAAACAGCAGGGGACGCACAATCCATCCGGGTGCACGCTGGCATTCAAAAATCCGGGGTAATGCTGAATGTAGCCTTTGGCACCCATGTGCTCCTTGCCATAATCGTTGAACTCAAATATGTATTTGTCATGTGTCACTTCTTTGTCTTTTTTGCCGATCACATGCGATTCCAATTTCTTATCTTTCACCTCTTGTTCTGTTATGGGTCGCCGGTCTTTGAAACTCCAGTACCTCGGACACATGTAATAATACTTGTTGTCGGGGTCCGATCCGTATTCCAGCGCGTCATTCAGCATGGGTCGCATTTGGGGGTCGGCGTGCAATTCATCATATTCCTGCTTGGACAGCACCACCGGCTGCCGCTTAATATTTGACTGGCAGTTGGTGGAATACGTGTCATAATTACCCGTTTTTTTGGAGAGAAACAGAATGGGCTCGCTCTTTTGCAGTTTGTGTTCAAACGGGTTCGGATTTTTCAGTGACTGAGGCGCATACGCAGCATCTGACCCGACCGAATCTGAATCGGAGTCGGACTCTACATCAGCTGGAACACTAAAAGCAGCAGCAGCAGCACCTTTTTTTGGGGCACCACCCTGCTGTTCGTTGTCACTTCCTTCGCCTTCGCTTTCATCTTCTTCTTCCATCATCATCTCCATCATGGCGTATGCGTCTGCTTCAGTTCCTGCTTCTGCTTCTCCTTCACCTGATCCCAGCCCCTCCGCTTCACGTTCCAGCGCCCGTTCCAATGCAATTCGGTCTTCAAATGACAGGTCAGCAACGAATGCATCTCCCGCCGCTTCTGCATTCAATTCTTTGATTTCGGTCATCTTGCGCCCAGATTGCTTGGAACACAGCCTCTCCAGCACGGGCAACGGCACGCTCGTGGTTTTCGCGCCTTTGCTTTTCCCATACATTGAAATTCTGATTATGGCGTCCAAATAAATCTCCAGCAGGCGGATGTACCACACGCTGGTGATATCGCTGATTTCTATGTGCAATTCCGTGTTTTCGCGGCGCACAACGGTTAAAAATCCGGGCTGTTTAATCCGTGTCCTGCTGTGTCGGTGTGCGCTCTCCATGACCTGTTCTGCCAAACGATAATCGTCAACCCGCTTCATTGCCGCTTCTTCGGTCTTGACCAGACGATTTTTAACGAGTCCATCCACGATGCTGCCAATCGTGGCGTCTTTGCGCATGCGCTCCGCAATGTACGCTTCCGCTCCGAATCGCTCATCATAATTGGACACGCGTTTATAGCGCATGCTGAGCTCGGCATCGGTTTCATTGATGACCGTGAAAACGGCCGACATGCACCCCATGATGCCCTGTGCCCGAATCATCGGCGTGTTCATCAAATATGCGGCATAACCAATGTCCACAATTTCCACCGTGGGAACGGCAATGCTGCAGAACAGTTCAATGCTGTTGCCGCTGCTGCTCTGCAGGAACCCGCGAGCTTCATCCAGAAGCGGATTCAGGCACTCGCGCAACACGCGGTCGGCTGCATTATCGTATGGAATGCCGTATTGAAGTGCCTGACGAAAATGCGCTTTGACGTGCACGTTGGCTTCCGCGTCAAATTCACACACCACTTCGCAAATGAAGCCGTCATGATGATGTTCCATATAGGCCGCCACTCGCCGACGTTTGCCGATCTCGCCGTCCAGACGCATGACTTTGGATTTGGTCAACACGGGAATTCGGTTCCCGTTTTTGGCAATGCCGGGTGCATACATGCGATACACCTTCTCTCGCTGGCCTTGCGGGTTGTATTTAATGAGCGGCGTGCTCTGCGCGCTGTGCAGCACTTTAAACAGGCTGTCCAGCGGCATTGCGAACCGCACAATCGGTCGCATGATGAAATGCAACGACTTAATCCCGCGTTCGGCGTATTGCAGCTCGGCGGGGTGTTGCCTGCCATCATACACTTGATACAGAACATCCACCGCCTCATTATGCGCGATGAATGCTGCGTCAATGAGCGGGCGCGTTTCATCCAGCAGTTCCTGCCTTCGTTCGGCCAGCTGCTCGCGCGACACAATGCCCTTTTCATGCAAATATGGATAATACAATTTTATTATCTCGGCATCTGTGGCAGAATCACCCGCGCGCTCATTGGCAATTAAAACATCGGCGGCGCAGCACACGTTGATCTGGTGGTTGTGGATGTTGCCGCAGTCCAGTAACACGGTTGCGTTCTTGGTTTTTACTAGGTGCGCAGTCTTCAAATTGGAGTCCAGTAAGCGTTGAAATGGATCGGCGGGCATGGGGTAATCATACTGCAGTTCTTGGCCCAACGGCACGTTCATGCGCAGATCCTCGCTGGCCTGAACGGCCAACAGGAATTCGGACAATTCGTCCGTCGTGTAGTCGGGTTTATCTGATTTGGCCCTTATGCTGCTGCACAGCCGTTCGGCAAGATGCGGACTCTCCAAATTTTGGCACAGCGTTATCAGCCGATCGCGCGAAATGGGTAACCGATGCCCGCAGGTTAGCAGTTGAACGGTTCGTTCCATCGTCAAAAACGGCTGCACGCTGGCAAACAGGTATAGCTCGTCATATGACACCAATGGCATTTCCACCAGTATTTTGCGCTTAATGGTTTCTATGGTGTCATCGGGATGTATGCGCTGACTGGAGTATTTCAGATGTTCATTGGGCGGAAGACTGTCTTCCACGGGTCCAAATACGATGAGTTGGTTTTGTCCCATGACATTGACCTTATAAATTGGATTCACATTTGCATCCATTTTTAACACTACACAATTATATAATTGTTGATATTATATTAATATTGGCATTTGTCATTAAATGATTTTAAATATAAACATAAACACAACAATGCATAAATTGTAATTATACAGTTATATGGTGCTGACATTCAAACTCATCGTGGCCATGTGCTCGGATGGCGGCATTGGATGCAACGGCCAGCTGCCGTGGCCGCACTGCAAAGCCGACATGGCGCATTTTGCCAAACGAACCACGGGCGCTGGCAACAATGCGGTCATCATGGGAAAAAACACGTGGGACAGCATTCCTGCCCATGTTCGCCCATTGCGCAGAAGGACCAACCTCATTCTCTCGTCGCATGCACCGTCTCCATCCAACAATGATGCAACTTTAGAACGCTGGTTCTCTTCCATTCCAGACCTATTTGCGCATTTAGAATCAGAATATGCCAAATACGACGAGGTGTGGATCATTGGCGGCGCCAGAATTTACGAGCAGTTTTTGGTCATGCATGACAACAATGACATCATCGTTGATGAGACGTGCATCACTCAAATGGAAGGCAATTATGCCTGCGACACATTCTTTCCTCGTTTATCATGCATTCTTCCGCATGAATAACAAATTTGAAATGTTTGAAACAACATGCTGTCGCACATTATTAATGTATTTTTGAAAGAAATTGTGTGCAAATATGAAACTATAATAAAAGTTGATTGCGCATTTATTGTAAAACATTTGATCACAATATTGCTTGGTTTTTTTCCTGCTTATAAAATTCAAGTGTTTGTATTTAAATTTGTCATTTATCATTATAACCAATTGTTTAATGAAACATTGACAATTGTTTCTATAAATGTGCCAATTGAAAAATTTGGATTTTCCGATACGATTACATGTTTCATTCATAAGACTGCGCAACGTGAGCCCATTTTGTTTTGGTTTCATCTTTATTTTGTAGAGCATGTATGTGTCGTCAATTTTGAAATCAGTTAATATGTTTATGTGGGACGTTTTCTCTATTAATATTAATTTTTTTTGATTATTATCCATGACAATTTCAACCATGAGCATTGCGTGCATCATATCGTCTAAGATGTGTTTGCAATTTTGCATTGTCACTAGATTCATCATGCACAAAGTGACATTGGTTATGGGTGCCATTATTAAATATACATTTGAAATTCTAAAATCGCCGTACTTGTCTATGACTGTTTTGGTTTTATGATTGTAGTCATAAAAAAACACATTGTATTCATCAATTGTTTTTTTGCAATAAAATAAAAAAACATAACTTCCCATCATCACCGCGCATAATATGACGCAACACACCATGAACAACCACGCATATAGCACGTGCAAATTCATTTTTAGGCTTATTGTGCTTTGCTTTAAAAATTATTTAAATTTTTTTATGATTATTTGTGTTTAATTGCTTTAATTATAAAATAACCATAAAATAAACGACGAACTGGTACTGCCACAGAGGCTGCTGTTTTTTTGGCAACATACCAAAAAATCCACCTCTATTTTTTAATTCTAAGCATCAAAATACGGGTTGTCATTGATTTCAATGCCACAATACTGCTTCGGATCGTTCTTATAATCCACCGGCGTGTAAATTTTAATTTCCGCGGCATTTTGCAGCAGAAACTTAAAGTTCTTCCAGAATTCGTCCTTGTGCCCGATGCTCTCCGTCATGATGTGCGCCATTTCGTGCAGCGCAATGAACATGAGCGTGTTGGAGTCAATGAGCTTGGTCCCCGTCTTCGTGGTGTTCAGGCAGAACGCCAGCTTTTCGCCCTTGTTCTCGCTGTAAGCGGTCAATTCGCTGGTTGGCAGCGTTTCGCACACCTGTTGCGGGTCAAATCCGGCAACCAGACGCCGCACGTTGTCCTGGTCAGGATATGTCTTCTCCATGTAGTCCACCATTTTCTTCATATTGACGGTGCACTGCGCCAGCAAATCGGCTGCTAGAACCAGTTTGGCGCGCTCGCGCACGCAGTACTTGTTTCCATCCACGTCAGAAACGATGCACTTCAACTGGAACGCATCCGAGCTTTGATACACGCGAAAACAAATGATGACAATTAGTGCAATCAAAACATAGCCTAAAATGTTAAAATTCATGGGGTTTGAGTTATATGGTTATTTCAACTTATAATAATCCTGTTATTTTATAATTTTCACTCATTTTCATTTCAAAAATTTCAACACTTGATGAATTTGTATGTTATTCCACAATCATCATTCGTTTCCCAAATGCCACATATTTTCAGCATGATCTGATTCCCGTTTGCATTTATGATCGCATTGGCACCACTCGCAGTAACATCATTTGACCCAGAATGATCATTCACATATGCTTTAATGCAACCGCTGTTCAATTGGTCAGTCAGCGAATGGATGCATCGGCGCGCACTTCCCAGCACTGAGTCCACATATTTATTTATAATTTTGCATTCAATGTCATGCATTTGTGAAACAAGCATTTGATTGGCGGGAAGCATTGGGTCAAACAACATGAATGTTTTATTGTAATGCTGTTCATGTTTCGCGCTGGCCAAATGCATCACAATCCCCAATCCGTTGAACGAAATGTGCTTTGTGGAATAAATTATGCGAGAGAAATTGCTGTCGGCGGTGTCGTCATTGTTTTGAACCGCGGTTCCAAAATGCACGTGACCCATGTCAAACGTGTGCGGATAAATAAGAAAACTCATGAATTCCTCAATCTTAATATATGCGTTGCAATGTGTTTAAATAAATAACAATGGTTTATAATTAACTACTGTCATTAACCACCGTCATCGCATTCTATTGTCATTGCATTCTGTTATCGCATTATGAAATTTCATGACAATCATTTTGAAACATATGTTGAATCTGCCCTGACAAACCCGCTGCATCCTAAATTGAAACCATTGTATGCAACCGCATTCCCGTCAAACGTGAATCACCTGAGAAATTTAATATTTTACGGCCCGCAGGGAACGGGGAAGTACAGTCAGGTGCTTGCATGCATAAGCCGATACAGTCCAACCCGTCTTAAATATGAAAAATGCTTAACGGTTTCATATAATAAAGAAACATATTTCATAAAAATCAGCGACATTCATTTTGAGATTGACATGTCCTTGCTGGGATGCACCTCCAAACTGTTGTGGAATGAAATGCACAGTCAAATTGTGGACGTGATCAGCGCGCGGGCAGAAACGGTGGGAATCATCGTGTGCAAATACTTTCACAACATTCACAGCGAATTGCTGGAAACATTTTACAGCTACATGCACATGCCGCACCAAGGCGGCACCAACCACATTCGTTTAAAATACATCCTCATCACAGAACACATCGGGTTTATCCCAAACAACATTTTAAATAGTTGCGAAGTCATACCGGTGGCACGCCCCACCGCCGCCATGTATAAAAAAAACATTATTCCATTATCAATTACAAAAATAATTCCTGAGAACATAACCAATATAAAAATTTTACAAAATTGCAAAAACACGGCAAATGCACCGGCACACCAAGAATTGTTTAACAACCTATGCGAATATATAACCAATGTGGATCAAATTCGGTTCGCACAACTGAGAGAATTGTTGTATGACATATTGATTTACGATTTTGACATTACAGAATGCGCATGGCATTTGATCACTGCATTGAAACGCAAAGGGTTGCTGTGTGACGATGACATGTCCGCAGTGCTGATCAACACCTACCGATTCCTGCAGTATTACAACAACAACTACCGCCCCATTTATCATTTAGAGAACTTTGTGTTTATGTTGATCAATCTCATTTATGCAAATAGAACCAAAATGACATGCACTCATCCAAATTTAAGCGAAATAAAAGTGTAATGATACTTATATGATCAAAAATGAGCGCAGAACGGTTTGAACGCGTGAATCAATTGGTTCACACAATATTTAGTCCAAAGTTTCATGTTGTCGCGTCTGAACATAACAAAAGATATAAAATAAAACATCATCAGGCGGACAAAGATTGGTGTTTGAATTTTTATTTTGACGTTGAATTGTCCCATTTGCACATTGCTTGGTTGTCAAAATGCGGATCTGCCGATGATTTGCGCAGCGGTTCATTGCTGTTGAACATGGTTGATACATTGGCCAGATTAATACCAGAATGCAAAACCATAACACTGGAGGATGAATCAACCGTGCACCGGTGTTCTTATCACATTGATTTAGCCGAACTTGCAATTTTGTTAACCGGAATGTCATGGTATAATCGGTTTGGGTATAAACAACAATCATGCGAAAGTGATGAAACTCATAATCGTCAAATTATAAACATGCGCATAAGTGATGCAGAAGACCTATTATCTGATTACCCTAAATACATAGATTATGGCAAATTTGTTGAATGTAAAGCCCAATTAGATGCAACGTTCAAACTCGCGAATTCGTCTGATTTAACAGTGTCGGAATATGTAAAATTTCTTTATGAACGGATCAAACCATATCCTGAATACAAATGTGATAAACCGATTGAACACACCACAGAATTAGCGACATATGTGATAAAAGCATTTGGAAGTTTGTTAACTTATAATGATCATGGTAACGCATTGACAAAACAAGTTGTGCATGGTAAATACGTTCCTCCATTCATCAACCCCTCCACCATGACCGCGTTTTCATTGGGATTTGAGCCCGAGGACGTGTTTAACTGTGGCCAGTGCGGCATGGTGCTCCGCGGGGATGACCTCCCCCCATGGAATGCTCCTCCAAGAGGAGTCAAATATTACACCACAAGAGGGGAAGGGGAGCACGAGGAGTTGATTTGCCACAAATGTGCTAAGCCTGGAGGCGGCGCAAGACGCAAAACAATACGCAAAACAATACGCAAAACAATACGCAGAACAAGACGCAAAACAAGACGCAGAACAAGACGCAATCAAATGATTTAATTTAATTTTCATATAAACGCATGACGCAAAATCAAAACAATTGGAACAAAAATAATGAATTTAAAGGATGCGCGCACCATGATAGGCGTGTCACGTGACTGTTCGTTGGCCGAATTAAACAAACGGTATCGTATTATGGCGTTGCGCCTCCATCCTGATAAAAACGGGAACACACCGGACGCGACCACTGCATTTCAGGAATTAAATGAGGCATATCAAACATTGCTGCCCGGTGCAAAAAATGATGAGACAAACGCAACATCGCAATCAACCGACGACGAGGACAATGCGGATAATGCCACGTATTCTAATATTTTTATGAATTTCATGAAATCTCTCTTTAAGAGGAAGGACAACTACAAAAAGGATGAATCAGACCGAGTGAATCAGGTCCTGCTGGATCTGTTGCATCGGATCGTGCACGACTACGCATCCGCATCAGTGAATTCTGCATTGGATTCGCTGGACCCATCGGTTCTGTTTCAACTGTACGAAACGTTGGAGCAATATAATGCAGTGATCAACATGGATCCCCACATCTTTGAGGAAATCACTCGCATCATCCGAGAGAAAATGCAGAAGAATAATATCATCATTTTAAAACCATCTCTCAAAGACATCATTCAGAATAACATTTCGGTGTTGCAATTTGGAGGTCAAACGTTTTACGTGCCGCTTTGGCACAGCGAGCTGCACTATCGCATTCAGGACTCCGATGAAAAACATCTGATCGTGAAATGCATGCCTGTTCTGCCGGATCACATGTCAATTGATGCGAACAACGAGCTGCACATTGATGTGCGCGTGGACATCAAAGAGATGTTGAACCTGAACCCAGGGGTGCTGCGCATTCCGTTGTATGATTCTGAATGCGTGGAACTGCAGGTGAGAGATTTGCACATTAAATCTCGCCAGACTGTCATTTTAAAGAACAATATTCATGGAATTTCTCTCATTTGTGTAACTGATATTTACGATGTGAGTAACAAGGCCCCGATCTGCGTGCATGTGCAGCTGGTTTGAGCCATGGATTGCAATTATGCATATAATGCAATTATGCATATGATGCAATTATACAACACAATGAATTATATTATTATGTTATGTTATAAATACAAATATTATACAAATATCAAGAATGGTAAAAACAAGACGTAGTTCAAGAAACAAAAGAAAAACAACTAGGCGGCGACATTATAAAAAAGGAGGTGGTCCGAAGGTTGCTCCGTCTGAACAAACAAAAGATGAGGTCAAAATAATGGCGCAACCGCCTCATCATTCTGCCGCGCATCCTCCACCTCAGTTCTCGTTTGTTCCAGAAGCGCGTGCCTCATTGCTCTTAGGGGCTCATGCTGACCACATGTTGCGTCATTTAAGAATTCCATGGAAAACACCTCATCATGATCCGCGGTCTGCAATGCGGGTTCCTCTTGACAGCGCAAGGGCACATGTGATGGTTGGTGCACTTTATGCCAGCATTGATCGGTTGCTTGCTCGCGGTGACTTTGCAAATGCGGTTGTGCAACTGGACCGAGCCGTTGCGCTCGGAAGCATGCGCGCACGCGTAGAACTGGCCGACATTATGTGCAGTGGCAGAGTTGGAGTTCCTCAAAATGTGGATATGGCATGTGCTCTTCTGAATGATGCAGCGGCTAGAAGAAATCCGGATTGCATGGGATTGCGGGCATTCCTTCAACTGCGAGGATTTTGCGACATGAATGAGGTTACAGAATATGACCTGGAAGATTTAGATGAAGATGAAGTGTATATGATGCAACGCATGAATGCCAAACACGACGCTGAAACGAGCGCTGAAGCGGGGAGCAAATATGGTCAATTCGCATTTGGATCATTTGATGAGGAAGATGAAAATCCAAATTCCATCCAGAACTTTGAGCGTGCGGCAGCACAGAATTATTTTAGAGCGCAAACTGCCCTTGGTTGCAAGTGGTATCATCGGCCTAACCCCACTGAAGGTAGCCTCGCCGAAGCGAGGAGATTATTTACTCTAGCTGCAGAACAGGGCTATCCCTTGGCGATGCACAATCTCGGTGTTATGTGTTTCTTTAAAGTGCGTGAAAATGAAGAAGGGGATAGAGAAGAGATGGCCTTGGCCGCACATTGGTTTAATCTCGCTGCGTCTGTGCCCTTCTGGCCCTCAGTAGATGCAGTGGAAGTGTTGAATGAACGCGCTCTCGGCGAAGCCGGAAGGATGTTCTCAATTAGCGTCATTTGTCAGGTGCAAAGACATCATTGATATGCTTATCTCACAATGAATGGACTTGCTTGATAATTTTGGGTTCCAGATGCACGATGGAACCATTTGCATTAAATTAAATTTATTATAATATAAATTTAATACAACGCAACAAGACACAAATGTTTCGGGTTAAAATATTTTGTCCGTTTAATTCTAGCGAGAATTGCAAAGAAACATATGAGAGAATAACCCAGTCAAAGGAAATAGAATTTTATGGTGAAAATAAAAAAATATATATAACAGCAGACAATGACTACACTCATGCAATCATAATAAACACCATAATGCCCGAATTGAAAATACCCAAAGAAAATGTATTGGGATTAGCATTTGAACCCATTCAATTTTTGAATATGACCCCCGAATTTGTAAATTATGCCATAAAACACATCGGCAAATATTTGATAGGGGACATCAGGCATGAGTTACCTCCATTATTTGTGTCCCATTTTGGTTACTTGTGGCATTCAATGCCTCCAAAAGAAATAACAATTAAACGAAGGATCATGTCAATTGTGGTGAGCAAAAAAATGATGGCACCAGGCCACATTTATCGGCACAAATTGATAGAAGAAATTATTAAACGTAAATTGCCAATTGACATTTATGGCAATGGAAGTTCCAAATACTCATATAATACAGTGAAAGGCGAATTCAACGATGTGGAACCCTATGAAAATTATGCATTCTCAGTTTGCATAGAAAATTACCAAAGTGATCATTATTTTTCCGAAAAAATAATAACACCGCTTTTGCACAATTGCATGCCGGTGTACTACGGATGCAAAAACATTGACGCATATTTTGACAAGGATGGCGTGATTAAATTGACGGGACACACAGATGATGATGTCAACCAATTGATGGCCATTTTGAAAAATCCTTCCATATATTACAGACGCACATATAATGACAAAAATAAAAAAACGGTAAATTTGATAGAAAATATAGAAAGGTTGTTTTCTTAATGGCCAATGTTGTGGTGCCTTTTTTTAAGCCAGCAATTCTTTCATGTGATTTAATATCCGAATGTATTCGGGGTCTGCATTGGGATTTTTGTCGGGGTGATATTTCTTGCACAATTTCAGCACGCAACTGCGATAGGGTTCATTGGGATACTTCAATTGTAAATCGTATAATTCTTTGTTTAAAATCTGATTGCATAGCAATTGTCGTTGGATTCGTTGCTGTTCCTCTTGGATTCGTTGCTGTTCCTCTTGGATTCGTTGCTGTTCCTCTTGGATTCGTCGCTGCTCTTCGGCGCGACGATGCCATTCTTTCACCCGTTGCAACACTTCGGCACGTCGCAGCCTTTGTTCCTCTTGGCGTCTCAATTCTTCATTTTCTTTTCTGCGTTCCAATTCTTTCTTGATTTCATATTCCTTGCGCTCCTGTTCCTTTTTCTTTTTGTATTCCTCTTTGCGCTGCGCTTCATGTTGCTGCATGTCGCGTTCTCTTTGCATTTCTTCATTGCGCTGTCTTTCCATTTCCATTTGTTCTTCATGCGAGAGCTTCCTCAACCGTTTGTTTGCTTTCCGATCTTCATTGTTTTTTTGTTCCGGTAAACAATGAAACATTTTGCCAATGCGTTCAATATGCAATGTGTTTATATATTTGGAGAAATTTGAAGAATCAATTTTTAGTGTAATAAGCATTTGAAAACAATGAACATGAAAACAATGAACATGAAAACAATGAAAAAATATTTTTTATTGTTTTTTGGGGTTTATATCATTTTTATTGCATTGCTTTTATTGCATTGCTTTTATTGCATTGTTGCTTTTATTGATTTTGTCACATGTCACATAAGCGCAGCGTTAGGCCAGAAGCGGCTTTACTTCTTCTTTGCGATGATCTTCTTGGGCGCAGATGCGACAAATGCAGCAGGCGCTGTCACAGTTGATGTTTGAGTTCTTTTAGGAGGACCGGCATCCTCTTCCTCATCGGAGTCTTCCACATCAACCTCATGTGCAGAAGCGCCACCAGTGGATGAAGGCACGTCGTCGTCATCATGCTGAGCCGATGATGCAGATGTCTTGGCAGGTGCAGCAATGCGCTTCTGCTCGTCCTCGTCAAGCACAATGTGGCATCTGCCACGAAGGCTGGCCTTGGGCTTCAGGACTGCCTGAAACAATCGCCAGGTCACGCCGAAAGCGCCTCCTGCAAACCAGAGACCGCCGCAGGTCATGATGAGCGAAACGTCGGAGCCTTTGATGATGATGTCCTTGGGTGTCTTGCCGTCGGAATTGCCGGGGAACAGCGTGTTGTTTTCGGTGTCGTAGATCTCAATGCCCTTCCACTCGCCGTCGTAGAATGGCAGCTTGACCTTGAGCGTGGGGTTCTTGCTGAGATCGGGCTCACCGGTCTGAAGGTTCTTGGAGTAGTAGAGCATGGGCGTGAAGATGGCGCCGACGACTTCGGCAGACATGGCCTTGCCGAACCATTCCTTGGAATTGGCGATGGCATCGCGCTTGATCTTGGCCTCAAACTGCTGCATGTTGGCAAAGAACTTGCTGATTTGTGCGGTCTTGTACTCGTCGCTGGGGAATTGGAGTGCCATGGTGTAGGATTGAATCTCGCCGGTCTTCTTGTCCGTGTTCTCATTCACGCCCCAGGTGAGCATGAGCGGGGTCTGAACATTGAGGACGGAATTGGTTGCAGCATTGAGGATGCCGACGCTTTTGCCGCCGGAATTGTTGATTTTGACTTTTGCGTATTTGGTGTCGGTTTCAACATTGAAATTTACGCCAGAGACGATTTGTTGAGCGGAAGCGGATTCGGATGTGGTGGCCATTGTATTTGTTGTCGTCGGGTGGTTGTTGTTGGTGTGGTGTTGGTTGTTGTTGTTTTGGAACTGCCTACCCTTCCTATGCCCAAACCTTTAAATCAATTTTTTTTTTAATTCGCGGAAAATACTTAAAGAGCGATTGAACGACTAAAATATTAAATATACAAATAATACATAAACCAATAAACCAACGAGCCAATGGACCCGAAATTGCATGGAGTGATGTCGCCATCACAGATGAATAAAGTGTTGCCGAACGGAATGTCGCAATCACAAATGGATAAGGCATTGGCGATGAGCGGAATGTCGGGTAAATTAATGGGGATGCTTGCGGCAAACCCACCAACATTTCAAGAAGCAAAAGAAGTGAAATCAATGATTGATAAGCAATTCAGACGGGTTAAGGGGGAAACTGTTCGCGATATTGCTGAGGTCACTATAGACCATGCAAGGGTTGTGTTCCAAATGGGGGGGGACTCCCATGCTCCAACAATAGAGGGAATTAATGTTTGTTTTGCATACGATGACATGCCGTTTGAAATCACTCTAGATTCACAGTCGGCAGACACAAAATCCGCTTTCAGAAATGTAAGTTTGAATGATGATGTTGGCGCCATTTGCACTTTATATGATTTATATAAATACCATAGTGGTTCATTTGATGCAACTGCTGCGAATCCCGCACGATGGCGGGATGCGGCGGCAGCGGCTGCAGCAGCTCCTAATGCGTGGGTCTACAGTCGGGATGAAACGCACAGAACGGGTGTAATGCAAGCATTGAAATTGAGTAGCGACAACGGCACATTAAAAATGAAATCAACTGATATGAATAGTTTGGCACGAGTCATTGATGCGTCCCATCTTGATGTTAAACAATTGTATGATGAAAAGAAATGGGATGAAATGTTTGCAATTCAAAAAAAGGCTCGTGAACTTTTTCCGAAAATGTGGGTTTCGAAAATAGGGTTTTTTCCGACAGGGGGGAAACATAATCGTCGCCGTGTATCCCGTAAAAAATACATGAACAAACACCGATCCGCTTCACGCAAACATAGAAATCGCAAATAAATGATTTATGGATTTATCGTTTTGTATTTTTCCACTTCAACAGTTGAACCCATTATGATTGGCGTTTTTTGATGCACCTCAGTTGGCACAATGTTCAATATTCGTTCCGCGCTATTATTACCGACAATGGATTGACCACCAGCCTCTTCAATGAGTTTTGACATGGGACCGCATTCGTAGATCAATCTTAATTTTCCGTATTGATTTTTATTGTCCGCGGGATAACAAAACACGCCTCCATACAACAATGTGCGATGAACATCTGCAACCATTGATCCAATGTATCGTTGCGTGTATTTTGTGTTTTTCACCTTGTATTGCAAAATGAACTGTTTCATGTCGTCAAACCAATTTTCATAATTGGATTCATTGATTGAGTAAATTTTTTTACTATTGACCGGAATGCGTATTGCGCCAGTGTACACATAATCTTCCATTTTTCGGTCCAATGTAAACTTGTGCACGCCATTATTGTTGCCCTGAGTTAATACGAATTCAGTCACTGGTCCATAAAGCACATATCCTGCGCACACCATGTCATCTCCTTTGATCAAATGCCCATTGTGCGCGTCCTCATAAATTGAAAAGATGGTTCCAATGCTGCAATTGCAATCTATGTTGGATGATCCGTCCAGTGGATCAAACGCAACAATGTATTTGCTGTTATTGAAGTCTTTGTCCAAAATAATGGGTTCTTCGTTTTCTTCAGACAACAACACCGAACAATGGGTTGTGTCGGTCAATGCATTTATCATTATGTCATTCGCAATGACATCTAATTTTTTTTGAACATCGCCGGATGCATTGACATGATCAATTGCACCCAGTGAATTTTCAAATGAAGCACGACTTATTTTATTTTCAATTAAAATAGAACAATCTTTTATTGCTATTAAAATTTTACAAAGTTTTTCATTTGATTTAGGTGTGATGAAATGAGAGAAATTCATGTGGGTTGTGTCTATTGTGTGCGTTGTGTTTGTAAATTCACATTTTAATTTTATATTTATTTATTCATAATTAATAATATAAATATATCATCATAATCAAACAATAAACCCATGAATTCAAACACGTGCATTGAGATTGCACCTATTGCAAATGTGAACCCGAACCCAAATCCTTCAACCACGGCCACTGTGACGTCAAACAATGATTGGTGTGAAGATGATTTTTTTGCAATGAATTGAACAAATCATAGTGAATTGATTATAAACATTTGATAACATGCATGTCATCAAATGTTTTGTTTTGTGTATTGGTTTGTGTTTGCTGTTCAAACCAGGCCATTGGCCACGTGGGATTTGAGCAGAGACACGGCACACTCCTTGTTGGCACCATCCGTGACAAACTTGGTCTTCTTGGATGAGAGAATTGCCGAAATGATTTGCTCAATTTGCACGAACATGTCGGCATCGGCTTCGCTTGCACTGACAGCCTTTTTCAAAGATACAACCAGATCACGCAGACGTGCCACCTCAGCCTTCAGGCCGCTAAACGTGGTTTGTCCCGAGGCGTAGCGCTGGGTCAGGTCTTTCAGGTTAAGGAAGTCCTGTGAATACGAGTTGGATTCGGTGCGCAGCACGTTCTTGTATTTCTCATAGTGTGCTAAAAACGCCTGGGCCAGGTCGCGCGTGTCGTACACGGTGGCATTGCGTGCCCGGGCCAGAATGTCCATCATCGCCGTCTTGTGTTCGTCGCTGACCAGTTTGGAAATGTGGTCCGAAAGTGCGGCAAAGTTGGCGTTGGTTGAATCCAACGTTTGCAAAAACAGAGGCTTGATCAGGTCCAGCTTGTGCAAATAGAGTGAATCCGCATTCATCTGGGCGTAGTGAGCGATGATGCTGGCATTGGTCTGAAGGATGCTGGCCTGCAGTTTGATCAGCAGTTTTGACTCTTCATCCTGCTTCATCATGAAATTGTCCAAATCTGTTTGAGAGACATGTACATTTCTTTTATTTTGATCAATTTCTCTCTTCTGAAGAGTTTGGGTTTCATGAATGATGGAAACAATCCGGGTGTGCATGTTGTTGACGTTGCCAATGACATCGTCTTTGGAAGTTGCAACGGGTGCAGCCACAGGTGCAACCACAGGCGCAGCAACCGGGGCAACAACGGGAACAGGTGCAACCACAACCTTGGTAGGCGCAGCAACCGGGGCAACAACGGGAACAGGTGCAACCACAACCTTGGTAGGCGCAGCAACCGGGGCAACAACGGGAACAGGTGCAACCACAGGCGCAACCACAGGCGCAGCAACCGGGGCAACAACGGGAACAGGTGCAACCACAGGCGCAACCACAACCTTGGTAGGCGCAGCAACCGGGGCAACAACGGAAACAGGTGCAACCACAGGCGCAACCACAGGCGCAGCAACCGGGGCAACAACGGGAACAGGTGCAACCACAACCTTGGTAGGCGCAGCAACCGGGGCAACAACGGGAACAGTAACCTTCATGGGGGTGTATCTGCAAAAAACTCGGTTGTGATTGTTATTGTCACTTGTCCACAACCACTCAGCATCACCTGGAATGTTTGGGCGAGAACCACCGCCGACTGATCTCCAAATGTTGTTATCCTGGTTTCTGCTAAAACTAACAGCTCTCGGCCATGCAGAGTCATCAAATGAGTTTTCATTCCAGTTGGAGAATTTGCTGGTTGTGCATTTCCAGTCAGCTGGTTTGGTCACCTTTCCATTGAACACGCCAATGAATGCGGCAGGGCCACCTTGATCAACCCCATCAATTGCAATTACATCTCCTGCTTTCACAATTGGAGAGAAATTGTAAGTCGTTGTCCAACTGCTTCCTTTGCCAATCTTTTTTCCACTAATGTACAAATCAAATTCATTGTCACATGTCATAAAAATGGGGAAAGAGTCTAAAGCAGGGGTTGGTGCAACGGCAGAAACCTTGATTTCAAATTTAGGAGCAGGAGCTGGTGCAGGTTTGGGAGTGGCCTTGGGAGTAGGTGCAGGAGTGGCCTTAGGAGTGGCCTTAGGAGTAGGTGCAGGAGCGGCCTTAGGAGTGGCCTTGGGAGTAGGTGCAGGAGTGGCCTTAGGAGTGGCCTTGGGAGTAGGTGCAGGAGTGGCCTTGGGAGTAGGAGCAACAACTTTGACAGCAGCCTTAACCGCAATAGGAACAGAAACCACTGGGAGTGCAGGCTTAACAATCTTTGGTGCGGCAACCATGATTGCAATTTTTGGAGTAGCGATCACAGCCTTTTGCGGAGATTTCTTAGGCATAAGAAACATTGACACCAACAAATTACGTCCTTCATTATGTTCTGGAATGGCATAATTAACAGCATTGGAACTGTGTTCAGCGGTGGAACTGTGTGAACTGTGTTCAGCATTGGCATAATGCCGATGATGATTTTCATGAGTGTGAGTGTGATTAGTTTGAGGATCAGATGCAAGTGGAATGCCGGCTGTCATGGACAGCGTGCACAATAGCAGCAGACACGGAACAAGCTTCATTTTAGGCGGAATGGGTTATGTATTGTAATAATAAAAAAAGTTTAAGTTGTTTGGTGATATATTTATGGGTTTCTTAATGTGGTTCAATGTTCAATCATTGATGAAAAGATATAAAAAAATATACATAGTATAATAAAATACACAATCTTCATCACAGGATAATTTGCATTTAAATTCATCCATTACATGCAGCCACAACAACAACCACAACAACCATCACAGTATGACATCATTTCCAACAATATCAATGTCACAGTCAACAACCCTTACATCAACAACGAGAACATCAATGGGGTGATGTACAACTATCTAAATCATTACAATGAAATCATTGATGATTGTGACATCATCAAATTGAATATGAACACAAAAGCTAAAAAACGGATTTGCAAAAAGAAAGAAACAGATGCAGAGACCATGCGGATTCCCGCATATGCGGATCATGATGTTTTCATGCAGCACGAATACAAGGTACAAGAACTTAAGGAAATATGCAAGCATCACGGCATCAAATGCGGCGGGACCAAGCAAGAACTAAAGTCACGGATACACACTCATTTGATTCAGTCGCATTTTATATCGCGCATTCAACGCCTGGTTCGTAGAAGTTTCTGCAGAATGCACGCGCGCATAAGCGGACCAGCATATCATGATCGTTCGCTGTGCGTGAATGACACCGATTTTTACAGCATGGAATCAGTGAGCGACATTCCGCGCAATCAATTCATAAGTGTCAAGGATGATAGTGGGGTTGTGTACGGGTTTGACATGGTGTCGCTGAACACATATTACATGTCTGAATTAAAGAATGGAAACGTTAAGCATGATGTGCCCCTTTCTAACCCCTACAATCGCATGCCGCTTCCTTTTACCATTCGCAGCCAAATGCTCCGAAAGATTTGTTTGACCCGCATTCTTGGTGTCAAATGCACTATTGAGACGGAGCCCGAACCCGTGCAGTCCGTGCAGCAACAAGATGACCAGTTGTTGTTTTTGGTGTTTCAACAAATCAACTCGCACGGGCACTACGCTGATTCAGCGTGGTTTGGCGAGCTGAATGGTACACAAATCATGCGATTCATGCGCGAGCTGGCCGACATTTGGAACTACCGGGCGCAGATCATGACACACGTGAAACAAGAGATTTGTCCGCCGAATGGTGACCCGTTTCGTTACGTGGATTTGAGGATGGACAGTTACTCGCACCCTGAAGCCATTAAGCACGCGGGAATTCAAATCATGAACACGCTGGTGACGTCGGGCAACGTTCGGGACAGCCGGGGGTTGGGTGCTTATTATGTGTTGTCGGCTCTTACTTTAGTGAGCCAATCCGCACGAAATGCCATGCCGTGGTTGTATGAATCGGTCATGTATGTGGCTCCCAATTAATGTTTTGCAACATTTGCAACATTTGCAACATTTGCAAAACATTTAGCGCATTTCACATTTTAGTGCATTGAAATGCTCTGATAAAGATATTATTCGTAAAAAAGCTTAAAAAGACATCTCTATAGAGGGTATAACCAACCAACACAATGGCTAAGACGACAAAGACCTCCGCTTCGGCACCTACTCCCCTTCCTCCTGCGCTCATCCTTGGCGCTCCTGCTCCTGCCTCGGCTTCTCCCGCCCCTGTCGCTGCACCTGTCAAGGTCGCGAAGGCTCCCAAGGAGCCCAAGGCTCTCAAGGCGTCTGCCACTCCTGCTCCCGTTGTCGCCGCCCCCTCCAGTGATGCCCCTGCTTCCGTTGACGCTTCCACCGAAGTTGTTGCTCCCTCCACTGAGTCCGTCATTGCTTCTCAGTTTGCTTCCATTTCTTCCAAGTTGCAGCAGGTGGTTGCTTTTGCTGCCACCCTCCGTTCTGAGCTCCGCGCCCTTGAGCGCCATGCCGTGAAGGAGATTCGCACCGCTCAGAAGGCCAGCGCCAAGAAGCGTCGCAAGGTCGGCAACCGCGCGCCCTCCGGCTTTGTAAAGCCCACCCTCATTTCCAAGGAGCTGTCCGAGTTTCTCGGCAAGAGCGACGGTTCCGAGATGGCCAGGACCGAGGTCACTCGCGAGATCAATGCCTACATCCGCAACAACAACCTGCAGGACAAGGAGAACGGTCGTCGCATCAACCCCGATTCCAAGCTGAAGTCCCTGCTTAAGTTGAAGAAGGGCGAGGAGCTCACTTACTTCAACCTGCAGCGCTACATGTCCCCTCATTTTGCCACTGCCGCAAAGTCTGCCGCTGCCGCTGCTGTTGTTGCCGCCATTGTTTAAGGCACTAAAAACCAAATGCACTAAAAACCAAATGCACTAAAAACCAAATGCACTAACTAATAAAACGACAAAATAAAAACACATGCTTTTATTTTATTAACTGTTTCAATGCTAATTGCAATATTCATTTTGTATCGCCAATTTCAGATTGTGTCTGAGAATTTTTTCCACACTTCAAAAAAATTATGGATGCATGGACCCCACCCTCCACCTTCAACATAGACTCTAATGAAATTGTTTTTTATCAACACATCATCAATATATGTTTTATGCGAAAGTTCATAATAATCATTTTCCATTATGATTAAATTTATGTTATTTAATATATCAGGCATATCCATTAAAATGTAATAAAAAGCACCTTCACAATCCAACACCAATGTATCAAATTCAATGTCATATTTGGTTTTTAAATTTTCCAATGTGATGGTGTTAACCCATTTGTATCCTTCTATTAAAGATTCGCTTGGCATGGTGTCCCACTCCAGTTGAATTAATTTTCTATTTGACAACGCAGAAGATTCTATGTGAAATTTCAAATTATTCAAATCTCTATTTTCTATCAGTTGGTTTGCTATTTCTGGGTCGCATTCCAACGTCACTAAATTTGCATCATTTTTCAAAATAGATGCAATCACCATTGAGTTTCTTCCTAAATTTCCGCCTATTTCTAATACTTTTTCATTTCCAGTTAAATATCTAATCGACATTTTTTGTTCTGGCATTTCTTCATTTAAACCACCATACTGAAGTTGAGTTTTTGCGCGTGAAACATGACACTGATGATGCTTCATTTGCAATTTAGAATGAATGGTTGACAATCTGTCATTGATGTCAATGCTGATGTAATGTTCGTTCGTAGTAGTTATTGTGTTATCCACTAAGTTTATTTTTATATTTGTGAATTCATCATATGCAGTGACATTGTCATCGTCAGTTACAATGATTATGAATTTATGAACGCCGTCCAAAGGATCGGTGAAATAAACTGATCTGGTTGCATCTCCTGAAGGAATTTCAATTGCATCATTGCATGTTAATCTTTGAAGGCAAACATTTGTGACATCAATGTTATCATTCGCAATGCCATAATAAATTTTCATAGTTAATGTATATTTATCAGTCATACAAAAAACACAGGAGTTCAAACGTAGTCGCGCAGAACAATGTTAGGTTTGCATGGGAATAGTTTTAAGATTGTCATCATCGGCGGGGCAGGGCTTCATCTCTTGTTCAAACCGGAAACAATTGTGCGCCTTATCCCTATAGTTGAAATAGGATTCGTTATCCTGCGTGGGATAAACGACGACGACCCGCTGTTTGGGGAGAGAAATGTAGATGTAAAACACCCCAATTGCGAAACTGAGGATGAATGCCGGCCATGAAATGTGGTTCAGAACAGACATGATGACGCGATAGAATAATCACATATTATATTTTTCACTTGGATTTATCCATCTTGGGTCTGGTCTTCTCTCTGTCCTTTTTTCCGTATTTGGTGGTGGGCACGCCATTATCCACAATGAATTCAATGAGCTCGTCCTTGCCGGTTTCGGGATCATCCAGGTTCGCCACTTCATACACGTCGCCCGTGATTCTCTCCTGGTCCTTGGTCCAGTTAAAAATGTAAGTGGCGAGATGATCTTTGCGCTTGCGCGCCAGCCGTTCGCGCAGTTGTCGGTTTCGCGCCTCCACCGTGATGCTCGGCACGTCAATCTCAAACTCCAGCTGCTCCAATGTGTAAGGTTTCTGCACTAAACGGAACATGTCATTCCCTAACCCATGATCGTGTTCCATGGCAGAATACACGTATTTTGTTTCCATTAGTTTATTATTTAGCGGCTCAATCTTTCCAATGTAATGCGCCACCGCGTCTCTGATAAAAGAAGCCGTGTTTGAATCTGCACCCATTTTTACCATCTCCTTAAATTCCTGGACAGCCGCATAAAACTCGGCAGTGAGCGCCTCCGCTTCTTCGCGGCGTTCTGGATTACGCACCACGTCTAAATACTTTTGCCGAAACCCGCCGTACAGGTCCAGCGCCTGGTCTAAAGCCGCACGATCCGTTTCAAACTTGCGCAGCGCTTCCTCTTCGGTGGTGTAATTAAACAGCAAATCCAGTTTGGTTTTGATAATGTGATCCTTCAGCACGTCGGCGTTGTGCAGCGACGCATTTGCCAACTCCTCTAAACTCATGAATTTCCCTTTCACGATCTCAATGCGGAGGGAACAGGGTTGCGACCGGTTGCCGCACTGCGCGCGCAGCATGCCGTCCTCATTCGTGAAATGGGTTCCGCCACTTTGGCCGCACGCCACGCATTTGCGGTTTCGCTTAAGCTGCATGATTTTGGCCCGTTTTTGTTGCATGGTTAGCATCGTGGATTCTTTGATGGCGTTTCTGTGTTCCTCGTATCTCTCGTCGTAATCGTGCTTGTAACGATAATACTCGTTCAGCGCATCCACGTAGTCGGGCTTGCTGACATTGGTAGTGGGTGCCTTTGTTGCATTTGCATTAATTGGTTCCATATTTTGATGGTTATAGGGGTATTATATATGTTGCATATTATTTATATCAGGCGCGTGCGCGCAATCCAATGCGCAAAAATGATTCATAAAAATATTTTGCGATTTTTAATCAGTTCCACTTCGGGAACTTCCCATTTAGGAAGCCCCGTCATGAAGTTGCCGCGCGATGCAGCGTGATTTGCGGCATTCACCATCCGCAATTTAGAGAGAATGTATTCCTGCTGCTTTCGCCGAATCACGACCTGCTGTTCCGGGGTCGGTTTGCTGCGGCGCTTATAATACAGCAATGCCCCTAAAATCAGGGCGAACAGTCCCAGCATGCAAGCGTTGAACACGGTGTTGTGATACTCTTCGCGCAACCGGTTGCACTCCTTCAACACTCCGCCAAAAAAGTATTTGACACCGGGCTCAATGAGGGACGGGGCGGCTGCATGGGCTGCATTATTGCTGGAATAAGATGGCATTGAATTGATTAGATCGCTTAGATGTTGATGTTTATATTATGCCATTAAAATTTCAAATTAATTTATACACAATGTTTATACTGTGCATAAAGTCTAACCGATCAATATAAAATAAATTAACTAAGACATGGTTGTAGCGCCCACGAGTCCACCTAGTGATGCTGCTTCATCATCCAACAATGGAATGTTAAATCTGGGAATTTATAGCATCATCACACTGGTGTATTTGTGGGTTGATTATATTAAAAAAAGCAGTGCGGATGCCACCACCCCCGCTTCCAAACATGCATATGCATTCATTTTTTTAGTCATCATTTGGTTGACACAATTCAGCCTTACATTCATTTCATTGCAGCAACAGTGCAACACTCCAAATTATGGATTGGCAGCATGGTCTTCATTTGCAACATTTGCGGTGCTGTTTGTGCCCCTGTTTTGGTGCTTGGAATACATGTACATATGGCTGCAACCGTTTGGAAACACGTTCGGCTATCTGTTCATTAAACTGAACGGGCTGGTGTCATTCATGGACAGCATATTGCGCAAAGACCCCGGCACTGATAAAATTCAAAAATACTTGGATTACATGAGGGAGGATCCTTGGGCTCTGTTTAGCATGCTCACCACATCCGCAAATGCACCAGAATCAGTGAATGCCAGTGCAAAATTTGATGAATTGATCTCTGATAAATATGTAAATGCATCAGCGGTGCCGGATGCAAAATCCACATTTGTGGATTACGTGCGGACAAAGGAAAGCGTTGCTAAATTTGTGTTTTATGTGCTGACATTGAATTTGATGGCAGACCTCACTTTCATCATTGCGCAAGAAAACTCACCGTGTGCCATAAACATTGATGAATTGAATGATGCTGCCGCTGCAAAACCCGCACCCACCCCATCCGCCAAACCCGCAATCGTTTACAAAACATCTGAATAGCGCGGAATAGCGCGGAATAGTGTGGAATAGGGGGGAATAGTGTGGAACACGGTTCACCAACCCATTAGCGGAGTGGATGCGTATAAAACCAGCAAATAGGAGAGAATTGCGAGCATAATGGCAACCAGCCATGCCGGAACCACCGTTTTTCGCTGGAATCCGATGCCGAACTGGCGCAAACTGCCGTCCTCATTGTACATGAACCGGGGTTTGAAGAATTGGGTAACCGCAAATGCCGCTAAAAACACCAGGATGGAAAAGGACGTGATGTGCCGTTTAATGAAGAACTGGTTGAACTGCATGAATTATTGATATAATATTACAATATTACAATATTATATAAATATTTATATAACACAATGCAATTCATCTGGTCTTGTGGTCATATATTATTAGATATTGGCACATATGACATATGACGGCATAATTGCAGTGGCATTGTCGCATAATATCACTAATTACAGCAATGCCCTACAACATTAATGAATTAATATAATCCGTTAAATTTTGGACACCACCCTGACCCAATCTATGGGAAACAGATCGCGCGTGTCGTGCTTCAATGCAGGTCCAAACCACGTGGTCGGATAGCACACGATTTTGCCCGGATTCTGGTTGAAATACGCGCCCCACCAGCTGAACGTGCTGTTCGCAATGATGCTGTGATCGCACACGCTCATCAGCAGCATCTGCTTCCAGTCTTCAAACATGTCCGGCACTTTATGGAATCGGCACCGTTTCGCAAATGCGGGGTCAGCCTTTAATGTGTGCATGTGCTCCAACACGACGGCATTGTCGCAGTTCTGATTGAAAATGAGCACGTTGAATTTGAAACTCGTGGTCACATCATTTGGTTTATACAGGTCAGACGATGGCACATTGCTCATGATGTGTTGCAACGCCCGTCGGTAATACTCCAGCGGTAAAATGGGATGTTTGTCCTGGATGTATGCATAATCCCCGATGCGAAAGTGCAGCGCAATGGTGATTGCTCCGGACGAAAACCACGAGCTGTCGGCAAACATGGTTTTAACACCTTGTTGCTGTTCTTTCAATTGGATTTTGGCATAGATTTGATCCCGCACATCGGTGAAATATTTGTCGCTTTGAAAATAACCCATCAGTTTGACGGGTGTGGAGTTCATGGCCGTTTGACTGGGCAGCTTATTGTATTTAAACCCCAACTCTTGGTGCACCGGCAGCTGCATGAACCGCTGCACATTAGCCGGAGTGGGAATCACCGTCATCGGTATCAAATTGTAAAGAAGAGATTTCCAATACGTCGCCCGTTTTCCGGTGGCGTCTCTCGGCAGGTGCAGAAAATAACACGTGTCGTCATTGCGCAGGGCTGCTGCCAGCGTGGCAAACACCTGAAACAGCTGGTTGCCCAGACCCCCGTTAATTTGAACTGTTATCATGGGTTATTTATGCTAATATAATTATACGCTTGCATATGTAATTATATTTAAATTCATACTATTTTAAATTTAAAACCCCACAGGAACGTCCACATCATTGGGGGTGCGGTCGTTCCTGTGGGCGCTTGTCGCCCCCCGGTAGCATGGCAGCGCATCAATGTCCATGATGTGCGGCTTGCCTTTGATTTGTTTGCGCGGGATGGCGTAGTGCGCAAACATGGGTCGCTTAAGTTGCTCGTGCGGCACTGCGCCGTGCACGGTTCGCGCGATCATTTTATACAGTTTGAATTCGGGATACCGCTCGTCACCGTTCTTCTTATACAACACATTGCGCCCCTTGTCGTCCTTCAGCCACTCCGCGACCACGCTGGCGATCCGGCTCTCTTTCAGAGTGGCGGCGTATTCGTCTTCGTCCCGAATGTCCTCCACAAAATAGTCAAACAGCGAGCACGCCAGGCGGCACAGGTCAAAGCTGGGGTTGGGATCCAGACGCGGCTTTCGTGAGTTCATGTAGGGTTCGCAATTGTACTGCGTTGCGGCATCCCCGCCCCGGTCAAAACTGTCGCTGCACATCGTTTGCCCACGGTATTTGTATACGGCGCGTCCAAAATCAATGATTTTCATGATGCGGCCATGCGTGGGAACTCGGTAATACACCTCATTGTAATGATAGTGCAGGAACTTCTTGTCGGTTTTAACGAACATGATGTTGTTCGTGTGCAGGTCATTGTGCGTAAATGCAAACATGTGCTGGTACGCAATGAGCGCCATGATGACCTGCAACATGGTGGCGGTCCACTCAGGATCGGTCAGCTCGTTCTTGCCGCACATGAGGCTGTCCAGCGTGTTGTCGCACTTCTCCATCATGATGGCGTGCACTGGGAAATTGAAAAGGTGGGCGTTGTGCACTTCGTCGTCGTCACATTCATCATCGCATTCGGAATTGTCGTCGTCGCATTCGGAATCAGTGCCAGTGTCTTCGCTGCATGTGCCGTCTTTGAATTTGGGTACATCGTCGGATGCCTTATTGTTGCTGTCGTCGTCGGATGAACACGAAGAACATGAATCGCTACTGGATTGACTGCTGGATTGACTGCTGGATTGACTGCTGGATTGACTGCTGGATCTGGAACGCGCACAAATGGGCTCTTGATCGGGTTCTGCAACAACGCATTCTTCCAATTCCAATGCCAACGCATCAGTCACGAGGTCCGATGACGTGGATGACACAAACAACCCGTCAAATTCACACACGTCGGCGTCCAATGCATCCGAATCCAAATGCACTTCATTTAATTCCTCGCCAATCCGCACATTGGGTTTGGATTTGTTATTTTTAAATGACGCCGCCGAGTCAAAAAAGTCAGATGGGATTTCATCCAGCCGAAACAGCTCGTTGCGATTTTTTAAAAAAAAGTCGCACGTGCTGAAATACTCCAGATCATCATATGCATTCACCGTAAATTCATCCTGATTAGCCAAAAACGACCCATAAAAATCAAGTCCGTGCACAAACCCATGCGTGTGCATCACCCTACTGGTCAAATACGTGAAAAAGGAATCCACATATGACGAATTGTTGACGTCGTGCATTTTTTTTTGATGGACTGAATTCACAGCAGTGCTATCGTCGTATTTGGGCAACGCCAACAAATCAGCTGCATTCATGTCATACTTTCCTGATAAATATTTGATGGGATCCAGCAGCGGCGAATATTTTATGAACACCGGAATTTTTGCAATGGTTTCATCTTCCGAATCAAGCATGCCCATCACCGTATTTTTATTCGCACCGGATTCAACTGCTGTGACATGATACCGATGGTTTAAATTGATGGCGTCATGATTTGATTCCGACAATGAAAAAAAGCGACAATACATCGGAATGTAGTTTTGCAAATTGTGCAGCCCGGTTTTTGCATTCTCTAAAGATTCAAACAGCCGCGGGTGTTTGTGTTTACAATACATCAATTCAAATGGAGTTGTCATGGGCATGGATGGAGAGAAATTGCAAATATACAAATAATATGAATAATGGATTGTATGCTTATTCCTAACATTAATAAAGTTGGTTTTAAACTAATTTTCAAAAGAAAACCATAAAAATTGAATTTCAACAAACAGCAGCTATAACAGCAACAACATCATCGTCCAGTTCAAACATGACCGAATCCCATAAATATGAAGAAATCGTTGGCGAATGCGGCGTTTGCAGCAATTCGTTATCAGTCGGCGCCAATCATGCATATACAGTATGCAAGCACTTATTCTGTATATCGTGTTTGCTGAAATGGCACAAGGCGAATCCAAAGGCCACATGTCCAATGTGTCGTGCCCCATTGTATGAAGATGAAGCAGTAGCAGCGCAAGCAGAGCAAGAGCAAGCAGCGCAAGAGCAAGCAGTAGCAGATGAAGAAGAAGCGGAAGCATTTGAACTTTCGTATCAAGTGGAACAAGCCCAAGGAGCCTGGATGACATTACAAGAAATGGATTTAACCAATGAGGAACAGTCCATGCATGATCACATGATGTATGTTGTGACTGCTCACGCAGAGCATTATTGTCGCAACAATCCGAGGTGCACTTTTATGGGAACCAACAGTCTTCACACCATTCCGAACCGAGAGAGCGATTACAATAGGATTGAAGTTGGCGCCCAGAATTTAAACTGCCATTACATAATTGAATTGCGCGACTCCTCTCGTGCATTTCGCTACAAATTTGGACGTATTGAAGACATACGAATGATGCATCCCATGTTTCAGGGCTTCTCGTTCTTTGTTTTCCGAGAGTTGATTGAACGTTGGGACAATGACACTGGATACATGCAAACGGAATGGTCCCATGAAACGCAGCTCGTTGCTATGCAGGGGGGCGATGTAAGCTCACTCCGACAATATGTGCCAAGAGTGCGCATGAGCATGTGAACTAATTATAAAATCATAATCCAAATAAACACATAAAGAATGTGCAATAAATCACAATTAATACTATCAAATTTATAAAAATCATAACAACAATGCCATCTTTTTTCAAACATGCAAGAGGTGTGCAAAAGTCCACACACGCGCACAAACCCATTTTTCATGGTTTAAAAAAAACCCAGAGTTATTTAAGTGGATTTGTGCCTCAAAGCTGGTTTTTTGCACCAGCACCAGAGCCAGTTTCAACCATGTTTGAGACTAATGACTGCATTTGGTACTATGGAACCCTCTATGTCAAAGAAGCGGTTGCTGTTGCAAGAATGCACGACCAGCAACAAACGCAGCAACAAACGCATCAACAAACGCATCAACAAATTCAAGAGCCCAACCATTGCATGGATGTTTTTGACGATGATGACACGGAGAGCATTTCAAGTGGCAATAGCAGCATTAGCGCATTCAAACACCCGCGCAGCATCGGCAAACAAAATCAGCTCAAACACTTAAAGGACGGCATGCGGTTGCGGCACATGATTTTATCAAACCGGGCAAACCATGAATGGAGCGAATGGTTTGCCCGGTTTGATGCGGACACCAATCGCATAATTCGCACCCCGGATGGGGTTGCGTTTGACACGTTGCGCCAGTTTGCCCGTCTGCATTGCAACGAAGTTTTATCCAACGATTCCTCTTCAACCAACGTGTGGTCCGACCCGCATTTTCAGTATAATGACGACTCGGACGGACAATGGCACCCGTTGTCCAATTTGAAACATTGACAAAATCACAGGTTAAATGCACATGTCATGGGTTCAACTTCACAAAACATTATTTTATTTCATTTTAATTTAAATATATGTTGTATGTTTTCATGAATATACAAATAATAAATATGAAAAAATTGCTCGTGTTGTATGTTTTTCACATTTACAACCATAGAGTGAAGCATTTCATTGATAAATGCATTTTCAAAGACGACAACGTGGATTTTGTCATAATATCAAATGGCAAAACCATGACATCATTCCCGGTTCCAAATATTAAAAATGTGTACCGCCTTTTTAGAGAGAATTTAGGGTACGACTTTGGCGGCTGGAGCGAAGCGCTGCTGATAAACAATATTTATAAAAAATATGATAATTTTATATTTGTGAATTCGTCTGCAATAGGCCCATTCATTCCCTCGCACATTAAATGCAAATGGACAGATATTTACATAAATGGGTTGAAGGACAACGTAAAATTGTTTGGAAGCACCATAAATGCAATGAACCCGAACCCATCAACTTTGGCCCACGTCCAATCCTATATTTTTTCAATGGATAAACTTACTTTGGAGTATTTGATCAATTGCGAAATATTCAGCATGACAAATCACGCAACAACATTAGTTGACGCTGTTTGCAACAAGGAGGTTGAAATGTCCAGGAAAATAATCGCCAATAAGTGGAATATAGGGTCATTATTGCCACTTTATGCGAACGTTGATTTTACGTTCAGCAACAAGTCTCCGGCAGATTACAATATCACATTTTTAAATGACATAATGTTTGCGAACTATAGAAATTCTTTATGGACCGACTTTCAGCTTGTGTTTACAAAAGGAAATAGAGGAAATAGGAGAAATATAAATATTGATTGATGGTGAGTTATGCATCTGCGCCTAGATAAATACAAATACCCGTTTTGCATTTAACATTTACATTTACTGAAACAACTTAAAACAATGGATGTAATCCATGCAATCAAGCCATCCAATCCTCCAATCCCCTCCAATCCAGCAACATGAGCGCATCCAACACAGACATTCACGGAATTCCGGCATCCTATGCCCTCTATCAAATGCCAGGAGAACCTGACGGAACGTATTCAGTCGTCAAAGTGGTGGACGTGCCGGATGACAACAATTATGTAGTACCGCTGCAGTCCAATACGCCGATGCATCTGTGCGACCGCTCCAAATTGATTACGCAGCACCGTCTGGGAAACAGCGAGTTGCCCCATCGCACAATTGATCCGGTCATGTATGACAAATCCGAGATTGACTGGTATGGCGCGGGTGTTCTGCCGCCACCACTCTACATGTGCTTCATCCTTGCGCGCAAGTGCTACCTGTGCGGCGACATGCAGGTGTCAAGCGACGACATCCACGGCGAATTCACTGAAAATTTCAAAGAGGGATATCGTTTCTGCACCGCATGCGCGCCATATTTTCGTCAAGCCCTGCATAAAATACTGGCGCCCATTTGGCGGTTCCGATTGGCGTATGAACGAGCCAAAGACGACCCCAGTCCAAACCGCAGTTTTCGGGTTCCCATCTGGGTGCATCGGACGCGACGTGACGAATCCGGTAAATCGGACCGCACGAATTCTGGGCGACCGTTCAGATACACGCGGTGGTTCGTCAGTTCATGGATTCCGCAAAAATCAATCAACAAAAACGATCCGAATCCTGAAAATCACTTTGAAGAGGACCTCATTTGCGTGGAAGAATGGAACGTCCCAGGCAATGCGGATCCCATGAGCAAAGCGGTGTCAGTCATGGATGCGTTCTTTGCGAACCAGGGCTCATTGGACGATCCGAATTATGACCCGAATGAGGACGACCCACTGAATCAAACCCGACACATGACGCTGGATGAAAAACTGGCGATCATGCAGCGTGAATCGGCGCCGTTTGAATGAAGTCCGAATTCCATTGTCAATCTATCACTTATTCAGCAAATCCCGAATTCCGTCTTCAAAATTGACGTGAATGCGCCACCCAAGCGCTTTCAGTTTGGAATTGCTGATATAGTATCGCATGTCATTGAAAGGGCGGTCTTCAATGTATTGAATCCACGCCGAAACCGAATCATCATCCAAATTAAAATGTTTAATTGATCTTATGAGTAAGAGTGCAATGTCCATGATGCTGTATTCCATGCCCTCATCGCACCCAATGTTGTAAATTTCGCCCACACCTCCGCTCTCCAGAATGGTCATGAACGCCGAAGCCGCGTCGCTCACGTGCAGGAACGCGCGCAAGCAGGACCCGTCTCCCTGTATCGTCACCGGCTGATTTTCACGCAGCTGATGGATGAAGCGGGGAATGACCTTTTCAGGGTACTGTCCCGGACCGTACACGTTGTTTCCACGCGTGATGATGATCGGCATTCGGAAACTGTGATAATACGACTGCGCAATGAACTCGGCCGCCGCTTTGGTGGCAGCGTAGGGGTTAGTCGGGCACAGGATGGACTGCTCTGTTTTTTTCACATCATCGCCTAAAATCATGGATTCGCCGTACACTTCGTCGGTGCTGACGTGAATGAATTTTTTGAGCCGGGGACAATTCAGTCGCGCGGATTCCAGCAAATTGTGCGTCCCCAACACATTGTCCATCGTGTATTCCAGAGCATCCGTAAACGACGTCTGCACGTGGGATTGGGCAGCAAAATGCAGCACGTGTGTGACGTCAAACACGCTGAATACACTGTCAACTTCGTCCTTATTTCGCAGATTGCACTTCACAAACACGTAGCGCGAATCGCTGCGAATGTGTTCGGCAACGTTGTTCACATCTGCGCAATAATACAGCGCATCCGCATTCACAATGCGAATGTGCTTGTATTGGGGCCACAACGCGTTGATGAAATGAGACCCGATGAATCCCGCTCCACCGGTCACCAAAATTGTCGTTGTCTCGGCATCTTCTATTGGGGGGCGACAAGCACCCCCCACACCCCCAACGCTTAAGGCATGGGGGTGGGTAAGTGGTTCGGGGCCAAATGCATCAAGCGCAGCGACTGCGTTGAACTTTGGTTCCCCGTCCAAAGGAATGCGTTTATACGTTTTCATCAGATCTTCTACTGAGGTCTGGATCGGTTTCACGTTCGGAAACAGGCGCTGCAGCTCGTGCGTATCCAGCCAGTTGTTGGAGCGTTTGGATGCCAGAACGGCATCCTGTTCCGCCAATGAAAAATTGTGCCATTTGAACTCAGGGTCAACGTGCTGTTTATACAATGTCAGAATCTCGTTGTGGCTGATGACGCCGGGATTGGTGAAGTTCAGCGTGCCGACATAGCCCGAGCGCATGAGCTCCAACGCCATGGGCAGTAGCTCGGGTAAAACAGACATGGAATTTGGAATGGAGCACACCTTTGCATAGTGCGTGATTTTGGTTATAAAGTTGCGCGGGTGGTCTTCGCCCACAATCGGCATGCGAATGCGCAGGTTCAGAATGGATTGGCCTGGTTGTGTGCCTGATTGTCCCCCTTTTTGGCCGTGTCGCCACGCCATGAACCGGTCCGTGAACCCTTTGACAATGGAATAACTGGACCCGAAAAAATTGGGCGCGTCCGTTTCTTTGAATGCTTTAATGTAAGGATCCGTGTCATTGAAAATGCACCCGGTTCCCAGATACGTGTAATGGATGCCGCGATCCGTGCACAGCTGCGCAAGAATGATGGGCGCCATTAAATTGTCGCGCACATTTTCTACCAGCTTTCCGGGCTGCTCCAAATAATCAATGGTTGTAAATTTCTCTCCGTGCGTGCGTCCAAGGAAGGATATCACGTGCGTGGGCGCAAATGCATCCATTTCCTGTTCCAGATCTGCAATGTGATCCAGGTCAACCCGAGTCGCTGCAATCCGATATTCTAGTGACTGGTTTGATGCATTTGATTCATTTGATTCATTTGATGCATTTAACACCGACACAAACTGTTGTCCGATCCAGCCGTTCCCTCCAAATATTAACACACGCATTGAATTTATATTTAACAACAACGACGTGTCATTATATTATTTATCGCATTAATATATTAATTGATTGATATGCCAATACAATACGTGGTGTTGATTATTGCGGGGGTTGTCTTCGGAATCGCGACATTCGCAAAGTGTTACCTAATATGTTGTTTTAAAAAAGGATAATATAACAAATGACAAATAAACAGAATAAATGTAAAATTATAATGCATGCAATATATAACATCAATTATTGCATCCATTGTCCATTATCTCTCATTATGGTTCGTTCAAAACTAAATCCAGACATCAATTATCGGGAGTACAAGCAGTTGGAGCGGGATGACGCCGACTATGATGCCACCATGTATGAAATTGAGCTTTTAGGCAAAGAAGTGCGCATTGCAATCGGCCGCGGAAAAACCGATAAGAAGGACATCATATATTATCCTATGTATTTAATTAACACGGATGACCGGGTTACAAAACAGATCGGCGTGTTTGAAATCCGTGCCGACCAAGCCAGTGAAGTGTTAGATGACGACGATGATTTAGACATTGACAAACTGCCGCACCCGCTGATTTACTCATTTGTCACGGCCGGCATGTTGGAGGCCGACAGTCGCGGTAAGACCGCGCCCGTTACGGAAATTGTGTTAGATAAAGAGAAAGAGAAAGAAGACGTCAATGAAGAAACAACAGTGCAACCAGAAGAACCAGTGCAAGAAGTGCTGGCTCAGGCCGCCCTTCAAGAAGACAAGGCAGCAGATGCCCTGCGTTCCAAGATGAAGGCGCTTTCACTGCCGGCGCAAACCAAAGAGACCGCTCAAGGGGAGCATGCCGAATATAAGAAGCTGCCCAACCAGCCATGGATACAGACGCACATGCAGAACAACAACTTTGGCATAACGGACAATGAAGCCGGCGGCGACTGTTTGTTTGCGGTGATTCGTGACGCATTCCGCACCCGTGGTAAATACGTGGAAGTGCCTGAACTCCGTCGTAAACTAGCAGCAGAAGCGACCGAAGAAGTGTTTCAAGGGTACAGGGATCAATACACCATTACGGCGGATTCCATTGCCACTACTAGGGAGGAGATGCGCGGGTTGGTGGCTGCCAATGAGAAGTTGAAGCAGCGGCGGGATCGCACCACAGATGCCAAGGAACAGCAGGCCATCATTGCCGAGTCCCGCCGCAATGCTGCGCGGTTCAAGCGTCTGAAATCCGAACTGGCGCTCAGTCAAGAGCTGTTGCATGATTTTCATTTCATGAAGAATGTGAACACGCTGGCAGATTTCCGAGAGATGCTGAAATCGTGTGCGTTTTGGGCCGACACATGGGCCATTTCCACGCTGGAGCGCGTGCTGCACATCAAACTCATCATTCTCTCGTCCGAGCGATTCCATGCGGGGGAAATGGGCGGGGTGCTGCAGTGCGGCCAGCTGAACGACCGCGTGCTGCAAGACCAGGGTTCATTTGAGCCGGACTTTTATGTGATGGCGGATCATATGGGCATGCACTACAGACTAATCACTTACAAAGGCGAAGCGCTCTTCACATTCCGAGAGATTCCGTATGATATTAAAATCATGGTAATAGAAAAATGCATGGAGCGAAATGCGGGGCCATATTACCTGATCCCGCAATTCCGCACGTTCCGCGAGGAGGAGCTGGGCCTGAAAGGCATTGAAGAGGACGAAGCGGTCCACTCTCCGGCATCCCATTTAACTCATGCATCATCATCATCATCTCATGCGCCGTTGTACGACGACGCCACCGTGTTCCAGTTTTACAGCAAGAGCATGGACAAGCCGCTGCCGGGCACGGGCTCGGGGGAAACGATTGAGCGCGCTGATATTCCCAAATACGCCGAGCTCGCAAAAGAGTCGCCGCAGTGGCGCAAAATGTTGTCCAATTTTTGGGAACCGCCTGGCGACGACCGAGACAAGGCACTGTTCACTCTAGATGACCACAAGTGGCGCACGCTGGAGCACTATTTGCAGGGCAGCCGGTTCCGCAAGGAACACCCCAAGCATTATCTGCAATTCTCTCTGGATTCCGATTCGGATCTGTCAAAGAGTCCGACGCTGGCAAAGAGCGCGGCCAATGACGACAAATACAAGGACATAAAAATGGACGCGGATTATGGATCACGTGAAGAAAAGGAGCGCGAAGATGCACAACACGCAAAATACAGCCAAAATTCCTATTTGACGGATATGCTTTTGAACACGCGCAATGCCAAACTGGTGCACTTTAGGCGCGGCAAACCACCCGCCGTGTGCAATGAGCTGATGCGCGTTCGGCACCGGTTGCGTCAGGAGCAAGTGGCGCGCATGAACAAAACATCACATTAATGACGACTATATTATAACTAAAATTCAAATATAATGAAAATACAATATATCAATATATTCATTATATTCATCATTTATCAATGGATTTTGATTCGTCCAATGCTAAGACCCTGCACAAGGTGTTTCACGGGCTGTATTCAGACATGCAGCACGCCCACGCTGAGTGCAACTTAAAACAATTGGAACCCACCGTGAAGCCGATTGACTCGTGGAGAAAGTTGCCGTTGCCCGCCGACATGCGACAGCAGCTGCTGTCTTCGGGATCCGAATCAATGGAGAGCACCTACTTTCCTGAAGAAATCCAGCACCACATATTGAATGAACAAAGCACGGTCATAACATACCAATTCACTGTTTTGGACCGTCGCGCCATTGTGCTGCATTTCGTCGTGTTCAACACTCCCAGCCCTGATTTGAAAAAAATGCTGGCGCATGCGAAGCGTGTGTGTGCGCTGATGCACTTGGTTTCAATGCACGCCTCCCGAAGCACGTGTTCGGCCACGCTGAACATCTTCATTTACATGACGAAATTTAAGAAGCTGTTTCCGGTCGCACGGGGGCAGGCGCTTGAAGCTGAACACGCCAACACGGGACTCACGTATCATTGTGCGCGAAACAACGACCTTGTGGTGTACCGCAAGCAGGAGTGGTTCAAGGTGCTGATTCACGAGTTGTTTCATGCATTTGGGCTCTCGTTCATTGAATCCGACATGCCTCCGGGCGTGGATGCCGCCATGCAGGTCATGCTGAAAAAAACGTATGCCATTGCAACCCCCGTGCGGGTTTATGAAACGTATTGTGAGATATGGGCCCGCGTACTAAACGTGTGTTTTGCGTGTTTTTCACCTAACGATGAATCCAAATCCAAATTCAGTGGGGGTAGGGGTGGTAACCCCATTTTAAATCTGAAGCTCAACGCTTTTAGCGAATGCGTCATGGATGGTCTGCATCGGGATGCGCAATTTGCCCTGCAGCAATTTGCCCAAATCATGCGCTACATGGACATCCCGTGTGCCGTCATGTGCAATCCGACGAAGGAGAACCGAGCCATCGTGGCCGAAAAATACCGTGAAAACACCAACGTGTTTGCGTATTACGTGATGACATGCGCCCTGCTCAATTCCCCCGATGTGTTTTTGGTGTGGTGCTACAAAAACAACCCCACAACAGCAGTGAAACCCCGAGCCAACATTATGCAGTTTCGCACCATTCCGGCCAATTTCAACGGGTTCATGGAAATGCTGCATCATTGCAAGCACCTGTGCCCTGACCCGCCCATGAATCCAGACATGGATGTGCTGGGGTCAACCATGCGCATGACGACGCCCCGGGCCCAAAACGAGTAGCCATAGCCAGATGCGAGGGGCCCAAAACGAGTGACCCGACACAGTTATGGGCGTTATCGCCTAATTTTAGTGAAAAATTGATTTGAAATGTTTCACTAAATTTCAATGACACGAACCAAACCATTTCATATCACAATGGGCATCAAACACTTGAACCAATTTGTCAGGCGGGAGTGCCCGGGAGCAATCAAACCCATTTCATTCGCCGACCTGGCTGGCAAGGTCGTTGTCGTAGATGCCAGCATCTACATATATCAGTTCCTTGCAAACCAAGCGCTGCTGGAAAACATGTACACCCTGATCACGCTGTTTCAAATGCACGGCATTGTGCCCGTGTTCATATTTGACGGCAAACCGCCGGACAAAAAGCGCAACCTTTTGAACAAGCGACAGCAATTGAAACGGGTTGCAGAAATGCATTACAACAAGGTGAAGGTGCAGCTGGAGTTGACTCGCTGCCGAAATCCGGACGATGAGCATTTGCTGAAGGTGTTGAAGCGCCGATTCATTCGGTTGCATGATGCAGATTTGGAACGCGTCAAATCCTTGATGCAGGCACTCGGTGTTAATTACATCGTGGCTCCCGGCGAGGCAGACGCGATGTGCGCGCAAATGGTGCTAAAACGCAAAGCGCATGCATGCATGTCCGATGACACCGACATGTTTGTGTATGGATGTCCGCGCGTGTTGCGGCATTTGAATTTGATAGATGAAACCTTCACAATGTATGACATGTCACAAATTCTGAATCTGCTGGGAATCACAATGACCGAATTTCGCCAAATTTGCGTGGTTTCAGGAACCGATTACAATTGTCACAGTACCATCACCAATGCCACCACCACTGCAATGCAATCCCATTCACAAGCACATTCACATTTGCATTTGAAACTCACCCTGAAACTGTTCAAACAATACAAAAAATGCATTCAAGAAGCCGCAGAAACGAACGACATTGTGGCCACCGACTTTTACACCTGGCTGCATCACAACTGCAACGCAATCAATCCGCGCTTGCAATTTGATTATGCCGCAATGACTGCGATCAATGACATGTTTGACATGACCCATGTGAAATTAAAGCAGGTGCCCGACAATGGCAACATAATGATTGATCAGGAACTACTGTGCAAGGTCATGGCGCATGAAAATTTCATATTCATTTAGAGATTTGAAATGCACAACCATAATAAATCAATTCCACCGTGGCGAATGGAGTGCATGCCCTGCGCATTCAGTATTTACATAACATTTCCTACGAAAAGCAATTAAATATTCTGCACGATGTGTATATAATATTTGATTTTTTTTGACATTTGCTTTCGAACCATGGACTCAACTTCGTCTGATAGAACGAAGGCGGAGCGGCAAGCGCAGGTGAAGCCCATATTGGAAAAGTTGTCCGAACTAAATCTGTATGCATCCAAATTCGCCGCCGTAAAGGCGCTCATGCTGCAAATCCAGGACTACGTTAAAAACGGGGAACCCCAACAGATCAATATCGTGTTCCCCGAATTTGGCCGGCGCATCAAAGGCACATTGGAAACCAACCGACACACAGAATCCAGTATCAAACTGCAAGGGGGCGACTAGCGCCCCCCTCAAACCCCCTATGTTATATAGGAAGGGGGGCAAATCCCCTTTGACACTATGAGGAGGGGTTCGGGGAACGTAGTTCCCTGAACCGAACCTTTCCCTTAAGAATTTACGTTCCATGATAAGGAGGGTTTACGGGAACCTGGGTTCCCGTTTTAGTACACGATGTGCTCGTCAATCCATTTTTTCACCTGAATGCAGGTGGGCTCCATGATTTTGTTCAGCCCGTCGGCATAGGCTTGGTAATTGGATTCATTGTCCTGCATCAAAAGCAGTGTATTGTATGCAATATTCAGCATCTCGGGCGTATAAATGTCCACGATGGTTATAAAAATGTCGTCCACCGTGTTACTGGACCCAGTCATTTCTTTCCCTCCCACCGAACTGTTGTCATCGTCGTCGTTTGTGATGGGCTTCATTTTATAAGGTTTTGATGCATTTGTATTTGGGGGCAGCGTCATGATGTCTGGTGACAGCTGGTCGTCCAGTATGAACTTATACATGGTCAGCGTCTGCAAGATATGCGGCTTGTCGGTTTGTGCGTAAGTTCGTATCAGTTTGTTTATGCCAGCCTTGGACATGTCAATTAGCAGTGCATATAACCGGTGCTGCACCGATACAGCGGTGTCCGCCTTGTAATGCGCATAAAACTTTTTGAAGCGGTGAAACACGTTGAATAAAAAATACAGGTCTTCCTTGGTGTCGTTGTTGTACCAGCGCGCCATGGATTGCGAGTAGTTGGGCGGTTGCAGCGTCATGATGTTGTTTTGGATGGTCAACTTGGTTCCCACGGGGTAAAACGTGAGCAACGCAATTTGAAGAATGGCTTGCAGCGGTTCCAAAATGGTCTCAAATCGTTCTTTTTTTCGGCGAGAACTAACAGTCTTATATAGCAATTGAAATGTAGACTGCATGTTTGGTGAATTAATATTTACAAATTGAGTATTAATATAAACAATAATATAAGTTTTATATTAATATTAATGCATTATTTGTAATAATTTATTGCCAGGGGTTAAACGTCCCTTATCAATGTTTCAAGAAAATGTTGTTTTGCTGAATGATTTTATTGCACGGTATTCCGTGCTTATCGCACCAGCTGATGCATTTAATCACATTATGCCGTTTCATAGATTCCAGTTTCTCCGCGTGCACCCTGTTTAGAATTAAGTGCATGGTTGCATTGATTGTTTCCATCTGTTGCTGCCCAATGATGGCATTGCATTCCTCAATCTTGTTCAAAAAATGCGAATCATGCTCCACTGGCAGAATGGATGTCATTGCGGAATTCTGTGGAAATTCCTCCAACTGTTTGAACATAGTGCGCAGGTGGGGCAGCAGCGCATCTGACGTTTTCAGCCGGAAATGTTTACACACAATGTACCGTTCCGAATTGGCGTGTCGGCTGGTGCACGGTTTTGACACAAACACCTCCTTGTACAGGTTGCACAACACGAACAATATGTCAATCGTGGGTTTGGTGAATGTGTCAAACACCTTCAAGATGAAATGCCCACCCGATTTTTGCAATGCCAGTGCAAACCCCATTTCCGCGGCCAGCAGGCGAGACACCATAGATTCCTGGTTGTTGAAATCGCACGAAAAATCAAACCCTCCATCGGCCGTTATGAGTTCACACGTGTTTTGATACTTGGACACGCAGTGCTCAAAGTTATTCAATGAGATGATGTTTCCCGTTCCGTCTGCACCGGTTTCAATGCAGACCCGATTTCGGTGCATTTCCAAAAACCCTTTGCTTTTCTTCCATCCGGGACAGGAAGCGTCCTGGTTTAACAGCGTCATTCCGTAATGCACGTCGGCCTGAGTGTCGGGGAATTGCCTGGACCGAATGTGCACCAGGGCTTCTATGAATCCACCTGGGCCTTCCGCCAAATGAAACGATGTCATGCGCTTAAGTTCGAACGACGAGTTGAAAAATGTGACATATATTTCAATCATCTTGTAAAATGACCGTGACAACGGGCGCAGTTTGCTGACCGCGTATGTTTTGCAATTTGGTATTGCGGTGTGAATGAACTCATACGGGTTTGTGTATTTTTTAACGGAATCCCAAACTTCTTCTCCGCATTCTTCAATTTGCGCCTTGATTTCACACAAATACATGTTTAGCGTGTGAGAAACCAACATTGTAGATGCAGTGGTTGCAGGCAATGAAGAAATTTCAAATAGTGAGGCAGATGCATGCGCAGAACCATCCTCTTCTTCCACTGGAATATTTAAATTGTGCAATTTGGGCAACTCAAAATAATACGACATGAGATGGGTTTATGTGAATATGTGAATGCGTGTGCGCGTCTGAACTAAGATTATAACATTAATGTGCAAACGGTTTATGTTGTTTTCATTGGGTTTATTTTATATATTGCACGATCAATGCGTCATTCAATTAATCATCCAAATATTCATATGTTTCTTCGCCTAATTCAGATGAAGTGTCAACCAAAACTTCTTGTTTTTTTTCACGTCGTTTGGGCAACGGTTTGCCTTTTGCAATGGACCCGATCTTAGATTTGGATCTAGATCCAGATCCAGATCCAGATCCCACCCCGTTAGCGTCGTCGTCCGCATCATCATCGTTCGGGTTATTGTTATCCGCGTCCTCATCTTCATCCTCATCTTCGTCCTCATCCTCATCTTCATCATCCTCGTCTTCCTCATCATCATCGTCGTCATCATCATCATCCGCGTCATCATCTCCGCTGTTGTCCACCACAAATCCATCTTTTAAATATCCATCCTTTGTTTTTCGGTGCGCAGGAATTGAATCCAGTTCATCTTCTTCATTATCATCGTCTTCGCAATTGACCAAAGTGTCAAATCCACCGAACAAAAAATCATACATTTTGTCCCATTTTTCCAGAGTTAGCGGAATGACCCGATGCTGCGATGACATGTCCTTGGCCACCAGCGCACATGCTCCAAAAAATAGAATGGTGTCCACCGGTGGTGGAAATTCATATTTATTTTCTTGCCCCGCATTGCCATCCTCACGAGCCCACAGCTCCACCATAAACCGTTCATCCGCGGCAGTCGGTCCAGAATAAGCCCATTCTGCGCGAATTTCAAATCCGGATGAGGTTTTGTATTTGCATTTTTTGCACAATTCTAGCGGGGTGTACGCATCAATTTGAGAAGCGCGCAAATCTCCATTGCGTTCCACAACTATAATGGAAACCGGTCCTGATCCTGCAGCAGGTTTTGGATTTGACGGCATTGGATGTGAGAGAAACTGTGGTTATATTGATTACATTATCTTAATTCATGGGTTTAAATAGTTTATTTCATATATTTTATTAACATTTGACTGATCGCATTTTGATTGATTTGATTGCATTGCATTGTGATACGTTGTAAATCCGCAAAAACTATGTAAATATAACCTAATCTAATCATTTATACTATTTAATTCATGTTTTGGATTGTTCAGGTTGTGATTGTGTCATTTGTGATCATTTTTTTATTGCACCATTTGTATTGTTTTTTCAAAGAAACTTTGACGGTTCCCAAAATGAAGGACATGGTGAAGCGTCCTCAACAAAAGTATGATACTTTGTTTAGGGAGCTGCGAATGAACAATGAAGAATCCAATGGCAATGCAGAAAATGATGTGGCACATGCAAATGCCGCAATGAAAAATGAATTGAAGCGTTATTTGAAAGAACTTAATGTGCCGCAACCACAGTCGCAACCACAATCGCAACACCAACCACAACAACCAGAACCAGAACCACATCCACAATCCAATTCAAATTTCATAGATATTGGGTCGGCATATCAATGATTAATGATTGGTTGAAATCATATTAAAGTGTGGGGCACATTGCAATGTACGCAGCACAACACAACGCAATGCAGTCCCCAGGCAACCGGATCAAGAAACTGAATGAATTCCAATTGATTGTGCTAAAACGATTCACAAATGCACATGAAATTTATTATGAAAATCACGTTCATAAGAAATTTTTAGCGGATATATATGCTGTAATTCCCAAAGGAAAAAAATGTGCACTGTGGTTTACAAACAAGCAGTGCTGGATGTTTCAAATTGCAAAGCGTCCTTATCATCAACCCAATCAACCCAATCAACCCAATCAACCCAAACAACCCAATCAACCCAATCAACCAAAACAACTGGAAGCAGTGTCATTTGATGACGTTCGCATGCTGACCATGCCGTGCATGGATGACGCCTGGTATCACGGCGAAGGCACAATATTGTATGGAACCTACATGTATGACAAAAAACGATTCAGCGTGGAGAATGTGCATTATTTTTGCGGAATAAAACCACAAAATGATGGGAGCATGAACCGGTTCATTGATTTTTTTGATTCTTTGAAAAAATGCAAAATGGAAGCGGCGCAATTGCAGTTCTTCATGCCAATCATGCACACCTCATTCAATGACGCATTAAATGATGCGATGAAGATAACATCGTATGAAGTGTTTTGCATTCAACACCGATTTTTGCAACGGGCTTGCTCTGAATATAAAAATTTGCTGATTCATTTAGCAGAACAGCAACCGCAACAGTCACATTCGCCTCAACAACCGCAACCACGGCCGTCTCAATCATTTTTTCCAAAACAATCACATGTCACAACGACCATGACGACCACAATGGCCACAACAGTCATGGCCGCAACAGTCATGGCCACAACAGCCACATCCATGCCCATGCCCATGCCCATTGCAAAATCCCACTCAATCCAGTCGCTGCGTACATTCCTTCTAAAGCCGGATGCCCAAAATGACATATATTATGTTTTGCACAACAAGGATGATACTATCACGGATAAAACAATGATTGCACACATCCCGAATTACAAAACCAGTGTCATGATGAATTCAATATTTAGGAACATCAAAGAAAACCGAAATTTGGATGCATTGGAAGAGAGCGATGATGAAGACGAATTTGTTGACAAGGACAAGAACAAAACCCAGTTTGTGGATTTGAACAAGTGCGTTCGCATGACGTGCGCGTTCAATCATCGGTTTAGGCGATGGCAGCCTTGTGCCTGCACTTAATTCATTCATTCATTCATTCATTTTTGAGAGATAATGTGCATTTTTAGAAGGGCCCAAATGCCGACAGCCACCGCAATGAACAGGAACAAGTAAGGAAACAGAACCAAAAACCAGGACACGCGGATGTATCCAGCCGAGCAAAGACGGTTCAAAACCCACGTCCAAAGCAGCGTGAACAAAATGTTTGCAAGAGTGACGCTGTTGGTGGATTTGCTAACACTAAAATTCAAAGAATTCAAAGATGGGTGCAGTTTGGATTGGTTCACCTGCATGAAATTTGAAAACTCGTTCATGCTAAAATAAGCGCCAATCATGTAAACGACGGCAAGGGTAATGTACACCTTTGCAGGGGTGCAAAGATGTTGATATAATGACATTGTAATGATTTTATTTTATATTATATGCATATATAAAATAAATAGAACATAAGTAATATGGCTGACACAAATACATACAGAATCGTATCTGCAAATGATCATTTATATGACACATTGGACATTCAAACACAAGTAAATGAATTGATGGCAAAAGGATGGGAGCCAATCGGTGGAGCAACTAAAATGGGGTGTACCCGAATGGGAGAATTTGGTACCAAACAATGATGAAACGTCCAATGCCAATGCATCGCAAAAGTGAAATCATGGAATTGGGTGGAGGTAGAACCAGACGCCGCCGCCGTGGTGCCAAACGCACTGCGCGCAGACGCAGCAATTAAATTATTTTGGCCACCCGCGCATTTGCTGCGGCACGAATGGCTGCAATGTCAATGAGTTTTTGAGGGGCAGGAGGTGCATTTGTGTTGAATGCGGGTTGATTCCAGGGGGATGCTGAATTCAATTGATTATTTCCCATGAATCCACGATACATGTTTTGTGTTCCAATTTTTAAATTGTCCCACCCGGTTTGGATGTCCTGCGGAAACCCGCCGAAGACGAACCCTCCGCGCTTAGACCTGCTGCTGCTGCGCTTAGACCTGCTGCTGCTGCGCTTGATGCGCTTTTTATGGTCGCTCCGCTTAGACCTGCTGCTGCGCTTAGACCTGCTGCTCCGCTTAGATCCGCCGCTCTTGCTTAATGCGTTGATTTTCAATGTAGGAACTAATCGGTTGGCATCCTGCATGCGCGGCCCCCAAAATTCAGGAACGGGGATGGGATCACCTGCTGGAACACCCGACTTGCTCAATGCGAAATGATTGCCTCCATTTGTGCCATTCCAATTCGGACCAACAGCTGTCGTGCGCGCCCAACCTCCCCAACCACCTTTTTTGCTGCGTCTATTGCGTCGGGTTTTCATAGAATGAATTGAATTGTATATTGCTTATTTGTATATATAATATGGATTCATATTATAAATATTTGTGTGTTTGTGAAAAACACATAAAAACAAACAAAGAATTACAATCAATGGAATAATGTCTCATAATTTGCCTTACACAAACGCAGACATTCGCCCTAAATCAAAAATAATTTACAACATGAAACACATCGTCATCCCATCATTCAATTCATATGCTGCACATGCATTTCAATCCATGAGCACATCTGCTAAACTGTTATTGGGATCAATTGCTGCCTGCATAAACGGAATTATTCCGCGCGCATTTAAGTACACGGCCATGTCCATCTGCTTGTCCATCATTGAAGACGATTTGCAGCATAATCGCGTGCCTATAAAAAGACCGCCAATCCAATCTAGCATGTTAAATGATGTCATCGTGACATTTGATGAAGAAAAAATAGAATAACATGACGTTTTTATTGTTCTATATATAATTGCATATTTGTGTTACATAATTATCATTTTGTTTAATAATTTCAAATGGTTTGGCACATCCATAAATAAGATTTTCGGTAACATATTTATCACATAATTCTTTTGTTTCATGTGGATTAATTTGTTGTAGATTTGATTTGAAAACAGCATGTCTAAAAATACCACAATTAATTTCATTTGTATATATTATAATTGTGTCGTTGCAATGTGGACAATTAAAACATAGTTCCATTAAATATATTAAACATTAGATAATATCATAAAAAAATCAATTTTGTGATATAAATTAATCAAAATCCATTGTTCATGGTTCATGGTTCATGGTTCATTCAATGTCTACATGTGTCAGTAAGTGACGGCGGCAACACATTTTTTTCAGCTTGAGCGTGTCCATGACCTCCCCCTCAGGCGTTTTGTTAATGTATTCCTTGGTCAAATAAATGACCTTCTCGGTGTCCATGCCGCGAGCCATTTTCAATCGTCTCACTTCGCTGAGATAGTATTCGTATTTGTTGGCAATGACGTTGCCGCATGTAAAGCATTTGACAGGGATGATCATTGTATTGCGATGAGATGGGTTGCGTTTATGGATTCTGATTATTACATTACACCGTTATTTTTAAATCAATTTTTGAAAATAAAGACACTTATTCATTCATATTCGTTTATTCAGTGTTTGTTCTTCCGCGTTCGTTTCTTTAGTGTTTGTTTCTTCTTCAATGTCATTTTCCCGCCACCTTTGCCCTTGTTTGTGTCCATGTGTGCTTGAACGATTTGTCGAACTGCCTTTTTCGTTTCAGCATCATATGGGGGTTCTGGAACTGTGAATCCATTCTTATGAGCATATTCTTTAAGTTCACCCGAAGTCATTATGCTGGCATTTGTGGGAGCGGGAGCTGGGGGAGGATTAATTATTTGTTCATATTTTTGGGTCATTTCTTCACCGGTTATGTCTCTTTTTTCAATATTTTTATGACGAATAATTGCAATGCGCATGTCCCTGCATTGTTCTTTTGTCTTAAATGAAAACACCGGAATTCCTTTTGACTCCAAAAAACTTATTTGATTTGCCGTAATTGGCACAGATTCTGAAGTTATAAATGGTATGGATTCATACTGCATTTGGTAATTAGGATCAATCGAACTCATCACTCTTTTCATGAATAATATTTCGCCTTGTACACGATTGGGGGGAATTTTGCGTCGCATTTTGTATGTTCCTGAAAAAAAATTAAATGCCAATTTTGTCGGTTTAATGCATTTTAATTCACCCGATGCATACAATCCGAACTCCACTTTGTTTGCATCAATTCCGTTTACTCGTGCAATATTAGCCAATGCATTCGTCCGAGCCATGCGACTAAATAACTGTTGATGCTTTGTGCCAAATTCAAAAGTGTTTTGTGCTTGGCTTGCATGAATTGTTGGTGGTGTCAATATAATATCTGCGCCTGTGCCTGGATCCTTTGTGAGAATGGATGCAATGATGTAAGTGTATAATGCACCTTTTTGAAATTGACCAGGCATTGGATTCACAAGTAACGGACTTAATTCATCTATTATTTCTAAATGTGATGGATCATATGAGTCCAATGGAATATAATAATATTTGCCATCCTCTCCTAGCATGCATTGCATTGCAACCTGAGAGCTTGGATTATTAATGCGTTTTGTTGTCATGCTCCTTTTTACAATGCTTCTGATTGGCACAGCACGACTTCGTGTGGGCAAAGGTTTAAACAAAAACGAAGGTTCATCGGTCCATGATCCATCGGACGAAGTGTCTGTGTCCAAAGCACCTGAAGCCAAAGCACCTGAAGCCAAAGCACCTGAAGCAACCTGGGGTTGTAAAAACGGATTAGCAACACCTGATGCACCCATGTCGGGTGGGAGTGATTTGTCTATAAATGAAGCAAACGGATTTGCCGCCAAAGCCATGTTCGCAAAAAATATTATAAATTAATGTTATATTATTTTTTATTCAACCATGTGCATCTACGTGTTAATTTTATTCATTCATGCGTCTTTCTCTTTGACAACCAACTGAATTTTGGGTTGTCTGCCTGGCTTTTTTTTCTCTGGAACCGTAGCTGCTGGCTCAACAACAAGTTCAACGGCTTTATGAGCAGCGGCAGCAGCAGGAGCCTTAGCCTTTGGTTTTGTTGCAATAACTGGGGCAACAACCGGGGGGGCCTTGTCCAGGTCCTCTTGTTCCTGTTCCAACGCCGCCATCTGTTTTTCAAATGCGGTGGATGTGCCCAGCAGGCTCTTCACCACCAGCTCTGCATTGTCAATGGAACGCACCTTCTTGAAGACGAAATAGCGGTTGTAAAAGGAGATGCGGCGTTCGTAGTCACGCATGTCTGGTGCATCCCCCAACTCAGATGCCAGCGCCGGTGTCTGCTTGATGCGCGCCATCATCTGCGCATGCATCTGCTCAAACATTCCGGTTCCGTCCGGCAGTCCGAGTTTCAACGCATCTTCTCGTGGCACCACCTCAAACCCGAAATTGGCCATCAATCGTTTCAAATATGCAAAGTTTACCAAATATTCGCGAAACGTCTTGTTGATGGATTCCTGATACACGTCAATCGCGTATCCCACGCAGGTCTCGTCATCCGGAAACTCGGTGGCGGAATAAGCCTTGGTCACCTGCCACACGCGTTTCCCTTTGTGCAACACGGCGATGCCGTCACCCTCTTCATAGGGCTTCAACGCATCAAACATGGTTGCGCCGTCATACGTGGTGCCGATGAAGTGGCCACCCACTTCCGTGCACTCGCACACGTTGCGCAGAAAGTTGCACACATTGGCACGAGTTTCAAACATATAGTGAATTGCAAACTGACACGACGACACGCTGAACCCGTTTTCGGCCTTGCCATATTCGCGATACACGCCTTCGCCCAACAGCGCTTTGTCCTTCGGCCCATCCCCGAACACGGCCCTTACAATTTGCTTGTATTTTTCGCCGCTGATTCCAGTCCCGCTTTTTATATTCAATGCACTGTTGCCCTGGACAAACAGCGCCGACGGCATGATGCTGAACCGCTTGCAGTAGTCCAGATAGCGTGCGCACGCGCCGTCCAACTGATTCTGAATGTTGTCCTTTGAAATGTCAATGCCGAACACGAAAGACAGATTGGCATGGATCCATTTCGGAAGATCGCCGCCCTTGCCCACCGCAAAGTCAATGAGCGTGTTGCCGCGCTTGCTCGCGCCGCCAATTAAAGCGCGCTTGACAAACAGGTTGTGGAAATCGCGCAGTCCGCGCGTGGACGTATCACCCGACGACGAAACCCGGTTGTAATACACGTCATCGTCGGCCAGTTCGTCCGGAATGTCGGTCCCAGTTGTCAGCATCTTCTTTGTGATCGGGTTGTGTATGGTGTGCCAGTTGGAGTTGGCCACGTGATAGGCATTGCCGTAGTTCTTCTGGCCGCTGCGATACTCCGCCGTTTTGTCGGTGCGCACGCGCAACGGAACCCAGTGAAAGCGCGGGTCAGCAGAATCCACATTGTACGCGCATTCAATGATGGTGCCGTCTTCAATGACCTCGTTTTCTGTGGTCAGCATCATGCCACGATTTCCCGCCGCATCTGCGCGCAGCACCACGTTGCATGCGTGTGCATTCGGGTCATACGGATTTGTCGGATAAAATGGCACCGGTTTGTACGAGTCTTCGCTGGTGCCAGTGCCTCTGTTATCACTTCTATCTACTTTGCGAGGCAGTTTCCCCTGTATGACATCCTCACACGGGTTCAAATGACCGTGTTTTTTTTCGTCAAACCCGACCCGCAGCGTGAGTGTCTTGAACTGCACGATCTGATCATTTTTTGCGGTATTTACACCGTCCGTGTAAATGCTCGTCACTTTCGGTTGCCCGTTGGGGTCCTTCACCACCGTGGCCAGAAAGTCAATGGTGTTGGCTTCGGTTGGTTTCCATTTGAATGAGAGCGGCCACGTGAGTTTGGACTTGGGGCCTGCGACATCGCTGCCAGCCTCTCCGCCAGCAGGGGCATCGGCTGGCGTGAAAATGATGCCGTCCGTATTGTACTCATACGAACTGGATTCAATCTGCGACATGAGCGTGGCGCAACACTGGAAAATGCTTTGATCCTGCCCCGTGTATTTGAATTTTTTGTATTCAATTCGGATCGGGCATGTGGCTGCACCGCGAACAACGGAACGCGCAGCCAACCGAGTGATCACATCAACTAAGAGCGGCAGACGGAACTTGCTAGCTGACACTTCGGCGGAAGGCGGCACGAAATGCAGCGCACGCACGTCCTTCCCGGCAATGTAATACACATCAAATGCGGCAAACAGGTTGATGAACCGGCCGCTCTTGTCATGTAGGATGTGCTCACCATCCAACAACGTGTTGAACAGCTTGTCTTCAGCGCTCTGCGCCCCCGTGAACTGCACGCGCATGTTGGTGTCAATCAGGTAAATGCGTCCCGTGGGCGACACGTAGAGCAGCTTGCGCGCGCCGTCGGCCTTGTCGGTCACCGTGTAATTGTTTCGCACGTTGGGAATAGTGCAGTTTTCATTGACGGGCACAATATTATGCAGCTGGAGCGTATAGGATGACGGGCCAATGAAATTTTTTGGTAACAGCTTGATTGAGACATCAGTGTCTGATCCCTTGGCCTTTTCCCTCGGTTCCCGTTCCGGATGCAACAAATGCATGTATTCGGACGCCACGCCCGAGAGTTCGGCAGCACCCACGGGATAGTTGGTGCCTTGCAGACCAGACATGACGGTCTTGATGGCCGAACGCAGCGCATCGGCCAACTTACGCGCAGAACTAAATGCTGTTCCTTGCCCAACCGCGTCGTTCAGCACTTCAATCTCAATCTCGTATTTGGGCTGGGATTCGGTGACTTGTGATTCGGCAAACGTGTGCGTTGGAATCATGCCATTGCTACCACCGTTGCCATAGTCACGGCGCGATTCCTTCACGATGCTCATGTCCACCACGAACGGCAACGCGGGGTTACGAAACGTGCTGCGATTAATGTAGCGAAACGTTTTACGGCTGCTGCGCCACGGGCCAACCACCGTTTTTGCGGCAGAAGACGACTCCGCAAACTGTTTTTCCTTTTGAAGAGAGAGGCGGAAATTAAAATCGTCAAAATTGAGCGGGGGAATCATTTCACCGGCACCTCCTTCAAACCCCGTTTTTTGAACGAATGTTGGCATAACCTTTTCCAGCGAATTGGTTTTGCAATACAACTGAATGTTGTGCAGACCTCGGATTTCGGTGCGAATGTCGGACATTTTGGATTTGCCAGTGTGCGGGTCCAGGCTCTCGGAATTGATTTTGAGGGTGTAGTCGTCCGTTTTTTCCATGACGAATCCGGACGACAGCAGGGTTTTGACGACGTTGTCAAAATCAATTTTGGTCGTGGATGCAACGTGTTTCAAATTGCGGGTTCCAAATCGCACCTCCAATTCAAGCGAGCCGCCGTCGGTTCGCAACACCCCGCCTAAATACCCTTCAATCATGTCATCAAACAATTCATGAGGAGGGGCTTGCTTTTGATGCATTTGCATTGTAATTCGGGATCCGATGGTGTATATTAAGAGAGCATATTATTTAAATTCAATTTTACTATTTAATTTAGATAATTGGAGTGGGGTCCATTCTACAAAACGAGCTGTTTTGCAATTTCATCATATAATTCCTGTTTTTTCATTTTGGGCTTGAGCTGGATCTTCAGTTGGTGGCACATTTCGGTGAGTTCCGTGACCGTGTAAGCGCTCGCCGATTTAATGGGCTTCTGCAGGTTTTCAATGCGGAAATGCGTTGCTCTTATTGACGTAAGATGCGCTTCAGTAGCCGGTGTCATAGTGACGCGGGTTTGGGTTTCATTACGATCTATGACATGAACCGGTTTGTCGGACACCGCGTCACTGATGAACTCGGCATATACACGATTGGCTGGGTTCACAAACACCGCATTCAACGAGTTCAAATGCACCAGCACTTGGAACGTGTGCAATGAGATGCGTTGTGACATAATGTCGCCTTCAATGGTGGACGCCGCAAATTTGATTCCAGTGGTTTGTTTCAATGCTTTGCCCTTGTCTCTCAACATAATTATTTGGTCGCGCTTTCCGTCCTGCTCGGCCGTGAACCGATTTGCTAGTTGCTCGTATTTGAAGGTGCCGTTCATCATCACATAGAGGCACCAAAACAATGGGTCTTGGTTCAATGCGGGGCGAAACGCGTTTTCAACTGGGTTTTGTTGCATTGGTTTTGGTTTTTGTGTTGGTTTTTGTTGCATTGGTTGCATTGGTTGCATTGGTTGCATTGGTTGCACAGTCGTGTCGTACAACATGATGTCGCGCAATTTAGTCAAAGCATTATTAATGCCGTTTGCATTGGGGTTGACCTTGTGCATGGTTTAGTTAATACGCATTATCACAGTGTGTTTAAATCAATTGCACTTATTTGAATTCGTCATTTGGTTTCATGTTTGTCATTATAAATAATATATTTTGTAACAATATAACACAATCCCATAATAATGTCAAGTCGGCCAGATAGTCCCGAACCCATCGGTTATGATGTAGCTGCCGCAGAGAGATATTTTGCAGCAGAAGCGGAAAAAAAAAGAAAAGACGAAGCAGAACGAGCAGCAGCAGAAGCAGCAGAAGCAGCACGATTGGCAAAAAACACAAATATGCAAGAATTGGACGGCGGTGCCAAAAGAAAACGAACAAAAACGAAAAAAATGAGGCGAAGGCACAAACGAAGTCGGCGCAAACGCAAATCTCATCGCAAATCCAAACGCGTCATGAAAAAATAGAATTATTGGAATTGGAATTATAATTATTCATTTAGTTGTTTTTCATTGATTTGGATTTGGTTTTGCGCCGACTTTGTTTATTTCGCTTCGTTTTTTTTATTCTGCGACCTCCATCTCGTCTAGAAATCATGTCTTTTAATTGAGCGAGTTCTTTGGGTTGCATTTGGGACGGTGGTTGCACAAGAGCGCTCACCAATGATGTCATAATTCCACTTCTTGCAAGCATTTTCGCACGTTCTTCACTGGTTGTAAATGGAACCGATGTCAACAATGCCTTTGCCTTATTTGCCTTATTTGCAAGATGCGGGGCTGACACACGTCTGGTTGCAGGGATTAATGATAATAATGTTTGTCGGCGTGTTGTCCAATCAAATTGCAATAATTCCTCTGCTTTTGACACCAATTCATGCAATGTTGTCATTGGATCTCTTTTGCTTATGCCAAATAAATTACATCCCGGCACCAAAATATATTCATCAATAATGGCTGCATTGGCTGGGTCAAGTGGGTCAATTTCCGACGTTTCAATCTTCTCAATTAACTCGCGTAATGCTGCAATGTACCATCCAATGCATCTCATTATTGCACCCCGTTCTCTATAATAATTATTTCTTATACTTAAATCACTACTGATTTCACTGTAGTTTTTTTTGAATTCAGCTGAGAATGAAGGTTGAACTGCCATATGATGTAAAAACGCATTAAGGGTTGCCCAGTTACCGCGTGGTAGAGTGGCAGCAGCTCCAAGTATGCCTCTCATTGTTTGCAAATGTTCATATATTCTTTTATCACATTTGATGAGTGATTCATTTGATGGTAGATCAAATACATGTGACTCAATTACATGTCCGAAACGTTCGTATGCATGCCTGCACATGACACCAAACGCATGCATGTTAATTATGTGACCCGAATGAAAAGTCACAAAGGCAATGTGGCGAGGCAACAACTCCATCACTTCATCTAACTGGTTCATGCATTGTTCAGTTGATATTCTGCCATCGTGGGTTACTTTTAATAAATCACTTAATCTCCTCATTGTTAGTGAATCATCTACGCCATCCATGAAATTTATTTTATTTATCACCGTGCATTACAATGATATATTAATTTGGAATTGCAATCATTTATTTGGGTTGGGTTAAATGCTTAATCTTCATTGATTTGGATTTGGTTTTGCGTCGTTGAGTTCCTCCACTTCGTCTATTTGAAATCATGCGTTTTAATTGAGCCAGTTCTTTGGGTTGCATTTGGGACGGTGGTTGCACAAGAGCATCCACCAATGATGTCATAATTCCACCGCTTGCAAGCACTTTTTCACGTTCTTCCATGGTTGTGAATGAATCAGATGTTAACAATGCCTTTGCCTTATTTGCCTTTGCCTTATTTGCAAGAGTTGGGGTTGACGCAAGTCTGGTTGCATCCATCAAGATTTTCTTTTCTTGCTGGTGTTTTTCCCATTCAATGACCATGGTTTCATTTCGCAAAAGTTTTTCTGCTTTCATTTTTAATTGTGTTAGTATTTCCATGTCAGTCATTGCACCTCTGCGTATATAAAACATTTCACAACCGGGTTCCAATGTGTTCATTTCAATATTCGTCCACGTGTCCATTGGGTCTGGTTGTTTAAGGTGACGAATTATTCTTTTTATATTTGTTATATAACGTTTGATAAGTTGAACATTGGTAATATGCATACCATAGTTATGATCATTCATAAATATTTGGTGACCGATGTTTTTAAATTCTCCTTTATGTTTTCTAAATTGTTTCAGTTCTTCAATTTGACTGATTGTTTCATCTCTAGAATCACGCAATTGTTCTTGGGCTGTCATTATATGATGAGAATATAAATTCCAATACTCCCAATCATAATGCTCATGCAACTGAGCCACATATTCTCCAAATGTAAATCGTCGGGTTGAGGTGAAGTCCGGAACGCCATTTTGTTCAAAATAAATTAACACTGTGATCAATTCTTTTATGCTTTGCACAATCGTTTTGTCACCCTCAATTATATCGGTATTTTTTATACTACCACAATGCACATTATCAAAGCCACCATGGCGTTCCATCTTCTGAACATTAACACACAACACATACATGTCAAATAGAACATTGGAATGTGTTTGCATTAAATGAATTTTACGTGATAGTAACTCTATCATTTTGTTTAAATTTTCTCTGAATTGCTGTGGGGTGTGTTTTTCAAATAGAACATACAATTCTCCATTCAATGATGTTTTCGCCATTTCATAATCACTTTCCCCAGATGAATTCTGGGACACATCATCATCCGAATCCATCTCCTCCTCATGCCCTTGCACGTTTCCCATTAATCCGTTTATAAAATTAACTAATATATAAAAAACATATTAGAATTACATTTGCATCAACAATTATCAACACATATGCCAGCCGCCGATTTAAAGCAATTGAAGGACCGAATTGAGGCATTGAATCAGCACCATCAAATTCAAATATTAAAAATTATGACCCAATGCAATGTTGATCTGACCGAAAACAAAAACGGGGCATTCATCAATTTGACGAACGTGGATGATGCCGTCATTACCAAAATCACCGATTATTTGTGCTACGTTGATGAACAAGAGACACAGTTGAATGAAGTTGAAAATCAAAAAACGGAGTTAACAAAACAATTTTTCAAACCATAGGCATAGGCACGGCGGCGGACATGGTCCATTCGCCAATGATGGACACCTGTTTGTCGTTCAATTCAAACCGTCTTCCAACCACGCGAACCTGAATCATGTCGCCGGGTTTAATGGAATCCATTGACACGTTATTTGCAATGATTCGTGTGGTAGCGTCGTGCATTTCGCGTGAAATATAAATGACCACAGGGGATGGAGTTGTGCAGGCATGTGCCCGAATGCCCGCCTGCGTCACCGTTTTTGCAATGCAACTCATGATGGCCCCCTCTTTTGGGCAACACAACATGCACTCAATCTCCAGATCAAACCGTATGTTTCCAGCCGCAAAGGTGCCAATGGAATGCGATCGCAGATTACATGAACCGGGTTTGACAAACCCTTCGGCAATGCAGCGGCCATCAATTTCAGTGGAAACGACGTGCTTCAGGTGGTCTTCCATGCACTTAAAATTGGGTATGTCAGAAAATGGAATGCACAATTTGCGACGAATGCAGGTTGAATTATATAACGAATTATCCGGATAAGCATGTGATATAGTCATTCGGATCTGAGGTCTTTAACTACATCATTGATTTCACACTAATTTTAATTCAATTTTTTGAATTAACATTAATATATCTATTGTGGTTATTACAATCATTGATTGTAATGAATTGTATTATGCACATTCTCTCATTTGTCGTTCTGTGCAAGTTCCCCAATGACCGAAACGACGGGATCATTCAGCTCAAAGTGCTGCCCGATGACGCGCACCACGATTTCATCCCCCGCCTTGATTTTGGGAAACCGCGGATTGGAATAGTGGTGATCACGTGACACAAACACGATGACGGGACTGGGTTCGGGCACAATGTGCGCCTGCAGTCCCGCCTGCGTTACGTTTTGCACCACGCAATTAATGAGCATGCCCTCCACCGGGTTGCAGGCTTGATACTCATACATGGCTTCAAATGCAACCGCGGCATGGTCGGTCAAATCCCCGGATGAATACGCCAGTAGCTGGGTGGACCTAGGGCGCACATACCCCTCCGCATTGCACTTGCCCTCGTGCTCGTTCGCTAAATGCCGTTCCAGCACGTCCCGGATGTTGCGTCCAATTGCGGTGAACGGCAGCACGACCTTCCTTGACACCATAGTCGGAACGTAAATGTCGGTGCTAATGGGTTGTTGTGGATGGTGTGGCTGTTGTTGTTGTCGTTGGTGTTGGTATTGTTGTCGTTGTTGCTGGTATTGTTGTCGTGGTTGATGCATTAGTTGAGAGATATTGGATATTAATGATGTGTGATTATATAGTTAATATATGGAAATATTATTATAGTTTTATTTGTGACTACGCGAACATTTGGTTCTGGTCTGTCGTCTTCTCAATCTTCGTCGGGTTTTGCGACCACCACCATCGTTTTTGTAACCGCACCTGCATCCAGTGTCTATGTCATGCCCACATTTTGTGCATGTATTTGAATTTGCCTTTGAACGAGTTAGTGTCATGTTTGTTGTTTATTGTTATACATGATAATGATATAATTATTGTAATTCATGATTTATTATTATTATAATTTCTATTAAAATTATCACTAAATGGTGCAAAATTTAAATCACATCCAATTTATGATTTGGATTGGCGCGTGGCACTAAGTAGTGCTTGCACCGGCGTCAAAAACCAGTGCTTGCCATCCTTCCGCACCATGTTGTAGCTGCGCAACAGCAGCTCCGGCAAAACGCAGAACCGAGCCGTGTTTTGGTCCTTCGTGCTTTCCATGGTGTAAATCGGCGCAGCAACATCCGGAGGATTTAATCCGTGCATGATTTGATTCACAATAGTGAGGCGACGCTGTTTGGATGAGATTTGGTCGCACCGCGCACCGACCCCCTTTTCTTGCACGTATTTTATTTTAAACACGGCATAACTCCCCCCACTTTTTTCCTTAAATTCCGCAATGAATCCGATGATATGGGCCAACATGGTTTCGCGCGGCAGCATGGCAACAATGGATTCTATGTAAGGACGCCGCTCCTCCGCCGATTTGGCGGCTGCCCACTCAGATGCCGCATTTTTGCGCACAACCAGCTGCCTGCCATTATCTTCCGTTGTCTTCAGCATAAGGATGCCTTCCTCTCCCGCATATTTCGGATTTTTTAGTATTTGACCGTCAAAATATTCTCGCGCAAACCGGTCAAACTCATCGCCGGGATCCTGTGCGTAAAGCGTATTCAAATACTGCACTCCAATGTCGTATGACGAAACCATCAGCTCTTCCACAAAATGCTCCACGACGCATCGCTTTAATATAACCAGGGTAATGCTGTGCATTTCATTTAATTCCCGAATCACGTCTCGGCACAGCTCGTTCCACGTTTTTGTATTTTTGTCGGTCTTGTCCGCTGATTTCGCTAAACCCGTGGTTGTGGTTATTTCGCGGTATGCCTTCTTCATGTCTTGAACCTGCGTTGGTTCGGTTGGTACGGCGGCAGCGATTGCTTTGGGTTTTGCAAACCCGTGCTTTTCGGCCAGCTGTTCCAGCGTCCCGTTCTTCAGCGGAAACGATATGTGATCTCGCTTAAACTGCAAAGGAGCGCTGCGCTCATAAATGCCGATCCGTGGGTCCGTTATTTCGGATGGTTGAAACAGGTAATATTCACCCACGTTGATGAGGTGCCCGGTGCGTCCGTATTTGTCCACCAGGTGTTCCCCTTTGTCGGCAATCATTCGGGTTAGGGCGACATCCACTTGCTCGGGCGCGTGCCCAATCAGGTTCCTCAAAAGCGTTCGCCGCGTGTAAAAATGCTGCTTCTTAAATAAATCACGAATGAGCTGCATGATTCGGTCGGCATTCATGACGATGAAGGGTTCCGAATACGTGTACTCGTTCACCTTAATTGCATCTCGGGATCCGACCGCGCACTTGTACTCGCAGCTGGCCTGATAGTCGCACACGAATGAAAATGGGCGGTCACCTATTTCATAGTGGCTAATAACGGTTCCATCGGCCAGCACTTGGCGCACGGTGACATCTTTGCCGCCATTGTGGCGCCGAATGACCTCCTGGCTGAATTTGGTTTGATCAATGTTGAGCAAGCAGTCCACTGCATTTTCTTTCAAAATGCGGCTCACTTGACCGATTTGCGCGGCCTTTGCTTCGGCCAGCCGATACACATAGAGGTCGGCGGCTTCCATGTCAGGAGTGGCAGGCAACAGCGTTCCGTATAAAAACAGCTGCACATTGCGATCCACAAACGGGAGGTCGGAGTGGCTGCAGTTGCGGACGGCGCGACCAATGATTTGCTCAATGCGGTTCATGTTGTACCACGGCTCCATGATGTGCACCTGGCGCACGTTCTTGAAATCAATGCCCTCGCTGCCCGCCTTGGAAATGATGACGACCTTGATGCGCTGGCCGTGCTCATTGTCGGTGGTGAGCGCTTCCAGCTCGGCGCGATTGTCCGGCGACAGCTGCTTGTCTCCGGTGAACATGGCGTATTTTGCGGGCTTTTTTGTGGCTCCGACGAAGCGCTGCGGCACGGGTGCGGTTTTAAACAGCGACCCCGCATCCTTGTCGTATCGCGTAAATCCCATCTCTTCCAGGGCCAGCGCAATCGGCACCGCACCGCCGCCGATGTATTCGCTGTAAATCATGGCGATGCCGTTGGCTTTTTCGATTTGGGCGCAAATGCTGGCGATTTTACTGCTGTATTTGCCGATTTCCGCGTGCGAGAAAATGCGACCGTAGTTTGTCAGCGTGTTGGGTTTGTATTCAAAATTGGAAATGCGCGCACCGTCTTCAGACTCTTCGTATTTCATGACGCGTCTCAGCCCCGCATCTCCCAGCAATCCTTTGATGTCCATGTGCTTAATGAGGGCCACGTCGGCGGCCGACACGGTCGCATCGGATGCCGCCTGAGGACGGCGTGCCACGAGTTTGTCAAACTCCACGCTGGGATACACCATGTTGAGAGCTTCTATGGGCTGCTTCAGCAAAAACGAGCCGAATGAAGTGGCTTCGGCCGACATGTCCAGCCGTTTTCGGTCAATGATGTAGGCATAAACCGCTGCCTGATAAGCCCCCGCGGGATTCAAATACAGGTCCAGATGTTGCAACGGATCCGGAATCGGGGTTCCGTTTAATTGCAGCGTGGGATGCCTGTCACGATTTAGCAAAAAGGAATGCTGGGGAGCAAAATCCCGCGGGTGCATTCTATAAGGGAAAATGTAGGGGTTCTCGCCCTTTACCACCGAAATGTATCCAGTGGATTTAATGCGCAGCAGCTCGGCCCCCACATTGCGCCCATTTATCTGCAATAAATTGCCATCTCGGTCAAACACGTCGCTGACCGAAATGGTGGCGCGGCGGTCATTCACGTTCATCAAATTCAGCAGCCACACGATCTCGCGCGGGTCGTTGTACATGGGCGTGCCAGACAACAGCAGCAGTCGCAAATTATCGGCATATCGCACCAATTTATGTAATTCTTCGGAGACACTTGTTCCTTCTTTTTTGGCTTTCTTAGCGGAGTCCTTGGCTTCTTCGTCGCTGCGCACGTTGTGAATTTCATCCACGATGAGTAGCCGGTGGTTGAACTCGTGCTTAATGGCGCGAATCGCTTCCGGTCCCTCCTTTGTTGTCGTCAGCCGATGCACCAAATTTGCCAATTCAATGTAGCCCATGAATTCATAGTTGGCATTGATGAGTCGGGTAATGCGCTGCACAATGCTTGCTTTCACGCTCTCCACGTTTCTTTCCGTCAAATCCGTCAGTTCCACATTCGCACCCACCTCCTTCAACAGCTTGGTTCCCGTGCACCCGCGTATCATGAACTGACGAGTGACTCGGTTGAACTTCAGCTTGTTGAAATCAAACAGCTGCTTGCGAAAATTGTCCTGCACGTTGACCGAAGCAACCACCAGTATTTTTTTGACTGCACTGACCTGGTTCATGTAGTCGCGCATCTCTTCGGCCACGCTGATGGCCGAGCACGTTTTGCCGGTTCCGAGACCATGATACAGCAACAGGCTGTTGTACGGCGTCATCACAGATAAAAAATTGCGCACAAAGAGCTGATGCGGAGCCAACTCAAAAGCCGCCCCGCACAGCTTGACAGCCTCGGCTTCCATCTGTTTTTGTGACACGGGAATGATCACATCGTATTTGGTGTCGTTGAATTCCTTTCGCTGCGCAATGTTCAGCGCAAATTCGGGAGCATTCAATGTCGGATACAAAAACTCCAGGCCTTCTTCTTCGCCTGGATTAGCCGCATTCGGTTGTTTCCATTCCTGCAATTCATTGGACAGCAAAACTGCATTCGGGGTCGGGTTCGGGTTCGGACGCAATAATGGATGTTTGGAGGGTTTCACACCAGGGTCTGACTGGGATGAGAGATGATCCATTGCCTATAATATTTATTTGCAGTTATAATATAAAATGATTATAAATTGGTGAAACCGAACTCAACCAATCTAACAACACACTATCGCATATTCCAACAGTGCATTGTTTAAATTGCGCAAAATGTTAATTTTTTCTAAATTGTAAGGACGCATGTGTTGAATACATTCGCTGTATGAAAACCATGCCATTTTGCTGACTTCCGTTTTTTGAAAAATGGCTTCTGAAGGCAGCTGATCCGGCAAAGGCATGTATGCAATGAAATACTTGTGCTTGTACGTTTTCATATTGGATCCCATGAATATTTCCTCATAGGGTATGACGTTTTGCATCACGATTAACCGGGTTTCATCGTATCCCGTCTCTTCCGAAAATTCACGAAGGGCGCACTCAATGTCCTTTTCCTGATAATTGCGACGTCCCTTTGGAAAACCCCATTCCGGTTCAGTCCACCGAGTGCTTGAATTGGAAATCAACGTGTTCAGCGTGTAATAGCTGCCGCTGTTGCGATTCATTTTTATACCAGATTTTAACATATTAAATCGGTCACACGACACCGCTTCTTCATTTTGATATTTTGAATTTAAATAATCCCCCCATACATTTTTCCATAACTCGCTAAATGTTTGGGTTTGCAACCGGTGTTTTTCATCCACCGTCATTTCATCAATCAATCGTTGCACGTAAGTTTGGTTGTAAATTGGATATTTGCCACGAATGAATTCCACAAATCCGAGCGTGTCCTTTCGCCGGATCATCAAATAGGAGGCACCTTCGGTTCCATCTTTGAACACGATCATGCCATTGCTGATGATTGGATTTTTGCACGCGTGCATGACATGCCCATTCTTTCCACAATTGTTGCAAAACATGTTTCTTTTTGAAAATGGATGCAATGATGATTTTATTGCGGGACATGATTCAACTTTGCCTTCATTGTTGCCGTTGTTGCCGTTGTTGCCGTTGTTGCCGCTGTCGCCTTCATTGTCACCTTCATTGTCACCTTCAATAGTGTCTTCGCCTTCACCTTTTAACGCGTTAAATGAATACATGCAATATAATTACCTAACTGGCTCTTTATGTGTTAAATTGCACTTCTTTTTATATTGTTTGATTGTAAAAAATAAACCCAAACACAGAGAGAACTATATGAAATCCAATCTGGTTTATAAAAATGGCGACGCCACCACCGCACTGGATGCCGCCGTGTGGGGGCCACACTATTGGTTCGTGTTGTTTAGCATGGCGGTCACGTATCCCGAGAGACCAAACGACGTCACAATCAAAAAATATTACGAGTTCATACAAAATTTACCGTTATTTTTACCGAATCACCAAATGGGCAGCGTGTTTAGCGAATTGTTGGACAAATACCCCGTGTCTCCCTATTTAGATAAGCGCGAATCGTTCATCAAATGGGTGCATTTTCTGCACAATCAAATCAACCTGCGTTTGAATCGCGATGAAGTGTCGCTGCAAGATGCAGTGAATGCATACTATTCCAATTACAAACCGAAAGAGGTGCGCCTGCGCGAAGAAATCAAGTATCGTCGCAAATTGATTTACGCTATGGTCGCACTAACCACTGCAACCAGCATGTATTATTTGTATTATGCATGATTCATGCATGAATTAATATAATATTGACAATGTGTAGTGATAGACGCAACGCAAACAAAACAGAACAAACAAGTGCAATGACAAAATTTACTCGTCGTAAACATGCACATGCACGCGCACATGCACATGTAATCGGGCACAATCAAACCGGTGGCATTCCCATATTTGCAGGGGCACAAGGGTGCGTGTTCAAACCCGCGCTAAAATGCAAGAATCAGCATCGCAATTACAATGACGGCAACATTAGCAAGTTGGGACAAAAGGAAGGCGCAGAAGCCGAAATGAGAGAATATGATAAAATAAAACAGTATTTAAGGCAAATAAAAAACTATAAAAAATATTTCAGCGTGCAGGCCGAACTGTGCGAACCAGATCCCCTGGAACCGCACGATTTGGTCAATTTTGATGACATTTGCACAAATTTGCAACGGGTCAAGATAACGGCAACCAATGTCAACGCCAATTTGAGCCAGTTGCGCATGATCAACATGCCCGATTTGGGAATTGATTTGAAAAAATGGATGGAACAAACCTCGTTCAATGCTGCCAATCTGCGTCAATTGAACGACTACATTTCAAAATTGCTGATTCATGCAGTGGTTCCCATGAATCAACTCGGCGTCATTCACAATGACCTCAAATCCGAAAACGTCATGATTGACCGCGACAACAATAGTCGTATCATTGACTGGGGGTTGGCTGGCATAACCACCCCCACGCAAGTCATTCCCGCTCATCATTTCATGAACAATCCCGTCACATTCAATCGCCCCTTTTCAACCATGGTCATTTCAACGGACGCGCTGGAACTCTACTCTTCGGTTGTTTTGAAATCCATGGCAGCCACCGAATTCACCATGGAACGAATCAAACATTTCACGCGCGCAATGTACAAGGAATACATTGACGTATTCGACATTTCCGGCTATAAATACCTCCAATACATTTGCAAGTCCATGTTTGGATCCGAAAATGACGAAATGCTGATGGATGCGGTTGCCACTTACAACGCTGAAATATTGTATCATTTTACGGACCGTGCAGGTCTGACATTTCGGTTGGATGAATATTTTAGCAAGGTGTATCGCTACAACACGGACGTGTGGGGATTGATGTCCGTGTTCTACAGCATGTTCATGATGCCGCGCAAAAGTTTCATCATGTCAGATGCGGCGCATGCCGACATGCTGCGCCGGTATCGCGCCCTGTTCAGCACCGTCGTGTTTGCAAACGGGCATGACCGCATGAACGTGTCGCACATCGTGCAACAACTGCGACAAATTAGCGACGCGGTGTCCAAAGCACCCAGGCAACGGACCCAAAAAAAAAGAACGGTGCGGGTTCGGTTCAATTTCAACATGAAACCCAACCCCAATGCCAACCCCAAAACCATTGCACGAGTTGCAACCCCGTATCCACACAACAATGCGTTTTATGATCGCATCATTCCAAAAAAATAATGCCATTGTAATACATACACACGCATAGTAAAATCACGAATTATGAAATTGGAATTGTTTGTATTTGGAATCACCGCATTTCTCGTGTTCAACACTTACTACGATGGCAAATACCTGAAAGTGTTTCATTCATGGCAAAAGGAAATTAAGATGTCCACCTTTGCATTTGTTGGATTATCTCTCTATATCTTCCTGAAAAAGAATCCGGGACAGTCGCACACCATGCTGTCGCATGCAAATGACATCATCCGATACATGCCAATCAGCCGGTCATCGGCCGACATGCTGTCACCCTTTCTGGATTTCGCAAACAAGAAATCGCTGTTCCAAGACGGGGGGGGTCACGATGACAATTTAGCACAATCGGGTGGGGGTGGGACCAAAGAGGCGCAAATGGAGGCGCGCATCATGGCATCCGGACGCAACAATGCCACCAAGCGCAGCGTGAGCGAAACCAAAAAGAAGTTCGTGGCGGCGCAGCAGTCGTGGAAGTGCGGCCACTGCGACCGCCAGTTGCCGGCGTGGTATGAAGTGGATCACATCGTGCGACTGGAACACGGTGGCTCCAATAATGTGGACAATTTGGTTGCGCTGTGCCGCGACTGCCACGGCAAAAAAACCGCCATGGAAACCTTTTAATAATTTATGTTATTTTGCACATTTTAAATATATGCAATGTATAATAGTGTTTTAAAATAATAGCAATTTTATAAAGCAATGCAATCGGCTGCTCCTCCTCCTGGATCTGGGTCCGAAGACCCGTGGTGGAAAAAACCCGGGTATTATCTGTGGCTGCTTGCAATCGGCGCAATTGTGTATGCTTACGTGTTTGCAACCAGTTCAATCGCTCAGACAACAAACAAGGGAGTGAACACTGGCATGAACACAGGTGCCCCCACCGTCAACGTTGGCAATCAAGTGTTTTTGTTGTTGGGGTGCATTCTGATTTACATGTTTATTACAAAAATGTGGACAAACGGACAATACGAGCTGCTGACAAATGCGAATCTACCCACATGGATTGTTCCAGTTGTGAATGCAGTCATAACATTCGGTTTATTGCTTGGTCTCGTGTTTGTGTCCATTTTGGCCACGCAATCCAACGTGATCATGAACAGTCAAACCGCCGATGACAGCAAAGGGTTTTTTGGGTCAAATGTAACGTTGATCGGTTTAATAATAATTTCAATGATTGGACGCATTTTGTACATTTGGAGATACAATTTAAATCCATCAAATGCGACGATGTCATTTATTTCCAACATGTTTCTACAGTCCTCCCAGTTTGTTCTTAATTTCTGGTTTCCTCTCGTCATGATGTATTATTTCATACGGGTGGGTACCAGTTACTGGTTTCAAATTGTGTCAGGCGTCTCATTGTCCATTACGATTTTGATGATGTGTTACAATTGGTGGAAAATATCCACTCAGCAGGTTCCAATTACCCCGGCCTGGGAAACGTTCAAACAGATGGCCAAAGACGTCTGGAACTCTTTTCCAATTTCACCTTATTTGAAATACGTGGAAAACACGGACATCATGGACGTAGCAAAACGGGTCATGATATTTGCGTTGTTGGCCTACGTGGCGTATTTAATGATCAGCGTTTACAAGTTCAAGCACACATTGATTCCGTGCATTGGAACCGACTTTGCGTCGTGTTTTGGATTGAAAGGTTCTAATTACAGTTCCAATGACACGCCGTACGTGAATGCATTGTTTTGGACATTGATAATAAGCGTTGGCGTCAATGCATTGAATTGGATCCTGCAGTTGGTTTCAGTTTACACTCGGGTTAATAATTGGGCGAATGGCACAACCGTTCCAGAGGTGCCCATCAATTTCACTGCCGAGAGAGCAATGCAACTCCTCAAACTGTTGGTGTTCCCGTTTTATTGGTTGATAAAGATGTTTGTCCAGTATCCGGTGGCAACCATTGTCGCGTTCATTGCATTTGCCGCACTGGGTCTGCTACTGTACCGTTCGTCATTTGACCTCACCTCATTTGTGGACGGTCAGCGCGGAACGGTCATAACCATGTTCACCATGTTCATCGCATCCCTCCTCATTTTCGGGGTCTATTCCATGAATTCATCCACCACGGAAATGGTGGAAGGCAACATGTCGTATGGCCAATTCATTGGAAAAATTGGAATGGTCATTGCAATTGCGGTGTGCGTGGTGGGGTTGCTGCTGTATTTCCTGAATTCGCACAGCAAACTGGTCAGCCTCGCAGGCATTTTTCAATACGGCATAACTGCGCTGATCTACATCACGGGCATTGCGATCGTGATTGGTGCGGTTCGCACCCTGTTTTCAACCTCCCGCAAAATGGGCGACTCCATGTTCCAGGTCAGCCTCGACGGGACCAATTGGGTCATCAACATTCTGAAGTTGATAGGCAACCTGCTGTTTTACCTGCCGTGTTTGATGCTGGATTTCGCGGACACGATGAAGGAACAGTACGGATTGACCATGCGCCCCTGGCTTATCCTGCTGGGAGTGGAAGCCGCATTCATTTTAGCCGGTCACCTGCTGCCGTCCGTGGTGGCAAAGGCGATCAACCACACGGGCGTGCAAATTTTGTCGGCTCCCATTTCCATGACCACGGCAACTCCCATAACAACGCATGACATTCAATTTGTGAATGCACACGGGGTTGACGTGATTCCCACTCCTACTGCAAATCCGGATAGCGGCGTCACTGCAACCACCGTGTTATTGCGGAATTACAATTACGGGGTGTCTGCCTGGTTCTACATTCATCCGCAGCCGCCAAACACGAATGCAAACTATGATTCGGACGCTTACACCAACATGATGCAGTTTGGGTCATTTGGACCATCCGTTCAGTACAACCCCAAAACCAATACGTTGCAATTCAGTATTTATGGAAAAACGATTGAATTGCCCGCAAAGGTTCCATTGACTGTGTCTGACATTCCATTGCAAACGTGGAACAATGTGATCATCAACTCGGACAAAGGCGCGGTTGACATATTTATCAACAACAAATTGATTTATACTGGAAATCATGTTCCGGACAATGACACGGATGCTAATGCGGTGCACAATGTCACCATCGGAAATGCAGATGGAACCCACGGGGAGATCTGCAACGTCGTACTGAACACTTCGTCATTCACCAAGGCCGAAATTGAGTGGTTGTATAAAACGAACAAGATGCTGAATCCGCCGGTCGTGGGCGTGAACATGGATCCGCTCAATCAGGGCGATTCCGAGAGTTATCTGGCATCCAAATCGGTTGACATAAAAACTCCGTTGCCCACGCCGATGCCAACATATAGCACATATGGAATGAACACGTTCGGTGTTTTGGGTGCGATTTTTGGAGCGATATTTGGTTGGCTGTTCAATGATGCCAACACCATGTCTTCAACCGTCGGATTATTCATGGGCGCAATTGTGTTCGGGTTGATTGGGGCATTATTGGGTGCAGTATTTAGCACTGATGGAACGGTGGCCTACGTTTTGAAAACGGTGGCCAATGTATTTGTTGACACATTTTAATGTGCATTTTTGGCATTCAGGAAACATTTAACAATGCAAAATAATATAATTAATATAATTCACAATTTCATGCAAAATGTGCAAACATGAATAAAAATATTATGTTTATAATAATATAGCAATAATATAGACATAACATATCAAAGATGAATCTTTTAACCATTTTCGTGTTTGTTCTGATCATTGTGCTGATCTACGTGGTTTACAAATTGATGACAAAGACGACCTCCACCGTGTCCGGATTCTCGGATGCGTCCAAATCAACAATGGTGCCCTGCAAGGATGACATTAACACCACCAACAATTACGGGTATTCGGTGTGGCTTTACATTGATGCTTGGGACACAACTGCAATCCACCTCATTAATAAAAATCTGCTGACCCGATGCGATTCCAATGGTGTGCCATTGTTCAAAATGTATTTAGACGATGCCCAAAACAATTTGAAATTGATCATGCGGGGCAATGAAACGTCCACATGCACAATTAGCAACATACAGCTTCAAAAATGGATCAATCTGACCATGAGCGTTTATGGCAACACGGTGGACCTGTATTTAGATGGCAAATTAGTGCGAACGTGCATAATGGCCACGCTGCCAGCCGGATTGAACTCAACCGATGACTTATACATTGGGGGAGGTTATGATTTGGGCTCCACGCAAAAAATTACCCCCGCGGACGGCGATTTGAAAGGCTACATTTCCAACGTGGTTTACAAAGCCAATTACTTCACACCAGAAGAAGCATGGAGCATTTACAGCGACGGGTACAGCGGTGCCGGCATGTTTGATTTTATCCATTCATACAAATTGAACTTCAGTGTCACAAACAACAATCAAGTCATGAGTCAGTTTTCAATTTGATCTATCAAATATTGAATGATTGGCGCAAATGATAAAATTAAATTATTATTATAAGTTAATAAGGCATATAATAATATTTATATTTAGCATAAATGAATTTTGGTAACGACGGCTTTGGCGGCGCTGGTGCTGGTGCTGGTACTGGTGTTGGCGCTGGTGTTGGCGCTGGTGCTGGCGCGGGTGACTTTGGCGATTTTGGCGCTGGTGGCTTTGGCGCTGGTCCCAATGCCATGCCCGTGCCATCTTTGAACGAATTCAAAGCGCAAGACATTGTTGGCGGATCCAAATCCTTTTTAGATTCCAACAGTTATGTTGCAAAGGCCGCATTTTTAATTCTGGTGGTCATTGTTTTTGTCTACCTGTTGCGGCTTTGCATCACGGTCATCGGGTATCTGTTTTCGCCGAGTTCCAGTCCTTACTTGGTCAACGGCGTAATAGATGCAAAGGTTGGAAACATGATTATCCCGCAGGACCCCAGCGAATCAAACGCGGTGTCCATCATTCGCTCAGTGAATGACGATGTCGGCATCGGTTTCACGTGGTCGGCATGGATATACATCAAACAAAATGATTCGACGAGCGAACCCACCGGCATGTTCCATCACGTGTTTAACAAGGGGAGTGCCACGGCTGACTCAACAACCGGATTAATGACGCCGAATAACGGTCCTGGTTTGTATTTGAACGACAATTACTCTGGTTTGAGGGTGGTGATGAGCACATTTGATGATCCAAACACGTCCACTGATGTGGACAACATCCCGGTCAACAAATGGGTCAACGTCCTCATTCGGGTTGAAAACACGGTGCTGGACATCTTCATCAACGGGGATTTGGCGCAACGCCTGCCACTGGGTTCGGTTCCCTTTCAGAATTACGGCGACGTAAATGTTGCAATCAACGGCGGCTTCAACGGCAACCTGTCGTCGCTTCGCTATTACAACACCGCTCTCGGCACGCGCGCCATTCAAAACATTGTGAGCAGCGGACCCAATCTGACGGTGCTGGGTGCATCGGGCGGGGCGCCTGGAACCATGGACTACCTCTCCATGCGCTGGTTCTTTTCGCAGTGGAACGGCACTTGATTTCCTGACATTTCAAGTTTCAATTGTTATTATTAAATATGGTCCAATTATAACAATTCAATTATAACAATTCAAATACAATCGTCATTTTTAATATCATATTATGATAATTGAAATCATACAAAGTCATGACAGCCCCAGCCACATATTCTAATATGATGTACAATGCATGTGGCATAAAAGGTGCTGTGGCCTGCCCACCGCGGTGGTCTCGCGTGGGTGGAAACAACTGTCCCAATTGCGAGAGCAATTACGGGGAAGCAGCGTGCAGCACAAATCCTGGAATATATTACACCACCTATGAATTGGATCAACGGCGCAAAGTGGAGATTCTGAAATACAAAAAAAACAGCGCACAACTGTCCAAAGCGCAACAATACTCCATGGCGTCACGCAATGCGCTCACACGCAAGAAATCATGGGCCACGCAGAGTCAAAACCTCACGGATCCGAATGTGAACAAACTGCCTGAAATTAAAAACGCCGGCGTCACGGTGGCATTGAAGTGCAATCAGCCCATTATTCATTGTTCTTTGACGAGCGATTGCAACGTTCCAGGTCCCGTGATTCCGCTGTGCATTGATGAGAGCGTGCCATTGTATAATTATAAAATGCAGTTGTCATATCCGTCTGGAGGAAAAGAAGGAATAACTGGGTTACCGATCGTGTGCGGGTATGAGGGGTTTGATGGGTTTGAACCCACACCCACACCCACACCCACACCCACACCCTCCACGCCAAACAGTCTAACCATTACACCCATTGAAGGTACCGGTACCATTACAACTATTACATTTTATTTAAACTCTAGTGGAAATGTCCTTGACCCACAACCAACAATCCCTGACCTAAACGGATTCACCGTTTACACATTCAATTACACACCCAATTCCGGTTCCACTAATGCTGGGTCTGTCAGCGTTATTCCAACCAATACATTTAATGTAACATATTTGATCGTTGGTGGCGGTGGCGGCGGCGCAACAACTACTTTAGCAGCTTCAGACGGTGGAGGAGGTGGAGGTGGTGCAGGTGGGTTGGCGACGGCACAAACCCTAACATTGAATGGGGGTGATACATACAACATTACTGTCGGTGGTGGAGGTGTTGGAACATCCACCAATGCAAATGGAACAGACAGTGTTGTCACAATTCCAATTCAAAGTTCACCTTTCCCAATAACAGCATTTGGCGGTGGTGCAGGTGGCAAAGACGACTTACCGGGTGCCAATGGTGGTAGTGGTGGCGGGGGCGGATCAAATGGCGGTTCCTCCAATGTGAATGGTGGTACTTCAACTCAAACCAATGGTTACGGAAATAATGGTGGTAGTAGCCAACCCAACACCGGCGCTGCATCTGGCGGTGGTGGCGCAGGTCAACCTGGTGCCAATGCTGACTGGTTGGGTAATGGCGGTAACGGTGGTGATGGATTGCCATATACCATTACTGGCACAAACACTTATTACGCAGGTGGAGGAGGAGGAAGCACGCCAGGAGGAGCTCAATACAATGCACTAGGTGGCCAGGGCGGTGGTGGTAATGGCGGCGACAACGCCGGCGACAACACCGTAGATGCTACCAATGGAATGCATGGAACTGGTGGTGGGGGTGGTGGTAGCACCGCTCAAAAAACCCCTGGCAACGGTGGTTCTGGCATTGTAATTCTGCAGTTTCCATCTTATAATTAGACACTATCATTCTGCATTCCTTTAATGAGTGCGCGGACACAACTTTTATGAAAATATATTATTTAGAATGTATATAAACACATTCTAACTAAAACCAATTAAGACATCCTCATCCAATGAATTTCTCTCGCCTTCTCCCCTTCCTTCCCTTGCTGCTGTTGCTTCCTGCAACTTCGGGTGCCGCGCCTCTCATTCCATCATCCGATACTTATGCCGGTTTGAATCCGAGCGATTTGTGCCCCCTCGTGCAAATTGTGGAGCACAAGCTCTGCGACAACGCCGCCCACAACAATTTCACAGATTTATGCATCCTGTTGCAAAAATACAACACGTCGTTCTGTTCTAAAAATGTTGAAAACATGCAAGTAACGGAACCTTTAAGCAATGCCGTCCTTTCCATTCGCACGTTGGAAAATGAGTTTCACAAAGACAACCACAATGCCAAGGGCAATGACATTCATGAATTGTGTCCCGTCATCTATTTCATTGAGCAAGAGTTGTGCACATCATTGCATGCACCTAATCCTGTGGATTTCCAGTTTGATCCCAAGGAGCTGTGTCCTCTGCTCAACATCACGTACACAGAACTGTGCTCATAGGCATGACACCGTTAATCATTTCCTCAACCGAGGGTTGATGCAGATGGCGTGCGTGGGGAAAATGTCGCCTGACATGCAGGTGTCTTCTTCGCCCACTTTGATGCAACTGCGAAATCCGCGGTCTTCGCCAATGTAGCAATACCCGGATTTGCCGGTGCGCTGCGTGCGACTGGTGGCGTCATCAGGTTGCGGCGGCTGTTTCTTCGCGTGAGACAGCGCCCGCTGCAATCCCGCATTGGAACTCATGTCTTGGCCCTGGCCTTTTTGGTCTTGGTCTTGGTCTTGGTCTTGGTCTTGGTCCTGACCTTTTTGGTCAATGGTTTGTTGCAGCACGTCAATACCGCTGGTTGCGGCACCGGCCGCGATGTCCACTGCGGTTTTGGTTCCTTGGGCGGTCACATCCACCGTGGTGTGCGCCGTGTCAATCGCAGCGTAGCCCAAAAACCGGGCCACCGTGCGAAACGGGGCACCGAATGTTTCGCTGAACCATGCGGTTATGTCATCTAAATAAGTGAACACGTTGAATCCAATGAGCGCCAGCAACAACAAAACCAATGCACCGCGCACCATCAACGATGTGGTGGATGAGGGTTCTGATGTGGTGGTAACAACGTCATCAAACATGTTGGATGGGGCAGATGCGGGGGCGAGCGCGGGGGCGGGATAAGACATGTTCATTTTAATATGTGAATGAATTCAAATCCTAAGTGCTAATATATTTTAAATGAAGATAATAAATATATTATAATATCACATAACGTGTTCACGCATCAAACCATGCAACAAATGAGACCAATCAATCCCACAGTCCTCCGATTCTGGCACGCTAGACCGTGCGAATGATAGTGTTCATTGAATTCAGTTTATCCATTTTTTCAATAGTTTTATCTAAATCCGATTTTACGCCTCCTGCCGAGCCCGTCAGGTAATCCACCTTGGGCGCAATTTCATTCTTTTTGACTTGTTTGTAGACCGTGTCTATTTTTTTCACCACCGTTTCAATGGTGTCCTTGTTGGTCACCATTTCTTGCGTCATTATCACGGGTTCCGTCAGCAAACAGATGGCAAAATAAATTAAATACCGTCGCTTCTTCTTCACCCCGTCGGTGTATCGCAAACAATACAGCTTGAGCAAACTTTGCATGATTTTAGAGGTGAGAGGATCCAGTGCATGTGTTTGTGCTTGTGTTTGTGTTTGTTGCAATTTGGTTTGGCCCAGAATGAGTTCCCACACGATCCAAATCGGGTCCATTTGAAATTTGGATTCAACTGGCATGGTGCTGCGGCGTTCGCCCATGCACTTCTGTTTTTTCATTTTGCAGATGTGTTCAAATTCCATGATCCATTCCAGCCAGTAGGATGCCAGCAAACTGTTTTTGGAATCTTTAGAGATGTGGAACGCGAATTCGTTGATGGCAATGAAGAGTTCTTTGGGATCGCCGGATAAAAACACGGCGGAGGCATACGACACGTTGGGCGCTTTCAGCTTGTCCGTCATGGCGGTGCTGTCAAAATCCGTTTTCTTCACTTTAATGCCCTCCAGGCTGTATTTTTTTTTGGAATTGCAGATCACGCACATGATTTCGGCAAACAGGGACCGAATGCGCGGATTGTTGCGCATGCGCAGCTCGTTTCCAATGTAGCCGTTGGACACGATGCCTTTGAACACGTCATACCGCATTTCCAAATACAGACACAGTTTCGGATTTGCTAAATGTATGTGTTTGCTGACAAACGTGATGATGATGTCCCACAATTCTTGGTAGTGCCCGGCGCACACCAGTTCGGCAGTCCAATAGCAGGCGGGCTCTATTTTCCCATTTTTTAGGCAGTTCAGCAGTTCTTTGCGCACGTCCGGCTTTTTGTATTTTGAGAAGGTGATGCCCTTGAATTCGGGTTCGCCGCGAATGTCGTTGATTTCATTATCATTCATTTAAATCCAAATTACAAAAAAATAAATAACAATATAACATATATTAATATTAACACATTAACATTAACATATTAACACATTAATGCAATCAATGTTTAACACCGGTGTTACAAATACTTTTAACACGTTCTGCAACTCCATTGAACGGAACGTGTGGTTTCGCGTGCTGCTCATTGTAATCACCTTACTGTTGCTGGTGTCGGCATACAATAAAATGCAGCGACACAAAACACCTAGGCCGTTCTCGGGTTCATTCATGGAAGGCTTCATACAGAACAGCAGCAGCAGCAGCGGCGGCGACGTCATTGTGAAACAGGATGCGAACACAAAGGACGCCTTCTATGCTGCAGTGTACGACCAACTGTTCAATCAAAAAGTGAACAACGCATATGAGGTGGGCACTATCATCAATAAATACCCGGACATATCAAACCAGACGGTTGCACTGGACGTGGGCGCGAGAACGGGCGCCTACATGAACGCCTTCATACAAAATGGCATCACCGACATAACTGGCATTGAATCATCGGCAGACATGATTGCGCAGGCGAAAAACGCGTATCCTAGTTTGAATCTCAACATAGTGCAGGGCGATCCCACGGTTGCGTCTGCGTTCAAGCCCGAGAGTTTCACGCTGGTGTCCATGCTGAATTTTGAGGTGTACTACATTCCCCACACGGAGCAGCTGTTCTCTAATATTTATGACTGGCTCAAGCCGGGCGGATACTTCGTGCTGCATTTGGTGGACCCGCGCAAATTCAATCCGTCCAGCATGCTGGGCGGAGAAAACGCATCAACAAACACCCCCACTCCCACAAAAAATGGGGCGCAGAGCGTCGTTAAATTCAATGATTTTGAATACAAGTCGGACGTGCAGGTGTTTCCAAACGACATGGTGCAATACATGGAAGTGTTCAAGGACGACAAAACGGGCAAGGTGCGCAAAAACGTGCGTAATTTTAAAATGCCGTCGCCGCAAACGTTCATTGAACTGGCCACGGGTGTCGGGTTCAACATGCTTGGACAAATTGACCTTGTCAAAGCACAAAAGGAGTACCAATACTTCTACCTGTTCTACAAACCGGCAAACTGATGCATTGTGTGTTATGCATTCATTCATTCCTTTGTGCATTCTATGCTCCGCTGAATGCGGTGCACGGAATTTTACTGCTGCCGGCTAAACACACGACGGGGGCGCTGGGATAAGAGCCATGGAACATCAAGTTATGTTTGTCTTTGTTGTTGTATTGACGGTGGCCTCGGCCTCGGAATGATTCCCTTGCATTTTTGTAAAAGGCGCATGCAATTGCACCGATGAGTGCCGCAGCAATCAGCATATGAGTATGTTTCATTGGGGGTCGTGCGTGTGGTTGTGGGTGTGTTTACAATATCATAACATTTAATTTGATATTGTAAATTTTGTTTTATTTTTTTTGCATAGAATTTCAACGCACGTATTTGCCGGCGCGGGCAAACGAATCCACGATGAAAATGATAAACACGCCTAAAAAGCAATACAGCACTAGTTCCTCGGTCACGTGACCCGTTTTTTCATCATGCTGGTCCTCCAGAAGAGAGATAATGTGATCCAATTTTTGCAGCAACACGTCCCTGTTTTCAGGGGCTGCAGTTGATGCTTGAAACATGGAAGGCATGTATTCATGCGCTAAAGCTTTGGCATCCTGCAGCGAGAACGCTTCCTTGGCGGGAGCGGGATTCCATTTTGCGTTCAAATCGGTGCTGTTTGCGCCCGCAAAACGGTTCCGATTCGGCGCGGATTCGGTTTGAAATTGTTGTTGAATTGTGTTATTGGATGGGGCAAGTGGGACATAATTGTTGTCGGCATCATCATCGTGATCTGAGTCGCTGGCGCCCCCATTTTCGTAACTGTGAATTTTTTGAATGAGTTCTTGCACGTATTTATGTTGCTGTTGCGGTTGTTGCTGTTGCGGTTGTGGTCCAGCGGGTCCTTGTCCCGGCTGTTCAGTTGGCGGTTGCCTGGAACGTAGTGTCCGCTGATTCGTCCTTAATATTCGTTTTTGTTGAGTCGGTTTACCCGGTTGGGTTGGCGGCGTTGGTATTGGAACCTTTTGTTTAATGGGTGTTTCATCCTCATCACCATAATTTGAATATTGCAAATATCCAGACATCTCCTAATAAAAAGGTAGATAATATTTTGTTTTCGTTTATCTTATTGTTTCGGATTCGTTTGTCTTAATCCAGTTCATAAAATAAATTCTATAAAATATAAAAAACAATTACGAAAATAAATAATAGCAATTGTATATATCTCCTAAACTGCAAAAGAATTTTAACAATGAATCCCCCAATCTACACAAAAATGAAAGAATTTGGCAAGCATTTTATGAAACTGGATCCCGCATTCTGGTATGTGGCAGTTGCATTTCTGATTGCGTGCATTTATCCCGTTTTCATTTTGAGAGACGATGTTTTAGGCAAATCGTTCATGGTGGCTTTCATCATTACAGCTACGCTATACAATCGGATTGCGGGCATTGTTGCGTTGATCCTAGTCATTGCTCTATTGAACCTAACCCCCGTCAAAGAAGGTCTGACATTTGATAAGCCGACTCCAGCCCCCATTTCTTTCAACAGCCCTGACGAATTTAGGCAAACGTATTGCCTAAAAGGAGTTGCAGACGACCCAACCCAATCCGGAACAATTGCATTCAACTACATGTTGACTCCATCATTTTTTGCATTGGACGCGAGTGGCAACCCCACGATGACTATGACCCAAATGGATGCATTGGGTAAAATGGTCCCGAATTCATTTAATAAATGCACACCTCTAACTGTTAAAAATGGCGGCGTTGGGTATGAGACAATTCACAACATATGCGACCCTGCTTGCAATTGGACAATGAACCCTGCTTCAAGCACGGCACCAAGCACGGCACCAAGCACGGCACCAAGCACGGCACCAATAACCGCAATGCCCACTGCCATTCCCTCATTGTCAAATACAACCGAAGGTTTTAACCCCATGTCTGCACTGCGCCCTCACCTTCGCGCCGGCCGACACATCGTGACGGATGGTGCAGCCAATGTCAAATCGGTTGCGAACCGATTGAAACGACAGTTGTTTTAGGGTATGAATTAATAGGTTCTGTCATGTTTAGTCATTTTTTATTTTGTGACAGTATATTAATATAATTCATATTAATATATAAGACCAATATATCCACACCCATCACAATCATGTTTGAATTTATTACAGGCTGGTTCAGTTACGCGGTGTATCGCCTGAATAACAGTCTGTTTTTTGCGGGCATCATCATGCTCATGCTCAACATTGGGGCGCGATACATTGAACTCAAATTGGACCCGTCCACCGAGAATTTTTTGAAAACGGCACTTACCAAAGAAGTGCTGGTGTTTTCCGTGGCATGGATGGGCACCCGTGATTTGGTGCTGGCCCTCATTCTGACCGCCGTGTTTGTGGTTTTAGCAGACTACGGCCTGAATGCGAACAGCCGATACTGCATCATGCCCCAAAAATACCGCGCAATGGCGGAGTCGGTTGCCATGAGCGCCGGCGGAGCCATGGGAACCGGCAGTTCAACGGTCACCCCCACGGGAGCTGCGATTGGCGGGGCATCCAAAGCCGGGCACGGACCCGGCAACATCGTCACCGACAAGGAAATCAGCGATGCCATGGACGTGCTTGAACGCGCCAAAAGACAGCGCGAAACAATGAAACACAATAAGTATTTGACCGTATTCAGATCTGCCAAATTTTAAGGGGGCAAAGCCCCCCTTGGGGGTGTGGGGGGCGCTTGTCGCCCCCCAGAATCAATTGCAATATTAAAATATAAATATAAATATACTTTAATAGTTGATTTATTGAAACACTGACTACCATGAATTTAAATTTGTTCGGATCAGATGATGATGATCAATCTTCCAGATTCGTTGTGAATTTAAAAAAAGAAACATATGATCCGCTGCTGATCACATTCAATGCGATCACGGCCGGACCTACAAAAAAACCGGAAATTGACAAAGACAAAAATAAGGGTGTCAAAGACACTGGAAACAAAGACACTGGAAATAATAATACTCAGACCATCAATCTGTTTACTCAAAGCATGCTAACAACGTCGGCTTCGGTGCCGGTGGATTTAGATGCCGAGCAAAAAAAAACACAGGACACTTCGTGCGATTACGTGGCGTTTGTTCCCACATCATTTGACGTGTCCATTGACACGGTGAATGCATTCTATGAATCCAAAAACGAATTCAAACAAACATTTGGAAAGTTGAATGTGAAAGAGGCGGTTTCAAGCGTGTTCATGCAGTGGACCATGTTTGAACAATACGTGAAGTTTGTTAAAAAAAATGCGCACAAGCGTGAACTCGCGCTAATAGAACAATCCTATAAGGAAGCAATTATTAAGTTCAAACCCCTTATTGACGGCATGAATAATGTGCTGAATTTGACCGTGTTGGCGACTAATTTGGATGCAAATCCAGCATCAAAGCCGACCGCAGACCTAACTCAACGGTTTGTGATTTTATACACCACTCCAACCGACCATACATTAGACTTTCTTCCTCTTTCATACGAATTTGTACAACGTCCGTTTCATGGCGTAATCACTCAAAAAGCATTGACCTATTTTTACAACTATTTCCAGTATTTGTGCATGAAAAGTACAGGCGTCATAGATTGTTCAGTCGGACGCATTCCAAATTATTTACCTGCATTGACTTCAAATATTGGAACTGGTATACTTGGAACTCCGGTTCATTATATAGATGTTGGTGCTAACCCTGCGATTTACGCAAAACCATCATACAACATAGAACTAATACCGAATTTTTTGATGGGAATTATGAATACAAAGGGATCATTGTTGCCGAATCGGGCCACGCTGTCTCGTCAGGACAAATTTAAAGTGATACGAGACAATACGCATTTATACACGTTCAAATCCACGACAGAATACAGCATGAATTACGAGACATTATTGAACCGGCTTTATTACAAACCTCCGTGTTATTTGACCCCGATTGCAACCGTCACAAAAGATGCAATGACGGCAATTGCGGCGGCTTCAAAAGCAGCAGCAGTAGCAGCAGCAGTAGCAGCAGCAGCAGCAGCAGGAAGACCAGTAGTCCCAGTAGTCACTCCATTTTATATTTTTTTGAGAGACGCCATTGCTGCCCCTGCATGCGATAAAACCAAATCTCATTCCATCATTTGCGCGGTGGCAATTGCAACAAGAGAGTTCATTTTCAATGAAACCGCGATTATTGGTGCTGTTGCTGCTAACAATTCAACCGCCATATCAGCCAATTTATTTACCACAATTAATTTCCGAGTCAATAGAAATAATCATTTACAAAATGTTAAAACGGCAATTTCGGAATGTTTTACTGCATTGCCCATTGCTGGCACTACTATTTTGGCCAACCAATTAAATCCGTTGATTGGCGCAGCATGTGCTGCAGGAGACGCGGTATACTCTGCCGCCAAACGGGCAATCACAACCGTGGTTATGGCAGATGCGAATGCAACGTCTGATGTTGGAATGACCGCAATCCGAGATGCAATGAATTCAGAAATAGACAATCTTAACAACTTTGCTGCATTCATGTATGACAACAACACGCTGCTGAGTTTGATGAAATACAGCGACCAAGCGCAGATGGTTAATGTGGATTTTGATCCAAACAATCCTAACATTCTACCCGAAAACTTGCTCCCGAATGCGAACTATTTGAATACGCTTTACGCGAACCAAAACAAAGGTAACCCGCAACAGAAAACACAAACACAATTGGAAAAACAAAAGTTTGATGAAATTGACGATGACGTGCTTTACACCATTTGCGGACCCGTGTATTTTGATTACACCTGGATATTCAAGCAGAACCCAGAACTAATCAAACACATTTTAGGCGAGGACAAAAAAACAAGCGAAACCAATGAATGGACTGATAGAACAGACCTATTGACCGGAAACAATCATTACGTCAACTATGGTCAAAAAGATCCGAATCTTCCCAAAATGAGGTTTGACATAAATCCTTCAAGAAATCTACTTCCGTCTAATACAACAAATGAATATGATCCCAGATACAGGCCATCTGATTCAAAAAAAAAAACATACAAGGAAATATATGTGTCTCCATCTGACGCAAAATCCGAACTTGACAATGCTCCGGCAAATGTTGCAGCAGCGTGTGCATTCACTGCAACGATTGCTGCCATTCCAGTATTTGGTCAGTGGGATACAGACAATCAAGCTGCGGCTGGTACGATTCCAAATCCGCTTAATAATCTAGCTGATCGGGCTCGTGCAATTTACAATTGGACCACTCCCGGTTATTACCTATACGAAATAACGTACACAGTTACAAATGAAGCGTATCAACTAGCACAACTAGCAATAAGAGCAGGCCAACCGCCACCACCAAACGCAACCCCCCCGCAACTGATCAACCGGTTTACGCAATTGATGCGTCCCCCGACACAAGAAAATGGTATCCAGGATTACACTGAACCGAATTTGCCCACAGCATATCCCCCGCCATTGATGTTTATCACTCCTCCGATGCGCGATCCAACCAACACGTTCATGATTCACGCCTGGATTCCCGACCTGAGTTCTGAAAACAGTCCGTCATTTTCAAAATTCATGACAACAGAGCAAAATGGCACAAGGGTTTTGAAACGAGATGTATACATGGATTACATGTATAAAATGATGCAATTGATTTTTAATACTGCGACGATGAATTCAAAAAACGTTGCAAATAACACTGCCAACAGTAATGCCAGTAGCAATGCCAGTAGCAATGCCAATAGAAATTGCATCAAAATTATGGCAGTTGGTTACAACATCGTGGATCAAACACTCAAAGCCGTGGATCAAAATCTTAAAGCGATAACTGACCCAGCTGACAAAAAATTCGTTGGTGACGCATTTTTTTATGCATTGAGAGACTACAGCATGTTGAACGAATCTGCTGCAAACAATGTGCATGTCACTGTGTATTACGACACTGTGAACCAGTCGGAAATTAAACAGCGGTATGATGAATACGTGAGCCAACGCGAGTCGCGGTTGCAACGCATCAGTGGATCTGCATCAATTGACACAACTTTGAAATTAAAAATTCAAACCGTGGATGATTTTTTTACGCTTAAATATCCGGACACATTACAAAACACAGACTTATTGCATTTTGTGGATTATTGCAGCACTCCGCGCGCATTCATTGGGAATTGTGGCGAATGGCCAGAAAACATTGAAGAGGTGATGGATCAAGCAGTCACTAACGCGGATCCCACTCAGCCATTGCTTCAATGTCTGAATGCTGCACTTAACCCAATTGCACAGTTATACAATGATCGCGGCATCAGCGACAAAATTACTCAAATTTCGCAAAATTTGGCTGATTGGAATGCGGCAGCGCCAAAAACATTGGTTACTAATCATGATGCATTGAAAACTGCTTATTTAAACTATGCAACTGACAATGTTGTCTATAATGCCTTCAATAATGTGCCAGCACGAGCGAATGGAACAGTCCAACCAAGGAACATAAATGTTAGTTGGTGGCAAGGAAATGATAGGGTCAATGCGAATTCACTTCCGCGCAATGCATACATGAGTTCGTTTGACGAACATGTCCTGGTTTTACACAATTTATTGAACAACACAAATGCTGCTGCTGTTGCAGCAGGTGCAGAGGAATCAAGATGGGTCGGAGCAGCAACTCCTCGTTTCGCAACACCAAGTCCCCTTAATAATAATGTCACCGAAAATTATGGACCTTTCATCAATTACGATGTTGTTGCGAATGATCCCAGGAGGGGTGCCACCTTTGAAAACGCGGTGTATGCTTATACGCAGGCCAAAAAAATCCTCACACTATTGACAAAAATGGGGTCGGACAACATTCAGATAATGAAGGACGAGCAAGACCTTGTTAAAATGGCACTTGATGCGATCAATGCATACAATGAGACTGTAAAGATGTCGTGGTCCATGGACGCCAAGTTCACGGCGGCGGTGGCCGAGGGCGCATTCATCCCGAATTCCAGCGCGCTGCATAATCCGTTCATGTGCACCAAACTGCTGGATCCAAAAGAATGGAAATTCGTGGATTTTAAGGACATTGCAGTGAGAGAAATAAATGGCGTCAAGCAGTTGCCATTGCAATCGCAGTTGAAACGAATTGTGGACAACACGATTCGGAAATCTGTGTCCATATCTTCTGCCGTCGCTGATTCTGGCATCATGATTTCAAAACAGCCCAACATAGATACATTAAAAAAAAACATCGGCATCATTTTGGAAAATATGTTTCACAAGGATGACATCATGAAATACGCCGGCAAAAACATGGTGTTCAACAATTATTCGTGGCCAGACCAACTCCTCTATTACAAACTGAGAAACAATCCCAGGACACAGCAGTTGACTGCGACGGCAGAAACAACTGCCACCCCTCCCAATTTTGCAGAACTTATGGGACTTCTGCCGCAGTCCGGCACCTGCGTCGGGTTCCCTCTATTTGTCGTTCAACTCATGTTTTACTTGTTTGACGGCAATGTGGCGGACATGACGGGCATAGACAAAGCACGTCTCTCGTGCGCATTGGATGGAAACATGTTTAAAACCAATGCCCAAATCATATGGGAACAAATGATGAAAAACATGAAAACACATGAGCAAAATTTCACGATGACGCACCTTTTGAACCGACTGGGTTCAACCACCGACGAGCAAGTCTACAGTTATTTCGCATATTTTGATGGAAGTGTGCCAGCATTGTCACTAGTGTCAATAGTAGCAAGAACAACAGCAGAAGTAGCAGCAGCAGCACAATCAGCAGCACAAGCAGCAGCAGCACCGGCAGTAGATTCGGTCACAACAACAACAGCAAGAAGAAGAGTAGAAACCGCAACATTCGCAGTAACAGCAGCAAGAACAGCATTAGCAGAAGCAGCAGCAGCAGCAGCAGCAGCAGCAGCATCAACAGCAACAGAAGCAGCAAGAGCAAGAGATGCAGCAGCAGCAGAAACTACAGCAACAGATGCAAGAACAGAAGCAATAACAACAAGAGGAGAAGCAGCAGTAGCAGCAGCAGCATTAGCAGCAGCAGCAAAAGCTGAAGCAAGAAGAGCAAGAGATGCAGCAGTAGAAGCAGCAACAACACCCGCAGCAAAAAGGGCAATAAGAGTTGCAGCAGCAGCAGCAGCATCAACTGCAACAGAAGCAGTAAGAGCAGCAAGAAACACAGCAGCAGCAGCAGCAGAAGTAGTAGTAAATGCAGCAACAGAAGCACGAAGAGCAGCAAGAGTTGCAGCAGCAGCAGCATCAACAGCAGCAGCAGCAGCAACAGCAGCAGAATTACAAAAACAGCAAGAACTGCAAACTGCTAATGATGATTTAGGTCCAGCTACTGCTGAATTTGATGCTGCTAATGCTGCTCTTACTGCTTCTGTTGCTGTTGATGCTGCTGCTGCTGCTACTGCTGCTGCTGCTGCTGCTGCTGCTGCTAATGCTGCTGCTGCTCCTCAGGTTCTTATTCATGCTCTTACTGCTGCTCTTGCTGGTGTTGGCTCTGCCGACATATTGATTGATGTCGTTAACTCTGCAACAAATCCCACACTTAAGACCACCAATTATGAAACATTAACACTACTGAACACACCCGCAAATCAGACCATGTACAACGATCCACAATACACTGCTGGAAATCCTTTACCACCAATTGTTCGTCCATACAATTCCATTGGTTCCATAGAAAAAATTGCAGAAATATTCAATGACGTGGAGATGCATGGGGCTGCAGGCGAGGCAACTCCGGTTCCAGGTTGGAGAACCGCTTTGCAAACCATTAAAGCCAATTATACCCCGAAAACCATAACCCCGGGCTGGAATTCACGCATCGGATGGAATGCAGCCATCCAAACTGAAAGCACCATGCTCTACGTGAACGTTAATGCAAAACTGGCCAATGGATCTGTGAAAAACATAAAACTTGATTTGACATCATCATTAAAACCTGGCGACAAAATATTGATCACCGATGAAACGGCTGGCCCCACAATCAAAAAAAAGCAAATGTGGTTGGTGACAAAACAACCGTTTGTCAATCAAACTTTTTCACAGGTGGTAAATGTTCCAGTGTCATTTATGAAATTAAGATTGACCAATTTAAGAACCATTTTGCCAGGCGATGACGACAATATTCCCAACACTGCCCCCTTAACGGTCACATTGCAACGTTTCACACAAGAGAATTTGGATTAAATTCAACATACAATCATAATTCAAATTAAATTTAATAATATTATTAATTTATATAAACCATAAATTAATAAATAAATCAATCAAATGACTTGCAAACTTGCTGCGTGCACTGAAAAAAGCACACATCCTTCCAACATGCAACCCATCATAATCGGGTCCATACTAGGTCTGGGCCTGTTGTATTTAGCATTCTCTCATAAACGCAAATAAATATTCAACCCAGGCATTCAATGAATTGTTTCATACGCACAAATATGGTTTTCATCATGATGCCAATCGCTTTATCCACGAATGGTGGAATGGCAATCAGGTCGTCTGGTTTGGACATTTGCAGTTTGAATTTATAATGGAATTGAATGGTGTGTCCGTCCGGCTGCACATGAACGGTGATATTGGAATTGTTCGAATCAATTTGTTCGGCGCGTTTAGGGATCAGATATTTCAACAACGACGGGTCGTATCCCTTGGGCACATTCACGCTGCTGATTTGAATGACCTCAGCTTGTTGCATTTGCGACCGACTTTGATATAGTAAATGCGGCATGTGCGTGTGAACGTGCGTGTATCTCTCGCCCAGCCCCATCATACTCTTAAAAATGAACAGGAGCTCTGCGCGCGACGGATCGGCGGGATCCGGATATTCAATATGGAACGAGTCAAACAGGTCCTTGTTTAATTCATACATCATCTTATAAATGTCAAACGTGAGCAGTGCGTCAATACGTATTTTTGGATTGTGTGCTCGGAATTCAATCAAAAACATGTGATTGGCCTTGTCTCTGCTTAAATATACGGAATCCTTGTCACACGTCATTGCAAATTTTTCCGTCGTCATTGCAAATCTACTAAATGTAAATATATGATTCTAAATATATTTATATTGTTTCTGTTATAAAAATGCATGAATGCTTACGAATTGTGAGTTATAAATTCATATTTGTGTTGTTCTAAATATCCAGTGCCAGACTGACCGTGTTTTTGTCCGACCTTTGACGACGCTTACTCTTGTGCGGCAGGTTGTCGTTCTGCAGCTCCTTTAGATCCGAAATGCTGATGGTGCTGGTCTTGTCTTCAACCTGTGTTTGCGATTGCTGCGGCTGTTGCTGTTGTTGCGATTGTTGCTGTTGCTGCGATTGTTGCTGCGGTTGTTGCTGCAATGGCTGCATCTGTATGTTTTTGGTCTTCAAACCCGAGAGAATATTGGAGATGTCGGTGGGGCCGCGCATGTCGGGGCGCTTGGATACGGTGACCTGAGGAGGAGCCGACATATTGCTACTGCTGCCGCCGCCGCGCGCTGCGTTCAAATCCGGACGATTGGAAGGCATCGGAGGCGGCGCGGTGTTGTTTCCAGCACGGAACGGCGTGCCCGCATCCGAGTTAGGATCACGCACGCTGGTCGGAACCGGCGGCGGCGGTGGGCGCTGGTTAGGAATGTAAGGGGGTGCTTGGCGCGAAGGGGCTGATTGTGTGGGTGGCGAAGGGCCCTGGCCTTGAGGCCCTGGACCCATCAAATCGCCCATAAAGTTGCCGAATCCGGGACGGGTTTGCGACATGGAGTTCACAGCTGCCGCAGTAAACTGCTGCATGAGTTCCGGATTCTGGCGCATGATGTCGTCCATGCCGGGCATGGCCGATTTGAACATGGTGTTGGTCATGTGCAGCATGATGGCGCTGCCACCCAGCTGAAACAGCAGCTTGAGCTCCGGTGCCATCTTGGCCTTGGACTTGTATTTGTCGTGCAGCTCCGAGAAAATGTCGTCGTAGTCATCAATGTTCTCATTCACCTGCTCGCTCCAGCCGTCCAGCTTCAGGTCAAATGGGTCAAACTTGTTGTTCAAATACTCCATGCCGGTGATTACTGACATGAGCATTTTGCCCTGGAATTTCACGCTGTTGCGCCGCTCGCGCTCCTCCAGATGCGTCTCGTATTCGCCCTTCATTTCTGCGAGCGACGACTCCATTGAGTATTTTTTGGTGAGCGTGATGCCCTTCTGCTCCAGATCCTCCAACTTGCGCAGGTACTTGAACTTCTCACGCAGCAACTCCTCCTTGGTCATTTGCGGCTGCCCATCCGACACGGGGGCATCCGGGTTGAGTGGCACGTTGTTAAACTTTCCAAATCCGTCCCACGTTTTTTTATCGTCGTCGGCAGATGCGGTTGAACTGCCTAAATTGAAGCCACCACTTCCACCAATGCCACCGCCACCGTCGGCCGGGTCATCTCTGAATGACACGCTGTGAGAACCGCCAGCACCGGCCCCAATGCCACTGAAAAACAGGGACTTGCTTGAAGAAGATGAGGGCCCAGTGATGTCGCTTAATTCGTTCAATTCGGCTTCCAATGCATTCAGATCGCCGATGTCAATGTCGCCGCCGCCACTCTTATTTCCACCCCCGCCTTTCAATTTATCATTCATGAGGAATTCAAGACCGCCGCCAAAATTGGTGGACTTTCGCGAATCGCTGGACAAATTTGAAATGTCAATGACTTCTTCCATTCTACAACCCAATGCAATGATTAATGTCTATTCTTATGTTTAATTTATATCTTTTAAGTTTAAATCATACGCAATACAATAAGTGACGTGCCTGCGCCTTGCAACCAACATGAGACGTTCCTCATTGAAATGCCAGGGTTTAACGTCCCTTGCACAACCACCACATGCCCTGCAAAAAGCAATCGGCCAGATCATCCTTCTTTTTGTGTTTCTCAAACTTCATTGACATCAATGTTGGTGTAATCAATTCCCGCGTGATTTCTATGCTGCGTTTTTTTCGGTCGGCATAACAGTCTTCGCCTTTATCGGCTTTATCGCCTTCTTCTCCCTCTTTTTTTTGGTCAAACAGCTTCAACTTATTTATTGCCGATATGAACCGAATATCGGGAACCCCACGCATGATGAAATACTGGGTGATCATGCCCTGCAGCGTTTTCATGCGGGTGGCCAGCGTGCTCAGCTGGTTCTCAATGATGACGACGTCAATGCCCGACGCCAGATGCGGCAGCGCATCAAACCGCTGGTGCATGTTCCGGCCGATGGTGATCAAATCCACCGATGCCGCGGAAATCACTTTTGGCTTTGTGGTCACAGCAACCAGATACTCGGCGGCAATGGATGCATTCAAATGCAACAACAGCTTCATCTTGCTCTTTTCACACTTTTCAGGAATGGAAGAAGAGAGATATTCGCTAGAAAACACCTTTAATTCATCCAATGTCATTTTTTTAAGGGATTTTATTGAAATGGCCAATGGCATCTTGTATCCCGAAGCATTCGCGTGCCTGGTGCAGTAACGAGTGTTAATCATTGTCGCATCTGCTGCGGAATGCATGAATTTGGCCGCGAATTTGCAGCCGGCGTTTGAACACAATGGCGCAGCCGGTTTTTCGGACACTGAATCCACACCTGTCCCATCACACAAATTGACGGTGTCCCAGGCCACAATGTTGATTAGTTGCATGATGGCCTCAGGATCTTTTACAGCATTCGCTGTATCAGCATTCGGATCATGTTCAAACAAACAGTACGCCAGATTCTTCATGCCCACATCAATGCTTAAAATCTTCATTTTCATTTTTATATTTTACCCTTTTATTCAATGGGTTCATGTGTTTATATTTTTATTTTTTAAAATAAAATATATGAATAATTCATAACCCCACAACATCCACAGCACAGCAACAAAAATGCGATCAAAAACCAAAGGCGGCAAATGGTCCATGAAATACAAACGAGGAATTAATTGCAGTGCGCCTCGTGGATTCTCACAACGTCAGCATTGTAAATACGGACGACGAAATAAAACAGCAAAAAAATAATCTGACATTGGGTTGGACCTGGTTCAATTTAGTTGGGATTAGGGTATCCGCGCATCAGAAGCTCGTTTTGAGTGATGACCGGCGCAATCATGCGTGCCTGCAGCTGTTGGCGTGACAGGTAGTAATTCTTCAGGTCACTGTTTTCGTAGCCGAAAGGCTGGCTGTTGTCAAGCACGCTGTTGAAAACATAAGGCACATTGGGCTGCGGTTGAAGCGGGTTGCTCGTGTTGTACACGCAACTGCCGCACTGATTGCACGCTTCCACTTGATTGGCCTGCATGATTTGCGTGGCATTGTGCGTCAAATACTGGCGATACTGCGAATTGGACTTTATGCCAGCCTGCTCCTTAATGCGCTCATTGACGACGGCGCCGGGCTGCCAGTCGGCATAATTGCGACCGTCCGCCATGATTGGCGGGTAGTTGAAATGGATGTTGTTGGATCCAGCGTAGCACGTTCCCCAACTCATTGTGTGAATTTATTGGTTGATATCTATAATATAATGCTTGCATAATAATTATATTATATTTTAATCATTTGTTTGTTTATTTCGCGTGTCATTGGTTTGTGGTCGGGTTTGGAGTTGGAGCATCTAAACAACATGTGCGCATGATGCGTTCGGTCACCAGGTACGGGTCCAGGTTGGCTGCGGGGCGCCGGTCTTCTAAATATCCGTGCCCCTGATTTGCAACGTGTCGGGGGATGCGGATGCTGCGCCCCCGGTCGCTGATGCCCCAGGTGCACTCGTGCATGGAACTGGTTTCGTGTAGTCCCGTCATGCGCTCCTCGTTAAAATTACCATAAACTGCCATGTGGGTTGCGTGATTGGCCTGTAATTGGTTGCACGCAGCAACAAGTGCCGCCATCGCTGAACCGGGTTCGGATGTTTCAGAAGACCGCATTGCAGCGGTGCTGAAGTTGGTGTGTCCGCCCGACCCGTTCCAGGTGCGCATCGGTTTGGGGTGAAACGTGGCGCAGCATCCGTGCTCTTCGGTGATGCGGTGCAGAATGTAGCGCGCCATCCACAGCTGGTCCGACACTTGGAGTGCGGTCAAAGGGCCAACTTGGAACTCCCACTGTGATGCAGTCACTTCCGCATTGGTGCCGCATATTTCAATGCCGGCATAAATGCACGCCTGCAGGTGCTGGTCTGCGATTTTCCGTCCGAAGCAGCGGTCGCCGCCTACACTGCAATAATACGGTCCCTGCCCTCCGCACCCGGGGGAGCTTGGACTGGCCCACTGATACGGAACTTCCTTTGCGCTATCAAACAGTATGTATTCTTGCTCAATGCCGAACAGCGGTTCTTCGGGCGCACAGGCGGTCTCAGTTTGCGCGCATCGGATGCGAGCATTTGTGGTGTGAGGCGTGCCGTCCTTGTTGTAACAGTCGCAGAGCACCAGCCATGATTGCACCATTGCCGAGATCATGCCCTTGTAAAATGGGTTCAAATAAATGGCGACGGGGCGAATGATGACATCGCTATCAGTTCCGGTGGCTTGCCCTGTGGATGAACCGTCAAATGACCACTCCCAGCGACCAGGGTCGGTTAAGATGCACGACACGCTTTCCTCCAGTTTCACGACTCGGGTTTTACTTCGCAGACCACCAGATGCATCGGTCCACACGTATTCTAGAATGAGTTTCATTCAAACGAGAGAAATTGACAAAATGATGTATACAAATGTGTACGTTCATTCTTTTAAATGGTTATCAATTATTACTGCAGAAGCTGCATGAGGTCCTTCTTTTTCAGTTTGTGCAGATCGGCATCCTCGCCACCCAATCCGCGCTCTTTTGCCAACTGGCGCAGAGCAGGCACCGACATGTTTCCATAATTCAAATGAATTTTTGAATCCTTGGCGTCCTTGGCGTCCTTGGCGTCCTTGTTCTTGTATCCAATTTTCAATTCAAATGATGTGTCTTGAAGATCTTCGTGATCGCACGAATGTTCATCGCCACTGTCGCTCTCGCTTTCACTCTCGGCATCAGTGTTGCCCAGCGCAGTTTTGTTCAGCGATATTATTTTTTTGTCTGAAGAACCCGCATCAGCAACTATGTCGGCAATCACGTCGGCAACGACCGCATCATCTGACGACAATGACGACAATTGAATTTGAATGTGCTTGGTGGTTTCGGATTCGGATTCGGATTCGGAACCGGATTCATTGTCATAATCCGATGATGATTCAGATGTGGTGGACTCGGATTCGGAATCGTCGGATTCGGATTCGGAATCGGAACTCACTTCAATCAGCCCGCTCTCCGTGATGTTGACTTCTTTGTGCACGGGATGCTCTTGCACATGATTCATCTGATTCATCTGATTCATCTGATTCATATGATTCATCTGATTCATTGGATTGCCGTGTTGGTGCATGATGCTGCGCGCAATGAATGCTTGCATGACACGCGCCTGTTCCATTTGCGATTGCTCAATTACCGAAAGACGCTGTTTGAAATAATAAAACACGCCATATGAAATGACAGCGCATATTGCTAAACTCACAAATACAGTGGTTGCAACCGAAAATGAAGAAGAACCAAAACCAGAATCAGTCATTGTAAAAATATTATGAATTATTATTTAATTTAATATTTAATATGTCTTACATTCAAATAATAAATAAATATGGCTGAACGAACGCAAGAATGGATTCTCCATTTTTTCAAAAAATTGAACGACTATTTGCCTCATGATTGTCCATGATATCAACATTTTCATCATGGAATTGGCAACTGAACCCGACACATATTCTCCCAACATTGATCACCATGGAAGTTACGCCGATAAGGTTCCATCATTTAACACTGCTGCATTGGCCAATGGTCTGAGATGTTCATGTGGAACACGCAAGGACAAGGTTTACACATCGGCGGCCATGTTTGCATCACACATCAAAACCAAAACCCATGAGAAATGGTTGCAAGATTTGAATGCGAACAAAGCAAACTTCTACATTGAAAACAAAAAACTGAGAGATTTAATCCAGTCTCAAAAAATAATGCTCGGCAGAATGGAAGTGGATTTGATGAACAAGAGCCTGACCATTGATTATCTCACGCAGCAACTCATGGCAAAAAATGCAGGCCAAACAAAACCCAATTCTGCAGCCGACATGATATCATTCGTGTAAATGATAAAAAAACAACAAACAGGCACAATTATTCATTTTTATTACATTATTTTAACACTTCGTTTCAAAGCGCACTCAAAATGCGGCGCGTGGTTTCAACAATGGATGCGGGATACTGCAGGTCATACAGCACCTTAATGCCCCCTTTGATGGCCGAAATTCCTGGGCGCAGCGTGTATAAGTATTTGAAATCATAATTGCCGCGATCAGCCACTTCCATGTGCAAATTCTGTATTTTATTTTCATTTGTTGAATTTGTGTGCGAATTATTGCTGATTTTCTCTCTTTTATCTGAATCCGAATTTGGTTTTTCTGTTTCAAAGAGCTTGCATAACTGAATGTAGTGCGTGGTGAGCATGAAGTCCACATTGTCTAGCTTTGTGAGGTGCGTGATGTAGCCGTAAGCGCTGGCAATGGCTTCGTATGGATTTGTGCCCGAATACAGTTCATCAAAAATGCAGAAGTGCCTTTGAACCCCCCCGGTCAGTTTGTCCAGAATCTCCTTGCACCTCCGGGACTCCGCCTGGAACAAACTGTCCCGCCCTGATGTGTCGGGGATATTCAGGTAGCTGTGCAACTGATCATAGGGGCAGATGCGCGTGCCTGCCTCGTAGAATCCGTGTCCCAATTGCTGCGAAAACAGAATGTTCAGCATCGTCATTTTCAGAATGGTGGTTTTCCCGGACGCGTTCGGCCCCGTGATGACCAGCCGCTTGTCCAGCGACACCGTGTTCTTCACAGGACCCAATGCATTGGATTCATCGTTCAGTGCAGTTGCAACGTAATAGCCATTCACAATTACACTATGACTATTTTGTGCCGCATCTTCTACTTTCTTCTTCTTCTTTTTGTCCTTCTTTTTGATGTCCTTCTTCATTTTGTCGTCTTCGGCTTTGGATTTGGAAACAAACTCACACGCCGCAACACGCTTGGTTTGAATCAGTGCGCCGAAATGCGCCATGTGTTCTGCAAATGCGTTGAACCCAAAACTGTACTGCATGCACACCGCAATGCCCGCATCCGAAAACACCGCATAGTACTGCTGCATGACGTAGCCAATTTGCAGGCACTTCTTCGCCGTGAGTGCCGGAGCGTCAATGCGGTCTAAAGCCGCCACCATGCGCTCCAGCTGCTCCCGATTGCAATCTAGATCCGACACAAAGGGACCAAATGTGCCGCCAGCAACACGTGCATGTCCCGCAAATGCGCGCATTTTATGAATCGTTTCATCGGCATATGCGCGAATGGCGGCCAGGTCCTCGTGCACGAGGAACGTGTTGCGGTAAAAGCGGTGGCAGGACACCACGTTTTGATACATTTGCACGACGTAGAACACGACGGACACCAGGATATAAATGCGCTTGTCCCAACTGACGGAGCTCATGTCAAACAGGAGTTTGCCGATGGCGTGCTGCGAGAGCATCATTTTTATGATGCCGAAATATGTGGGCAGCGTGATGGGTACGCCCTGTAGCTTCAAAAGGAAAAACGGCACGATGAGCATGATGACGGGCATTAAAAAGGATAATAAGGGCGAGAAGAGGTTGTACATGCTGTAGCACTGCAGGAACGTGGGCGAGCGGTTCAGCATGTCCAGCGGTGCGTAGTCAATGTAGTTGAATTTGTCGCGGAATGCGGCGTCAGTCTTAATGCGGGTCCAAATGGTCTCAATGTGATCATAATCCGAATCATGTTTCAGGGCATTGGAACTAGAAATTGAAGCAATGAAGCGCTGCGTGTCCTGCAAATGCGGCACGCTGGTGGTGAACTGCTTGGCCCACATACCCAGGTAGCGCTTAGCAAATGCGGACTGCGGCTGAAACACGTGAGCATACATGGACTTGGCATCTGACTCTGCAATAGTGGTAGTTGTGCCATCGTTTATTTGCTTGGTGCATTCAATGAGTTCCAAATCGGAGAGCACGCTCTTGTCAATGGAACACAACTGATCAGTTGGCAAATACTCCATGGGCAACTTGAACGGCGTGTCCAAATGCGTTGGATTTGCAGTTGACACATTTGCATTTGATTTCATTGAAGATTCTGTGACCTCTTCTTCTTCTTCTTCTTCTTGTTGTTGTTGTTGTTGTTGGGTTTGCAGTTTTGCTAAAAGCTGCTGTATCATTTGTTTTATGTTTTAAAATTATTAACTATAACAAATGATAGAAGATAATGCATTGAATTATACGAAATTTCAGGACGCATTTTGTTTCAATGTTGCAATTTCATCTTTTAGCTCTGCAATCTGCGTAGTCCAAAACTTAAAGTCCTGCTCATAATGATCATCAGTTCGGTTGAGACCACTTAGTTGTTGTTCGGCTCCTTCCAGCATGGATTGGGTCTGTGCTAGAGTTAGTGTTTTTTTTAGTGGTGGTGGTGTTGTGTCAATATCATCATCAAGATAGGGGTTGTGGAGAGCCCCGCCAGTTCTCCGATTATGTCGGGTGCATGTTTTGCGACCACGACGCACCTGTTTTGTTTGCTTTCTGGTGCGCCTAACGCGCTTAACCCGATGCTTTGCGACCATGTTTATATAAATATTTGGTTATACAAACAACAAATATAAAAATATTTTGAATGGAATTAGTAAGATTCCAGCAACTGGGTCATGCTCTTTTGCATGGTGTAAAACGAGAGGCCGAACATGGCGCTCGTGACAATCAGCCCGGTCAGGTTCGCGTTTCCGTCCGCATTAAACAGGGCCGATGGCAGGTATCGGAACATGTATCGTTTGACTGCCGGCAGTTGAAACGCGAAATATAGAATGGCCAGCATGAGCGGCGATTGAATTTCCTCGTAAAAAGATTCCAAAGTGTCCACGCGATTGGACCCGCGCGTGTTTTGATGCATGACGCGCTCCAGCGTGGAACTCGTTTCGTGGTCTTGAATATAGTCCACGTGCCGCTGCGGTTGCGGGACATACGTGGGCTGCACTTGCGCATCCTGCATCATTCCACCTGTGTCGCGTGGAATGTCGCGTGACGGAAGAGCGGTCATGCCCGTCATGCTGGCTCGCTGCACCCCGCTCACCAGTTCGTTCATGAGTTTTTGATTGGGCTGCTGGTTGGGATTGAGTGGCGGACCTTGGTTCTGTTGTTGTTGTTGTTGTTGTTGTTGTTGTTGTTGTTGGTGATTTGAAGGCCCTAAATCCGGCATGTTTGGCGAATAGGACATGGATCCAGGTTCCGTTTTTTGAATCACGACATTCTGATTCTGAGTGTTGGAGTTTTGACCGGATGCCGTAGGCAAATCATCAATGCTGGTGGTGTCGCTCATTTCTTATATTTATTTATTGATCTTTATGTATTGCATATATTCGGGGTTTTACAGTATAACGCAATCCAATCCTCCTAAACACCGTGTGACATTTTATTATTATCAAAATTATGAATAATAAAATTTACCAAAAAAAGTCCTCCTCCCTGCGACAAAGTGTGAGTAATTGAATGTGTTTGTGGTTGTGGATGTGGATGCATTTTAACTTTCATATCTTTTCTTCATTCTAATATCAGACTCCTTTCCTTATATTATTCGTTAATTATGCATTTGTGCATGCGCATGCAATGTGATGTGGATTGTGTGAGTGTTAAAGCGAAACGGTATTCACCTGATTATATGTGTTCTACAAGCCCCTCTCTCGCCTGCAGATGTCCCGTTCAACATGGTTGCCTCTGCCATGAACACAACTGAATGTGATCACGTTCCGAATGAATGGATGCAATGAGTGCTAACCACCGGGTCCATACCCACTCTCTTTTGCGTCATTGAGCCAGACGTCTGCAAATGGACCAAATCAAAATACCGGCAACAGGTATTGATCCTGTATTTCGGAACCCAAGGTGAACCGCGTGCTAGCCTTTGCACCATACCGATGAAATGTTTTGCCCGCTTCTGTAAAGGGGCGAAGTGTACTGATACCGGCGGTAGGTTTCGATCCTACGTCCTCAGAGTTATGAGCCCTGCGCGCTTCCTCTGCGCCACACCGGTAAACTGTTACCGTGTTTAGAGTCTGCCGGAGAAGACTAGTGGCTTCTGCAAAGCCACCGAAGTGAAGAATACCGGCGGTATGATTCGAACATACGACCTCAGGGTTATGAGCCCTGCGCGCTAGCCTCTGCGCCACACCGGTAAACTGTTACCGTGTTTAGAGTCTGCCGGAGAAGACTAGTGGCTTCTGCAAAGCCACCGAAGCGAAGAATACCGACGACTGGTTTTGATCCAGTGACCTCAGGGTTATCAGCCCTGCGCGCTGCCTCTGCGCCACATCGGTAAACCGTTACCGTGTTTAGAGTCTGCCAGAGAAGACTAGTGGCTTCTGCAAAGCCACCGAATTGTAGCAATACCCCCTACAAGTGTTGATCCTGTTACCTCCAAGTTATGAGCCTGGCGCTCTTCCGATGAGCTAAGGGGGGGTAAGCATTGCTGTTTTGCGTCACTTAAGCTATGACGACCCGCTTCTGTAAAGGGGTGAAGTGTAGAATACCGGCGACTCGTTTCGATCGAGTGACCTCGGAGTTATGAGCCCCGCGCGCTGCCTCTGCGCCACACCGGTGAAGAGTTACCGTGTTTAGAGTCTGCCGGAGAAGACTAGTGGCTTCTGCAA